GGACTATTGAGTTTTGATTCCTTACCATCAGCATCTGGTTTGTGCGCATTATTAGCGTAAACATAACCGAAGCGGATACCAGCTCTCTTGGTCCACTTCTTGTCTGCTTGCGTTTCTTGTGCCATCAATGGCGTCGTGATCAAAAGCCCTAAGGCACAAATTAGAATTGTTTTTAACATAAATTTTCCTTTTGATTCTGAATGTACTAGAATATTAATAATTCTATAAATAATATTCGCTGACTAATAGTTGTACAGGCAGTTGACTATCGCATAAATGGATCTTTCGTTGCCTCATTATGCTTATCGATCGATTTCTTTCTAGCAGCCCTTAAAGCCTTTTCATATTCTGAGATAATGGAGAATACGCTATTTGGAATAAGGACGATTCCATAAGATTCATTAGGTATACTGAAATTATACCAAATTAATCCTAAGCTTGGATGTGATTGGAGCTCACTCTTTATAAAAATACTTCCAGATGGATAAAGTTTTCCCCGGGGTGACAGCCATGGTTTTTTTAAAGTTACTTTCACTTGAGATCATTTCTTTAATTCCGTCTATCTTTATCATTATCATTGTTTGATAATGATACCGTGACTATAAATAAACCAACAACTATGGCTACAACTAATCCCTTGCCAGAAAAAACTAATATGTCAATCACTTCCCACCCTTAAACACAAAACTCGAACTCAAAATTACTAATCTAAAATACCTGATAATTCTACGATATTATTGCCTATCAACTTATGTGACCACCCCTTATTTTTTATATGAAGATGTAAAAATTTTGGTTGACCCTGAAACTCTCCCATGAAATGTGTAGATCTACGCCATGGTGATCCGCCCTTCTTTACAAAAACCTCGGTACGAATGTCATGTGCCTCTAAGCACCCACTCCATGCCTTGGCTAACCACCTCCCGTAAGATGAATCCGACCATACTACTAAGGATGGATTTATCTTGCATAAGTCTCCTGTATGTCCCAGGGTTGCAATTGCACTACCTCCGGCTGAATGACCAATAACCTTGTAGTTGATATTACCAAGTCCTGCGTTTATTTTAGATCTAGACTCTGAGCCCTCTAGGGTTTTATTAATTAAGTGTTTGACCAGTATACTTTCAACTTGAGTAATAAATTCTAAAAAATCTCCTGGCTTAAGCCATAATTGCCCGTTTCTTTTTGCCGGCGTCCGTGTGTTAATAGACCATGGCATCTCTGGTAAGACTATGACGAAATTTTTACCACCCACACCCGCGGGTTTTGCATGAGGTACAAACTGTTTTAGGATCCGATCTTGAAATGTCCTGTGTTGAATATATCCCCAGTGGCCATGAAACCACAATACAACCGTGAAATCCTTTGAAAGATTCGTTGTACTGGGTATCCATATTAACAGATCTCTGTGGCCGGCCTGATGTAACTTATCCTTCCCTCCGGACTTCTTTACAATGTAGGTTGTTGATGGCATCATCGAAAGCTTATCTAAGGCGTTAAGCCAGCGTGTAACCGTGGGCTTATAGACCCCTCCGTCTATATGCAGAGTATGCGTCTGTGCATAACATATAGTTGCAATTGCCATTAAGGTACTAAAGACTATAATAACTACTCTAAACATCACTCTCTCTTTTTAGTTACAAAAACAACAATGAGAACTGTATTCTATTCTATTCATCATATATACGAATATATGCAAATGCGAGCTAAATCTCATAAGGACTACACGAGAACATAGTCTCAATATCTCTATCTGATAATTCTGATAGTATGAATTCGTGCATGGTCTTGGCATCATTAAACTCTTCAACAGACGGCCCAGAATATAGTCTCCATATGCCCAGTTCTTCAAGGATATCCACTTTATTAAAAACGAGCTTATTCACGCCATTAATCTTTACTGCCATTTTTATCATATCCATGTCTAGCCAATCAATTTGTCTAGGCCGGCCAGTTGTAGATCCAAACTCATCACCGATTTTTCTCAACTTCTCAAAATCTGGATCTTGACCTTCAAACTGCTTTGCGCCAACATATGTTGAATAAACCTTTGCAACTCCCCACACATTCCTAATGGAACCACAAGTAATACCGTTTAGAGTCACGCTACCAGCTGTACAATGACTTGAAGTAACATATGGGTAGTCACCCCAATCTATATCCAAACCGAACCCTTGTGCACCTTCACACAGAACCTTAACATCCTCAAATTCAGGATTATCATGAAACTCAGTGTATAGATCAACTATGTATTCAGCCAGTTCCGGTACTTCAATTGCTAACAATCCTTTTCTTGCGTACTTGTCTCTATATGCCGGCCCGTTTCCTCTCTTGGTCGTTCCTATCTTTGTATCCCTAGAATCTTGTGCGACGTGGAAGTCTGTTATTACGTTAGTATGTGAAGCAATACCTATCAGCGGCTTTACGTTAATCCCGTTTCTCTCTAATTCGTCAATCTCGGACATAAACTGTTTTATGTTCAGAACACACCCATGGCCTATTATAGATTTTATTCCAAAAAATACCCCACATGGAATATGATGCGTCACAAACTTTTTTCCCTCATGATAGATCGTATGACCGGCATTGCATCCTCCATTGAATCTTAACACATGTGTATATTCACCGGTCTTAGCAAGATGATGACTCACCTTCCCTTTTCCTTCATCACCAAACTGAAGTCCTACAACAACATCAGCAACTAAACTTCCCATTTAATAAAACTCCTATAAGAAATTGGATACATAAAAAATACCAGTAATTATCTAAATGTTTCTAAAGTACCTTCTTTAAAACTTCTAAAGATCTATTGATATGAGGGCGATATCGATACTCGATCTCTATCCCAAACCCATCATCATCTCCAACAAGAATTACTTCGATCGATCGATCCTTTAATTTCCATGTTGTAATTGGTAGATATAAACCCACCCGAACCGGCTGGCAAACGCTAAAAGCTATTAACTCATCGATTAGAGGATCTTTCTCAATTGTCTGGAAGGTATAATGACCGTACTTAGAATTCATAATCTTTAATATTTTCTTGTATTCTACTATACAATTTTCATCATCTAATCCGGCAGGCCCGAGTATTAAAAGAATACTGGTAATTAATTTATTCTGGAACTTTAAATGTAGTTCAGTTTCAAATCCTGCGAGATCTTTCGTACCCAGATAAACTATTAGGCCGTAATTAACATCACCGTACCAGTAGCGAAATCCCGGAATTTCTCTTGGGACATCCTTATGTTTTTTTATCGTATCTATTTGAAATGGATTTTTTGCGATAGACGTAGAAAAAACAAAAGGCACTAATAATACTAGCGAAAATAAACTGACTAATAAATACCGCATATCTAAGTATAACAAAACATATGTGGTTTGATTATAGTAAAAGTCCGGAGGCTAAGCCTCCGGCTCTCAATGTTTGGAATAAAAAATTGCTTACTGAATCTTAATGGGTCTAGACTTTGTTTCAGGTCGCACAGGAATAATTACACTTAACAAACCATTATCAAATTTTGCAACTGATTTTGTTAAATCTAGATTATTGTCATAATTTACATACGTCTTCTTAAAACTACGTCTTGCGATGCGACGTACATTCAAGTCATCTGATTTATTATCCATACATGCAGTAACTGTAATGCTTCGCTTATCAGACTGAATATCTACAGATAGATCTTCTTTAGAAAATCCTGCTAGAGCAAACTCTAAGATAGTATCTCCTTCATTGCCCGTATAAATATCAACAACAGGATATCCAGAAGTTGATCTTTGAAGATGTGTTGGGATATCAGAAAATAAACTATCAAAAACACCCATACCCAACAGGCCAGGATGAAAATGTTGTCTTGTAATTGTGGTTGTCATAATTTCTCCTTATATTAAAGCAAGATTATATATTGGTTCAGCAACCCCAGTATGGCGATCAACTCAACTATATAAAATGTAGACATAATATAACAAATGTACACATTTCATAAAGTGTATTATTCACATATAAAAATTATATGTAGTTTACAGTTTTTTTGATAATCTTCTTCATCACATCTTGAATTGTCACAATCTTCAATCCACTCCTTACACATATACTTCATATCTGATCTGCATTGTAACTCATCTGACTTTTCGTCATTACATGTAATACAACACAAAACTAATGTTGATATTAACAACAGACGAATCATCTATTTCTTTCCTTGACCCCTATATCTCTTCCTATATTTCTTAGCCGACCGACCACCGGTCGCGCATGCACTACCCTTTTGCGGAAATGCAGAATATCTTCCATTTCCTTGACATGTCTTTTTTCTCGTTTGCCCCGGGGCTGCTCTCTTTGACCTTGCCATTAATTAACTCCTAAAAATAGTGGGCCTCCGCGGACTTGAACCGCGAACCTGCCGGTTATGAGCCGGATGCTCTAACCTATTGAGCTAGAGGCCCCTAAGAAATATTCTAACGTTATAAGTCAGCATGTTCAAATTTCAGAAAAATAATCTTATAATAGGCAATATTTAGCAAACGTTAGTTCGTTTATCGTCTTACGATTATTTCCTTTCATTACTTTATTTTTTTATTTTTGTTGCGCAAAAGAAAGATAGTAAAAGAAAGGAAGTAAAGTATGTCTCGCCCTTCTAGAACGCAAGCAAGAACACATTTTATCACAGGAACATTGCCGGTTAGCTCAGGCTCATCTTTCGCGACCATACCAGGCCTAAGAGATCTGCAACATGTACTTGATGAAATGGGCTCTTCGATTAGAAGACTGAATAATTTTGATGATGTATCATCGAACTGGTGGGAAGCACCCGCAGTCTTTAAGCCCATGGGCTCAGAAAATAAGTTTGTCCTCTTATCAAACCAAACACTTCATGTCTCAGGAGCAGGATATTTTGGGGGAGACCTACGAGTAGAAAGTGACAATAACACACATGCGTTATTTGTCGATACTAGTAATGATAGTGTTTACTTTGGGGCGAACAGTGGCGCAGGAAGTGATAATAACTTTTGGGTTTCAGGATCTACTGGATCGGCAAAAACTACAACAGTGGGTACCTCTGTCTTTGGTGGCGATTTAGTTGTATCAGGTGCACTATACTCAAATACACTAGCATACGAAACAAATAACTTGGTTATCTCTGCATCAACACATGGTCTGTATTTTATAGACGGAAATATACAGAGCTCTACGTGGACTGATAAGACAAAGGGAATTAGACTCAGTAATAATGCGACAGAGTGGAGCGACATGGTCGGTCAAGGATTTACGTCAATATTAGGTGCGGTATTGTCTGGTAGATCTTATCAAAAAGTTTCTGGCACTATTGGAGGGGGTGGGCTAGCAGCCGGTACCGGTACTGGGCTTAGCTTCAACGTCAGCATCATCTCCGGTGTTGCTAGATCAAAAAGAGTTGATGTTTTCTTGAATGGTGTATTAATGATCACTGGATCTAGCGGAGAGCTGGCGGCGTCTGATGCAGATTATCAACTGGACGTCTCAGGTGGTGAAGCCGCATGTGATATTATATTCGGGATGGATCTAGATCCTGATGATATTGTTACCGTAAAGGTCCAATAAAACTATCTTAAAGAGTGATCCTTATGTGTGGCCTTTAGTTTTGGCAAAAAGTCTTTCTTTAACTTCAGAAGTCTCTCAAACTTCACCTTTTGACGGGCGTCAGTATAAAGAACCTGAGGTTTCTTATATTGGCCATTTATTAATAAATCATCAAAATTATAAAATTTAGTCTTAGTCCCGGTGGGGTTATCCTGTGCAATCACAACAGGCGACGTCAAAAAAAAGACAAATATAGTAGCAAAAATAAACCTTATCATAACAAACCCCTCTATTACCTAATTTTAACTAGTAGATACTCAGGGTTTTGTGACGACTAATCAGAGTTTTCTTCACCATAAGCACTGACTAATTCATCTAGTACTTCTTTAGTAATATCCGGAGCTACAGGATCATAGGTTTCTTCATTCAAATAAGAAATATAAGTCCCTATTTTCTCTATAATACTATCCAGCTCGATAGGAAAAGAATTGGATACTGTTGCCACCTTAACCCACTTAAGCGTTCTTAGTAACTGTTCCTGCTCTTTATATGTTAGATAAAAATTTCCTGGTCGTGCCATTTCCCCTCCTAGTATATAGATTATAAGCTGACGAGGAGATTCGAACTCCCAACCCCCTGATTACAAATCAGGAGCTCTTCCAATTGAGCTACGTCAGCATTTGTACCTCGGACAGGATTCGAACCTGTGACCCACGGCTTAGAAGGCCGTTGCTCTATCCAGCTGAGCTACCGAGGCATATTAGGATAGTTTATTGACATACCCTAAGGTCATAAAATTATTGCACTCCAACAACCTCAATTTCAAAATTCAACTCAAGGCCGGCTAATGGATGATTGAAATCAATAACAACAATATCATCTTCCTTTTCACCGGTGATCTTACCCAAAATCTCTTCGCCATTCATGGTCTCACCATGCACAAATGCACCCTCAATAAACTTAAAATCCGGAGGAAAATTTGACTTATTAATCTCCTGAATCCTGGTTTCATCTCTATCACCATATGCCGATTCTGGCTTAAGCACTATAGTCTTTTTTTCTCCTGCGCTCATACCTAAAACATTATCTTCAAATCCAGAAATCATATGACCGGAACCTACCGTAAAACCAATTGGCTCATCCCTGTCATACGAACTATCAAACTGTGATCCATCATTGAGCGTACCTCGATAATGAACACTCACAACGCTTCCTTCAACAATAACCTTGCTCATTTTAACCTCCTTAAAACTCAGTAGAGCATCTGAGTTTGTTTTTAAACCTATAGTAACTCTGCTAGATAATCTCGAGTATCATTCATCTTATTGAGACTATACCCACACTCTTTAAACTTACTTCTCAATGACTTATCAACCCCACCATGGGCACCTGGAGCCTCAAAATGTATAAATTTTGGCTTGTGCGAAAATTTATCCAAGTCTGCAAGAATTTTTACATCCCAGGTCTCTAAGTCAGTCTGAAGCAAATCTATATTTTCAAACTCTTTAAAACAAAGAATCTCATTTAAGGTCATAACGGGAACAATCTGCATCTTTATATACTTTCTGTGTTCTAGAGTATCCTCGGTAAAAAGATTTCGGGCAATGTACGCGGAAATATCTGGCCTTCCATCTTCATTTATTCCTTTTGAAATAATGTTTCGAAAATGATCTAACACAAAATCATAGTCAAAGCTTCCCACACCTTGCAAATAATTCAAGGGACTATTTATAACATCAACGCTGAATCCGGGCATTAACTCGAGAAGAGGATTATTGGTAAGCTTTATGGGTTCCGTACCATACACCCAAAAATAATCATCACCATGCTGGACAAGCTTTGGAATTAATACATCAGGATTTATTGAAAAAAACTTCCTCAAATTAGTATTTTGAATTTCTCTATCAGAAAAAGTTACCATTCCTACATTCGCAAAAGTAAAATCACGCCCAGGACATGTATGGTTATAAAGTGCCTGTGCCTCTCGCAGGTAATGTATGTCAGCGTCTACAAATAATCCGTTATTCCACCCATTCTCATATATGAGCTCGAAAATAGGATCTGCCATCTTACCATCATTACAACCAAGCTGTACAAAGCTAAAGTCTCTATCAAGAGAATTGTTATAATTTTGCATGATACTCTTAAAATTATTTTTCATTCAAACACAGTCCAACTATATACTATGATTATTATTTCTTTCCCTTAGGGAAATGTTTATTTAACGTTTTCAAATTATCTTCCGCCTCAGTAAGAATAGACGTCCACTTCTTAATCTCGCCTAAGAGATTCGAGTGATCGCCAATCCCAACAGGGTTTAAAAAATAAACTTGAAGTATTGCCAATGCCTCAGCTTTCTGAGATTCATAGTAAGCGATCGCGGCGTCTAATAGTAGACTATCCTTCATATTCTTTTCTCTTTCTTTAGTAGTAGCTGGGACGGGACTCGAACCCGTAAGGTCTAAAACCGGCAGATTTTAAGTCTGCTGTGTATACCAATTCCACCACCCAGCCATACTCGGTTTTAGAAGGATCCGAAAACCGAGTTGTATTATTCTACTTCAGATCCATCAGCAGCTTTTGCTGCATCAGTACCACCACTATCGGTCTCAGACTCTGAATCTGTGGTATCGCTACCACCAGCATCAGATGCTGTTACTTCTCCACCGGCGTCCACAACCGGTACGTCTGTTTCATCATCACACCCCGCAAAGCCTAATGCAACGCAAGATGCCAATACAATCAAAAATAATAGTTCTTTCATAATATTCTCCTTTCTTTTAAGATTTGCCTATTTTTAATAGGACTTTGTAAAATAGTGTAGCACCCGAGACTTAAACTCGGAACCAACGGATCAAAAGTCCGATGCGCTGGCAATTGCGCCACACAGCCTTATTCTTTATCTTTATCTTTATCTTTATTTTCCATAACGCTTATTGCATCTTTTAATCCTAACCACAGGACAAACGTTAGGCATACTGTCGCGAATAATTCTATCACTAGTCCATCCACTTCCCATGCTTAAGCAGGTGTTGAGTCCGGTGGACAAACACTCCCCAAAACAAATAGAACAAAGAATCAGCTTCATAATAACCTGGCTTACCATGTGCAATTACTTCTAAATGATATCTCATAAAACTTTCTCCAAGACAATACCTTTTTTAAATGCACCCCGAATGTCTCTCTTGCTCTTCGCCACCATCTCCAGCAAATCCCTACTCATACCCCAATTATCCAATATGGCCAAAAAAACCTCATAAATATCAGCCGCCTCATCCAAACACGGGTTCTCTTCAAACTCCGCTAACTCCTCCTTCATCTTTTCAATCAAAAGATTGCTAAACTCTTTAGGCATTGCTCGGTGCATCTGGGGTTCATGGCCTGACTCTTTGATAATCTCAGGTATTTTATCCCTGACTAGTTTTGGTAGTGACAACAACTGCTCCTAGTAGTGGGTCGCCCGGGACTCGAACCCGGAACCAACGGATTAAAAGTCCGATGCGCTGCCAATTGCGCCAGCAACCCGTGAAACCAATTTATAGTATATGAGCATTCTATTGTTTTTACAATATTAAATTTAGATTCTCAAAAAGTGGCGCTTATGATCAAATAATGTCATAAGGCCAGCTGCCTCCGCAATATACATCTCTTTATCATTCCACGTCTTTTCCGGAAATAATAGATTTTGCTCTATTAAATCGTGACCCACGGGGATCCGTAAACCCGTATAGTCATGTAGGGTAGTTGAACAATTAGCCAACGTCCCATCATGAATAGCATCAATTATACTTCTTGTAAGTGATATTGGCATCCTAGATCCCACACCGTAAGGCCCGCCTGTCCATCCGGTATTAACCAACCAGCAATTGGGATTATGTTCCACTAATTTATCTCGTAATAGATCACCATATACACCTGGAGATAATGGCATAAAGGGAGCACCATAACAATAAGAAAATGTAACTTCTGGCTCAACTATTCCTACTTCAGTACCAGCAACCTTGGCCGTATACCCTAGAAGAAAATGAGAGATTGCATCATCATATGAAAGCTTCGAAACGGGAGGGAGTACACCAAATGCATCACATGTCAACATAATAACGTTCGTAGGGTGGCCGGCAGAACACGATTCGACGAAATTACTTATAGATGATATTGGATAAGATCCACGCGTGTTCTGCGTAATGGAGTCATCATCAAAATTAGGAGTATCGTCATTACCAAAAACAACATTTTCAAGTATAGAAAAATCTGAATTTACGGCATCCCAAATTTGCGGTTCATCACTCTTAGACAGGTTAATAACTTTTGCGTAACAACCCCCTTCAAAATTATATAATCCAGTATCCGACCATGAATGTTCATCATCGCCTACAAGATCACGCCTAACGTCAGAACTTAGGGTCGTCTTTCCCGTTCCGGAAAGACCAAAAAATATTGCACTAGAATCTCCAGCCTTGCTAACATTGACAGAGCAATGCATTGGTAAAACGCCTTTATTAGGTAAACAGAAATTTAAGACAGTAAAGACAGATTTTTTCATTTCACCAGCATACATGGTACCAGATATCAATATTGCTTTTTCCGTAAATGAAATTAAGACACTCGGTGATGAAAGATGATCATGAAAATAATATAGATCCCACTCATCTGCGTCGCTATCATGAAACCCTAGAGCAGATTTTTCTACAAACATATTTTTCGAAAATATTGAGTGCCATGCTAACGTAGTATAAACGTTCAACTTAAGCTGGTTCTTTGTATCATTATTAGCAAAAAGCTCTTGTTTAAAAACCGTACCCTCACCGACATCTAGGCGGGTTAACATTGAAGATTTTATCTCATGAAAGTCATTTGGCATAATTTTTTTATTATCATTCCAATTGACTTTATCTTTTGTTATCTCATCAAAAACAATTCTTTTTGCGCCGGCAGATCTGCCGGTATGTATACCGGTCTGAACAACTAATGCACCGGTACTAGAAATTCTGGCTTCTTCATAATCTATTGCCCACTTAAGCAATATATCTCTTGATTGGTGTTCTAAAATTTCCATAGATATTAACCCCTATACATACAATGGAAATATACTTTAGAGGATGCTGATGTACATCGGAGTCATCTTTTATGATATGATATAATTTCCATAGGGGTTGCTATATACTCATTCCACAAAGACGTCTTTATAGATCCATCACAACTATCAAGCTCATAACAAATATTGTTTTTATCATGACCAGGATACTGCAGCCTATACATGTTACAAGCCTTTCTGCCACCCTCCACAGCATAAGACTTTACGTCACTACGAAAACCGGCACGAACATTACCAATAAACTCTACGATAATATTTGAGTCTTCCCTAAAAAAAGGTCTATTTGCAATGGTAAAACTAGATACGTCAAATGAGGTATTCTCTTCAATCGATTTCTGGATCCTCGCTAAACCATCCATATTGGTAAAATGTAATAATTTTTTATGGTTCTGCAAGCTTCCATAAAGCTGCATCGTATAGCTTTCATCCAGAAGAACATATGGCTCAACATCACCGCGAGAATAAAAGTGTGAAAACTTAAGTGAAGAAATATCAGGGAAATAATCTTCATACTCTTGCGACATCCCCCAAAATCGATGGTTTGCAAAATCTTCAATAAAATCTAGGGCATTTTTTCTCGTAAAAAGATCCCAGCGATCAACTTCATGAGTCAATAGATACTCAAAATTTTGTGCTACTGTCTGCACGAAGGCCAACGCATCCTCACTGCTGCAAAACTCAGGTACCTTGCAGCTTATCTCGCCACCACGTGAATCTATACCTCTTGCCTGTAAGTCTATTAGTCTATTTACTACTACCTCCCATTCATTTAAATGTTTAAATGATGAAAGCGGCTTTAGGTACCCACGAACTTTTGGTAGTTTTTCTGTCTGCATAATTTTTAGGCCGGTGCCAGTTGATCCATAGTCTTTACTAAAACATCACCAGATGCCCAGTTGTCACCGTCATTTGTACATTGGTATTCAACGGTTTTTCCTACATCATCGGCAAGCGAATCTATTGAAAGGACAACTCCCTCACTTCTGTAATGTTTACAGTTTGGATTGTTGTTAATGATCTTGTCGCCTACAATCGGCTCAAATGAGTGACTCACAAAATTATACTTACTGGAGTCAGACAATGCTTTAAACACATCCTCATGTTCCAGGATTATTTTCCTAATTACTCGTCTAAGCTGATTCTTATTACTATACTTTTTTACCATATATAAGTCTCCAATAAGGCATCATATTTAATTATCTAACAACCTGGTGTTTTGATATAATCTCGAAATCATCAACAGCATATGCATCTATTATAGAGTCCTTTGAACATAAAAGATCTACCATGCATTTCCCCGGTGTGGTGGTTCGTCTAAATCTGCTGATAACAATACATGGAAACTCACCCGGATTATTTAATTTATGCTTTCTGTGAAATTTTAATGCATGCCGCGTCATCTTAACAACGTCACCTACATTAAAATAAGACATTTAATTAATTAACCCCCATGAATGTAAGGCATGTCTCGCATTTTCATATGAAGAATACTTACCAGACGGCATACACAGTTGCTTATTTTGGTATGCTAATATCATAAAAGTTTTCTCATCAATCTTCTCTATGTTTATTTCAATAGGTGTTTTCATAATTTTTCCCCTTACTTATAAGTAGTCTATGATTATAATAGCATCAATTCAACAAATGGTTATCACAAATACTTAAAATTATGAAATTTTTTTCGCCCGGGCAAGTTATAAAAATACATGTTGATGATGATACATTCACTAGTGAAGGTTATTCGACGTGTGATATTACAACCGATCGGTTTATGAAGTTATATGAAAAAATTGATCTATCATCATTTCCAGGATGGAATGATTATACGGGAGAAAGTTATCTTATAAAAGAAAATTCAAGTGGCTTAATCCTGTCCATGATTGGTCGGCCGGATCGAATATCTGAAAAGGGGGAATGGTGGCGGTATGATGTATACGAAGTCTACATAAACAATAGAATTCTAAATGTGTTTGCCCACAATATAAAAGAGTAATCATTGAAATGCTAGTATAAATTAAATGCCAATAATATATGAAAAATATACATAGAAAAACTAGGTGCTACAAATGGAAAAAATAGAAAAAATAAAAGAAGATCTTGAAACTACGGATGCCATTTTCGAAGACGTAGAAAAAACAATTGTCGTATTCGGTTCGGCCAGGATGGATACTGTTCCCGCCAATTCTGAATGTTATGACTATATTGAGCGGCACTCACGAAATATGGTCAAAAATCTCTGTGAATGGGATCAGAATGAACATGGGAAACAAACATTTCACTTTGTCACTGGAGGTGGTCCCGGGGTTATGAAATACGTAAATGAAGAAGCCAAAAACTCGGGATTTGAATCTATAGGAATTGGAATAGATTTACCTCATGAAAATGGATTAAATGATGGTGTCTCCGAAGGTAAGGGCGCAATACTAAACTATTTCTTCACAAGAAAAGTTTCATTCCTACAAAAATCAGTAGCCATCGTCGTATTTCCCGGGGGATTCGGGACACTTGATGAATTATTTGAGACTCTAACACTAATCCAGACCAACAAAATTCCGAAACAGAAAGTATTTCTGTTCCAAAAAGAATTCTGGAAACGTCTAATTAACTTTCGCATACTTTTACATGAGGGGCTGATATCAGAAAGTGATATGGAGTTAATTAATATCGTTGATACATCGCAAGAGCTAGTGGATGAATTATCTAAAATTATCAAGACTAAAACATAGATGATAGTCATAGTATAATTAGTAATAATATAAAGGAATGATATATGAGAATTGGCCTAGTACCAGTTTCGGCAAAACCTTATCACGCGGGGCACCATGCCTTAGTGACAAAAGCTGCCAATGAAAACGAGAAAGTCATCTTATTTGTTTCAACGTCCGATCGAAAGCGAAGCGGTGAATTTCCTATTTTTGGTACCGATATGTTAAAGGTCTGGCAAGAAGAACTTGAAAATATTATGCCTGGAAATGTTGAAATACAGTATGGGGGATCGCCTGTTAGAAACGTATATGAAACATTAAGTGCCGCGAATGATTCAGGTTCATCTGATGTTTATGTCGTTTATTCAGATCCAGTTGATACAGCACAAAATTATCCAGAAACTAGCCTTGTAAAGTATTGTAATAGCCTAAGATCTAGTGGAAAATGTCTACTTGCTGCAGAAGAAAACCCCGGTAGCCTTACAAGAGGTGAAGGTACGCCCAACATTAGTGGTACAAAAGTTAGGCACATGCTACAAACTAAAGATCTCGAAGGGTTTATTACAGCGATGCCGGCCGGCGCTAACGGACAAAATATATTCAATATATTAATAAGGCAAGATCAAAATGAAGTGCTAATTAGAAATTTCATTAGAGAAATAATCGTCGGGTAGATATTTAAAAATGAATGATAAATCGAAAATTCACAACAATATCAATTCCGTGCATCATTTTAATGATGGTAATACCTTCATGTACATCATATAGCAAAAAACATAGTGTTGAAAAATATGACTGTACAAAGGATCAAGAGATAGAAAAAATAATACCTGCCACACCAGGTATTATAATGCACCCTGAACGATGTGATGACTATATATTCAATAAGCAAAAATTATCAAAAGCAATTCATATTTTTGTAGAAGAATACTCTAATACATTTGAAACTTCGGAATTATTAGTTTGGGAAATGTTAAGAGGCTTGCGAATAGAAGTTAGTATAATACCAAAAATAGTACCGTCCGCATATGATAAAAACGGAAAAAAATTAAAAAATCCATATGTTAGTGGATTAGCATTATCAAAAAGTCAAATCTGGGTTGAGATTAAGACTAGTCAAATCTGGACTTCTTCATTAATACACGAATTAATACACGTCATTATCTGGAAATTGAATGATGTACATGGTGATCCGGATCATGAAGGTAAGCAGTTTTCAGGATGGACAAAAAAGCACAGTAAATTAATCAAACGTATAAATGACAGATTGTTCAGGCTTGACATTTAAACATTGATTATGCGTATAATAAAACTCTGCGGTATTACTAGCAGGTTTATTATTATGAAAAATGTTCTTCATAAAATAATCATCTTTAAAAAAATCACAGTTTTCGCATGAGTATACAAGTACGTTCATAATCTTATCATGTGCTTGATTGATATTAGCTAAAAACGTATTTGGCAAACTAATATTTTTTGCCTGTTCCCCAGGTATCTCTTCATGCTCTTGTTCTTCCTGGCCTCTGTTAATACAGGCTGCCTCTTCAATGGCCTCAGTAACGGCATCAGATATCTGCTGGGCATTCTGTGCACCAAATCCATCTAACCCGTCGGAATGAACAGCACCGAAATCGATTAGCGGTTGATAGCTCCAAATATTTTGCTGAGTACCTATTATGAAAACCATACCATTGGCCCAAGCCATGGCTCGAGCTGCATCATGGTTACCCCATTCAGCTCCCTGGGCCGGCTCATCGCCTATCACTACAACAATACGATGTGTATACTGGCTGAGGTCTACATCCCATGCATCTTGGATTCCTTGAATCTGAGCTGCAGGACGATTAGTACTCCACAGAATATTTTCTGGTATACCATCATTATCCCAATCGATCAGATCATCTGTAAGGAACCTACCTATAGCATCCAAAGTATTCTCTGTTGCGCCACCCTGATTAATAATGCCAGCTAACAAATTCAATCTCAAAGTATTTACCGCGTTAGACATATCTTCAATCGGGACTACTCGCGGATCTTCAACACCAGGAACGCACGTATCTCCAGGGTAAAACAAGTATGGATCAGGCATATCATTATTACCGACAACTGCTAGCATATAACATACGTCGACAACCCCATCGTTAAATAATCTTTGGACTGAATTTCTAGTAGCATCAAAAGCTGCCTGTAGCTCACCCTGATCCATGGAGCCAGATACGTCAACGACCATCATGACAGCAACACTACCCTGCATGAAATCTTCGTCTACATTTCCGTCACAGTCATCATCAATCTCATTGCACCTTTCAACCCCAGGCCGTATCTCTTGCAAACATCCGTAATATCCACGCTGCATCTCGCCGGCAGCATTTCGACCCAATTCACAGAGGGATATTCCTAGACGACATTCGCCAGCAACATATTGTGGACCATCTTCTCGCCTGTCATATGTTATAATTTCATTTGTCATTAAATCTGTAGAGCATAATCTAGATAAAGGGCCACCATCCGGCCCTTCGTCTATAAACCCATCACAGTCTTCGTCGGCGCCATTACATATTTCTGGCTGAGGAACGTAATCTGGGTGATCACATGCACATACCTCATTAGCAAAATCTTCGTCTACATTTCCATCACAATCGTTGTCAACAAAATCACACAACTCATGAGGCACGTCACCACATTCGCCACAGTCATTTAAAAGCTCCTCATCTATATTTCCATCACAATTATTATCAACGCCATCACAAACTTCAATGGGATCATCACCACATTCACCACAGACGTTCAACAAATTTTCATCGATCAAACCATCACAATCCTCATCAATGCCGAGACCATCGCATACCTCAATAGGATCAGGTGCACATTCGCTACAGACATTTAAGACACCCTCGTCCGTCTGGCCATCACAGTCGTTATCAAATAAATCACACTCTTCTTCAGATGGTATTATTTGCTGTTCACATGTGCCATAGTCATAATACACTTCAACACCTGCATCAGTATCCCTTCTCATTTCCATACAGACTGATATACCCGGTGCGCATGTTCCCTCCTTTGATGTACCAGCAGGACCAGTATAACAACTACGAAACAATATTGGGTGTTGCGGCGGTAGCTGTTCATCAGCTAACCCATGAGGCGCCTCGTTTAGCCGGCCGTCACAATCATTGTCAATAGCATCACATATTTCTATTCTGGAAAAGCTGATCGGGTTACATCCTGACCAGCTTGTAACATTGCATATCTTAACACCTATGGCACAGGGTCCAGACAAACCCTCTATTTGACATGGTTCTCTAAGACCAAGTCTCTCGCAAACCTCCGGGGGAGCAGCGTCAACAATAGCATCAATAACCGGTTGTCTTGCATCCCACTGGCGTATAATCATAACATCTAACTGTTCACCTGGTATATTAACGTCTTGTAATAATAGGCCTAGGCCTGCCTCAGATCGTGAAGCATCTCTCTTCATCGGGGATTGTGAAATCGTTGAATCCTCGCATCCAATCAATAAAAAAATTGCCATACATAATCTAATATTCATTAATATATCCTTGGTCTCAACGACACTCCATTATATGATAATCATAATATTTATCGTAGGCTGAATATTCGTTAATAGTGCGTACATATCCACCTACATAAAAATTAGCATAATAATTTGTGATGTACATCCTTGCCGACCCATCACCAATATCTGCAGCAGCCGGTTGAGGTTGATTAGCCGGTTTAGGGAGGCATGCTTCATCGATGATAGACATTAGATCATTATACATAACAACTGCATTATCTGACAGTGGGAAACTAGATCCATTTCCGGCCTGAGAAATTTCTTCCCAATTTCCGATAAGAGGAATTGAAAATGTGTATAATTTAAGATTTATACCTGCTCTTAAAGCATCTTCGACATGAAGTTTTGTAATTTGAGGATCCAAATAAGACTGCTCAGCCTCATCCGTAAATACAATGATGATCCTATCAGCATCTGGGCGCCAGGTAATATTAAAATTTTCTTTCTCCGGGATTGAATCGACATTCCGTCTCCACTGTAGCGCAGCAATGTCTATATTGGCGTTACCAGAGATATTCCTTACGGCAAAATAAATTGCGTCCAGCAACATCTCATTACCGGTGGACATGCCTTCATTTCCCAAAGCCGCAAATGCAGCTAAGAATTGATCAAATGGAGATATATTTGAAACTAATACTAACGTTTCATGACCAACTGCATGTGGAAATGCTTTTGGCCCAACCACCAACCCCCACTGAAGTGGTATCTCAGCCTCAAAATGCTGTGCAAATCTATTCAATGCAATCTTAACTGCCTCTATTTCCTGATCCATTGATCCAGACCAGTCGACAATAAATAAAATATCAGTATCCCTTATCTCTTCTCCGTAATCGATCTCACCGTCACAATCGTTATCGGCTCCATCACAGATCTCTTCGCTAGGCGTTACTTCTCCGGAACAATATCCTGGATCAAATGCATTATTTCTATCATTTCCCCAGGTACCCCTATCACAATATACTTCACCCGGAATACAAACACCCGTAAGTAGTGTTTCTGGCTCACCGGTATAACATGCCTGTCTCAAACCCTCATCAATTAGATCATCACAGTCTTCATCAAAATTATTACACTCTTCTTGCCCCAAAGCAATCCCAACCCTAGGATCGCATGGAGGTGGTTGGGGTACATACGTACATAACGCTGCACACTCTGTCACTCTCAACTCATGACAATCCGGATCTACACACTCGCATGTCTTAAATCCCTGACCACACAATAACGGTGGCTCTGAGCAAGGCATTAGATTTCCTACGTCCTGGATCGTACATAGGCAATCTAGTTGCTCATCAATCCGACCGTCACAATCATTGTCTGCGCCGTCACACACTTCATCAACCGGTTGTTGTGCCGTACACGATATCCAGTTACCATTTTCGCATGTCTCGATACCTCTTTCACATGCAGTTTCACATTCCCGAACTAACTCTTCATCAACAGTACCATCACAGTCATTATCTGCACCATCACATATGTCTATGGATAATGGGCCACATTCATCACATGCATTCCTCTGACCCTCATCAATGGTGCCATCACAGTCATCATCTAGGAAATTACATCTTTCCTCACCAGGATTCGCCGCATTACAATCAACAACTTGCCCTTCTATGCAAAAACCCCACCCTTCGCCACACTGCGTCTCACATGGAAATCTACCTTCATCAATGATGTTATCACAATCATTGTCCTCATCGTCACAGACCTCCGGATCACATGGATGACAAGGCATGTGTTGCAAATTGCCCTTGTCACAAATAATCTGTTGTCTACCCAACGTACCATCCTCAAGCTGGCATTCAAACCAGCGTATAAACTCGCCGATTGTTCCCGGAGGGCACTCCCACTGTGTGATGCATTCACCTCGTGATAATATTTCAGGTGGCGGACAACCCGGGTCAATCCCAAATATGCAAGGTACCTTATTCTCATCACAAATCTCAACAACGACCTGCATTACGTCTATTGTCTGACGGGGGTTTGGTGGGCAGTACCACCTCTGGTTATCACAACATTGTGGAAAACACAGGCAATATTCTTGAGTCTCGATAACCGGTATCTGTGCACAGCGTTCTTCACGCGTGAGCTCAGGCTCCGGAGGGAGTGAGGGTTGCCAGTCTAAAATATGAACATCTGGCTCTAGAGAAGCATCTGGATTGTCAGATGATAATCGAGGGGGGAGCTCCTGATCATCTGCACCTTGTCCCGCCGGCGTCTCATCCTTGCACGACACAAGAAACGCAAGAGTAACAAGAAATAAAATTACGTTTTTCATTGATGGTACTGTCTCCAAATAAAGCTATAGCAATATTATAAAAATAGTATTCTAATGAATGTTTGTTAATTGGGGTCTCTAATTAGACCTTGATCCTGTCTATGACTGGGGCCTGCGCAACCGCTAGCTCTTTGTAGAGCTTCTTGATAACGTCCTTTGTTATCTTGGCAATATCATCACGGGTCTGGCCTTTGTTGATAAGCTTGGTAACTTCACTATGAATAGCGTCCACAACAAACTTATTTATCTTTCCTTTGCTCCCAAAGAATGAGACTCCTAAAGCCTTCTTGATCTCTTCTTCTGCCTCGGTCCTCGCGACCTTCTTTTGCTTTGCTCGATCTTTGTCAATCTCTTTTCGGATTATTCTACCAACCTCAACCTTGTCTGAGCGAGTTAGTTCTTCCATCAAAAGAGATTCCCTGATTACACTACGCAGTCTCTGAATATCCCTGGATTCTCGTACTAGCGCTTCATTCATGAATGCACCTTTGCCGGCACACACCTCAAAGCCATCTGTCAGGTTAAACTTAACATCGACCATGACCCTTATCTTTCCTTCTCCCGCTGATCCATTTCTTAATCTTGCGCTAGTGAACGATTCCGGACCGAAGGATTTGACACCCATGCTTTCTAAAAGGTTTTTACCGTTTCCAGTAAACCACACATAAGACTGATTACCGGAAACTACTGCCAAATAATTGTCCCCGCCCTCTACCCAGTGTTCCTGAAGCACTTGCACTAAGAAACCCTTACTTGAGTCAGGCAGCGAAAAATATGCTGCTGGAAGACTTCCTTTCGCTGCAGTGCCTCCGCCATCGCCTGCATAACCCGGCATGGGCGCGCCTTTTGACACGGCCTTCTTCACCACCGGATCAGCCCTCAGAGCATCAACGTAGTCTGCTAATGATGCAATTGATCCGCGAGGAAAACTACTTGAAACCCCTGCAACAGATTTTGCCAGTGCCACCGCCATTTTGTCGATCATTGAACCAGCTCTAGCTGCTTTTTTGCTTGTTACACCGTCTCGACTCATTGTTTTATCAAAAAGATAAGCGTTGTCTTGTTTCACTTCAACGATGATAGGCTCAGAGTTCTCAAAATTAAATTTGACATCTGGAACAGTTGAGCCCTTTTTGGCTATTTGAGTAAAGTCCTTTACTTTTAGGCCGGGCCCTTGTGGTGGTGGAGCTGTCAACGCTATGTTCATGCAGTAACCTGCGACGTTTTGAGTTCTTTCAGTTGTATTACCTCTTGCGCTAGTGATACCGTGTAAGCTAACCATAAATGGAGCAGATAAGCCTGGGTGATCGTACCTATAGCCTACTGCACCCGTAATCTCGTCTTTTCCACGAATTTTAGGGCCATCCCACTTTGCAGGATCAAGATCCGGAATCGCTTTAAGCGCAGACGTAAAAATAGCGTCAATTTTAGTCTTTACTTTTTGGCCAAGCTCGACGATTTCGTCTTTTGTTGCACCTGACTCTTCAAAAAACTGCTTAAGCTCCGCTGCAACAGAGTCTGTTGGTTGAACTTTGTAGCCGGTTTTACCGTCTCTTGCCCTCGAAACATTACCGAAAACGCTTAAGCTGGATAGGCCAGTAGGGTTCCAAGAACCATCTTCTACATAAGAATGATTATCGCTGGCCTGGTTCAATCCTGGGCCAGTGTAACCCCCGTGACGAGGCTTATAATAACCTGCTGTTTTCGGCTCATCGAATAATTCATTCAACCACTCACGCACAAGTTGTCTAACTAATTCTTGATTCATTCTATCATCATCCCGTTATAAATGCCCTTACATAATTACGCAAGAGAGCCTCGTTTTGCTCGCTTTCTTTCGTGGGAGCAGGCAACCTTCGGGCCCGGCCAACAATCTGATTCAACATTGCGAAAGCGCCGGTCAATTTGTATAACTGCTTACTGCCAGCTGGATACTCAAATACTATCCCTTCTACGGTAGATGTTATCTTATCAATTCCGCCTAACTTTTCAAGCTGCTTTTCAACCATAGGCATTAAATCATCTGATCCCTCCGCAGCCTCGATCTGCGTGACGGCATCATTCAACATTGTCTTTAGTCTAGAAATCTCTTCACTGTGAGAACCTACAATTACTGATTCAACTCCGGATAAAATTTCTATAGCAAAATCACTAATCACTCCCTCGATCTTGCTAACAGCATTTCCAACAACCTTATTCCTATTTTTAGCCTGGCCTAGTGCCGAAACTTGCGCTGCGACATCTCTTGGTAATCCTTTCTTTAAGTCAATTAACCGTGGAGCGCCATCTTTTTTCAAAATAAGCTTAATTAAACCCTCTTGTTTAGTAATGGGAATTGGTAAATCAAAAATTGGGCCGGCCCGAAGCTGCTCTTCAACATAATCACCAATTGTTGCATTATCACTCATCCCAGAAACAACGTCTAATTGGGAGATATACTCTGCTACAGTATCACCTGATACTAAATCTTGAATGTTGGTAATTTGGGGGCCTATTACTGACCACTCACTCTGATCGGCAGCCTCTTCTGCCTCCTCTATCGCAGATATTAGCTGCCCAAACTCTCCGCCTGCTAGCTGCGCGTCTGCCGGTTTCCCGGCATCATCAAACTTCTGCAGGTTATGCATCGCAATATAATTGCCATTATAATTTATCATATTCGGGTTGTCTGGATATATTATCTCCGCTGCAATAAAGCTATTCCCACTATCCCCAAAGATTGTCAGCAAGGTAGCGTCATCAAGTGACTGAACCCCTAGTTGAATTGCCTCGGCACCCCCAACAAACGCATTCTCGGCGGGGTGGCCAATCCACCGTTGAGAAAACTCCTCGATTGTCTTGCCCCCAGCTCTGATCTCTGATGCGCTGTATGCAACCCGGACTGTACTATCTGGCGCATTCCACTTAAAGAATATACTCTGCCCATCAAACTTTTCAATCGGTTGAATTTCTCCTGTAGTTATACCGCTAAATACGGCCTTTATCTCGCCAAACGTCAAAGACATATTTTCGTGTAAGTGACTGAGGTGAATTAATCCCATTGTTATTGTCCTTTAGAAAAATAAGGAATAAGTCTATTGTTAATTATATCTATAGTGTCTGAAGGGTCTGAAACATTATATACGGGGTATCCCAGGTTCTCCACATTAGAATATATGGGATAATCATTTCCCGGTGGAGTGCACCTATCTCCGACAAAAGAATAGATAAAATCCGGATAATGACGCAGAGCGTAGGTCTTATCCCATCCGGTCGGAAATATATCAATTGAAATCTCACCACCAATGGCCATGTCTATATTAGCATGTAGCTCATCCTCAACAAATGATGCCAACCTCTCAACTAAATCGACACGAAGACCCGCATCTTTATCAAAATCCATGAACGCCTGCCTTTTATCAAAATTACAATCGCGACCCGAGGGAGCCCAATTCAGCATGCTACCTCTGTACGACATAAAAGTACCAGTGCAAGGAATATTATTATTCGCCTGGCACTCATGTGTTAATGATATAATCTTTGAAATAAGAGATTTATACTTTTCTTCTCCTACCTTTTGGATCATATCAACTGCATATTTTTTTACGAGAGGATTTTCATGTGACATTGGATCAAGCTTATATACCTGAGTACCGTTACATGGCAAGATATCTAGATTTTCACGAAGACTATGGCGCGCCAGCAACTCTTTAAACAATCCATTACACTGTTGCGTAATATAGTCGATACCACTACCAGACACGATTCCAACGCGTGTGACACTTAATAGATCGATCATAGGACCAATCATACTATCATCAATTTTCTTTCTAGCCGGTGTTAGCGTGCCATCCATGTCAAAAAGTGCAATGGTATTACTTAACTTCTTTTTTACTACATTCAAATCTTATCGCCTTTAAAAATATCTTAAGAACATCATCCCGATTGGGCCAGCCTGCATCCTCTAATGCGATGATAGTCTCGGGTGTTAATTTACTCAGAACTCCTGAAAGTACTTTTAAAGCTTTGACCGGAGCTCCAATATTAGATCTCCATGTTTTATCCCTGTTTTCATACTCAAATATAGCAGTCTTTATAATAGGATTCATGTAATTTCCCCTCAGATCTCAGACGTTATTAATAATAATCACCCTTGAACAATTTGATTCTTCTTCATCTTTTGTGAGATCAATCTCTATTACAGTGCTAATTGATTGAGTTTTTGGGAGATTTTTAGTCTCAAACTGAGCACTGGGGGGACTCAAATATAATACTGGTCTTGTATCCTCATTCTTTCTTGCAAGATTTTGCTCATAATTCTTGATAAAGATTAAATCAAGAATATCGATACTACTAAATTTATTCATCTTTTTCTCCCTTTGAAGTTATTATTTTATTAACGCGTTTTCGAAAATCAATATCATTATCTATGCGAAGGCACTTTGCTGATTTTCGAGTATCCCCAATCCAAGACTTTGGGACTACATAATATGCACCCGAGTGGATACATTGGAGCTGAGCTGAGGGGGTGATCGCATCATTTTCATATATAGAAAGAACTATACCTTGCCTAGGTTGCTTCTCAGAAAGAGAAACAAACCAAACCTCAGATCCTAACTGCAAGTCATTCATATTTTCACTCTACATTATAATTCAATTATACCATAACTTAATAAAATTTGCACGAATTAAGATTAATTTTTCACCGCACATTTCATAACATCCGGCCACAAAGAGCTAGCTATATGGTAACAAGACTCAGCAACCCTTCTTATCTCCCACTGTGCACCCTCATGGATACGCAAATGTATAAATTTGATCAGATTATTTAGATTGACTGTTCCCAAATATTCTGTATACATATTTTGAGGTAGAACTCCGCGGGCCTGTTCCCTACAAACACCGGCTTGCATTAAAGACTCATACAGTAACATTGATGATTTGTGGTGTCTCTTTACTAGACTTGACGCTGAGCCGGATATCCCAATATCATATGCTGTTGTCGACACGCATAAGGGATTAATCAACCCATCATCTTCGGATGCCTGTCTATTCTGAGAATGTTGAACCCTGAACATGTCTGGCTCGTACATTGACATATCAATGCTTGTATATCTACGAGAAATTTCATTAAAACTCCAAGTACGATGCCTCATATGTTGCCGCGCAACAAACAAGGGTACCCTAAACCGCATTGTTAAAACATTATGTTCTAAAGTAGACGTATGCTTATGCGCTACAAGGTATTTAATCAATTTTTTGTCTTTATTAGATAACTCAGCCACCTGTTTACCAAAAGAAACCCTGGCTGCATTAACGATTGTGGCATCATCACCCATGTGTTGGACATATTCAACAAATCCATCATTATCGTGATATAAGTATTGCCGGTTCACTTCGGCGGCATCATCTATTTTCATAAAACTAATCGCTTCCTGTAGGTAAACCGGTACCATGAGATAGACCTACATTTTTCTCTTTATCTTTTTTCTTTTTTTCTCTATCATAAACCCTTTCCCTCAATTCGCTAGTTGAGTATGTATGGGATCTAGAATTAAAAATAACATCAATAGGTAAATTATGACCTGTATACTCTTTATCCCTCCAGTCTTCGCCAATTATCCTAACGCTGGGTTTCAATTCCTCTAATATTCTATAAAGATCTTCCTCGGTATGATAAAGTATAACGTCATCAATCCATCTCACTGACTTTACTAGCAAAATTCTCTCGACAAAAGTCTGGATGGGTGTATTCTTTGACTCAGGCCTGTCAGCTGATGGATCTGATTGTACACCAACTACGAGCTTATCACAATATTTTTTACACTCTTCGAACATAAGAACATGCCCTGCATGCATCAAATCAAAAGATCCACACGTAAAACCAACAACCGTCCCATCTTCTTTCTTAGTCATTTCCTATAGCACCTCACCTAATTTTACTCTCAATAATATACGTGACTATAGAAGAAATATTTGCCAATAAAGCTACTGATAAAATATCGCTAATATCAATCATTTATATCATATCATAAAAATATCAATCATCATCTTTTTGTTCACATTGCTTTTCTACTAATGATAATTGAACGTCTAAAATTGTTGACAATCTCTGTAATGCTGTTTCATACTTTAAAATCCTCCTATTAAGATTATCTACATTTACCCGTGATGTCTCTATGCTTGATGACATCTTCTGTAGTATCTCACGATTATGTGATATCGCAGCATTAACATCTTCATATCCATAAAACTCTATTATCAATCTCTTTTTATCATCGCATAATCCTGAAAATAATATGTCACAGCAATCAATCGCGTCCTGCTTATTTTTTGCATAGACAAACCCAAGGGGAGGATTGAAAAATGAACTCTGATTATAAACTTTATATATTCCTCTTCCTCCTTCTTTTTGTATCTTACTCATAGCCCTACACAACCTAGACCATACATCTGGAGCCCTATTTTGGATAAAGCGTTTTTGTTTATCAGAGACTTTTTCCCTGTCATAAATATCACAATAGTCGCCACATACGATCCTGGTAATGATATCTCTACATTCGGTATATGCTCTTATACCCAATGAAAAAATAATTGTTGGATCGTATCCGTAATTACTTTCTTTGGGTATATACCTTATAGAGCCAGGTCTTGCTGTTGTTTCTTTTATAATTATTTTGTCATACTGTAGTGAGTTCGGTCCCGGGCCTTCCGGAAACTCTAGCATAAGATCTTCAATTATTTGTAATTTCTCGTGTTCTTGCAAGCTTTAACCCTGTTTTTTATAAATATTTCAGGGGTGGATAATTAGCTCATACATACCAAGCTTTTATTATTGCAGATCCAGCTGTGAGAGTTGAACTCTGATTTGACCAATAAAGTGCAAAATCTTCACTGCCGCCGCCGCCAATCGTCAGTCGGCATGATGTAGAACCATAAGCATCAGATGCGCCCCAAAAACTACTACCTTCACTAACAGATCCGTAAGATGTATATGTACCCCGGGGTCTTAGTGATGTTGAACCAGATTTAAAATATATCGTTGCATAAGTCCCGCTTCCGTATGAATCTGTAAAGCCGGTCGTTATATCAATTGTTATTATTTTAAGAGTCTTTCCAGCCGGAATTGTAAGTGCATCAGATACGCTACCTCCTGCAGCTGTATTCAATGTCGCATATCCTAATGTGTATGAAACAGTCGATTCACTTGAACCCCCTCCTCCACTAGCAGCTTCCCAGCCGGGTGCAGTAGCTGCGTCGTTCATGGTAAGCACTTGGTCTGCGGTGCCCTTAGCCAGCCTAATATAGCTGGTACCGTTATGGTACAATATGTCACCAGCCGCATCGGATCCAACGCCAAAACCTGCTGCAAACGTAACCTTGCCCCCATCGGCAATGGTCATAGACAGATCGCCGTCAGTGTAATCGATGGTTGCTGTTTCTAAGCTGCCGTTATCTATTGTTAGACCAGTAGAATCTATCGTGCATATGTTATCTGATGAGTGGCCAGCATATAACTTTAATGCTTCATCATTGAGAAGTATTTTTGTAGTAGTGCTGCTATCTGATGCTCGCCTTATTTTGTCCACGTAAATGCTGCTGACACCCGGAACTGTTAAGTCTGTTCCATCATAAGTCATCACGGCACCACCGGCTGACAAACTGATATTGTTGGTTTCAAACCGAACAAAAGTATCTGCATCGCCAGAATGAATAATATCTGATCCAACTAGTAAGGCAGTATCCCCAAAAGTTACATTAGTACCATCAGTAGTGACACCAGAGACCCCGCCGAACGAACTATTATTGTTATATTGTAATTGAGTATTAGATCCACCAGGTGATCCAGACCCTCCACCTGAATTTGAAGTCCAGCTTAAACTTCCATTCCCATCAGTCTTAAGAACATAATTTGCAGTACCATCAGACATTGGATAAGATAGTCCGCTAATAACAGCTGATCCTGTCACGACCAATGAGTGGCCGGCGTTTGCACCTACAGATCCTGATAATGAAATTCCCTGATTGAACCTTACGGCGCTAGCGCCAAAATTTTTTGTTCTTGCCATTTTTTAAGATTCTTTCTTTGACCACCCGGGTACTTTAAAATTTAGCCAGGCCTCACGTTTTAAACCCGGGCTTAAGCCCATAATAACCTTAACTGCCCAGCCAACCTCATTGTACTTATCTTTAATGAAGGCAGCATATCTTATTTCATGCTTCTTTAGCTTGACAAATTTGCCATATCGGCGCTCATGATTTGTCCAATTAAGCTTAAGCTTATAATTCAGATCTTTAAAAAGATCATGAGCATCTTTATCATCCATAATTGATTAGTCACCAGAAATTTTTCTCTTAATATAATATACAAGCGTAACCCCAATCGTAATACAGAGCGGTGAGCATACTATTTTTTAACGTTTAATAATCCCTCAATCTCTTCCCTAATTATTTTTCTGAAATCACCGACGGTCATAAACGTCATCTTATATAAGGGCTCATCTTTTTTATTAAGAACCTCAATTATTCTATCAACTTTTCTTACAGCAATTGACTTATTTTTCTTCATAAAAATTCCTATCATAATGAATTAGAAGTATTATCAAAATACCTATTGTTTAATTATTCAACATATAAGCTACTCACGCTTACAATACTTACAAATATGCTTTAAAGTGAATCCATATTAAACTGGTGATTGATATTAGGTATTTTTTATTGTCTCCAATTATAAGAATATAATTAAAAGCTAGGAATTAAAAATGAGATTAACAGAAACTACGTTACGCCAGTTAATAAGAAGCGCAATCAGCGAACTCTGGCAACCACCAGAAGCATTAAAAGGTGGGGGTGGCAAAAATGGAAGTGCCACGCTTGGAATGCTTGATACGATAAGAACATCACATACAGCCGGTTGGGGAGAAGATACCGGATGGGGTGATGGAGCATTCTACGGCGAAGCTGACGATGAAGGTGCAGAGGTTGACGAAATTGAAGATGATCAAGATCCCAGACCCGAAGTATTCGACCTAGTTAAGGGGTATCGACCTGAAGAAATTGAACAGATGCGCCAGTTTAATGATGATGAAGTTGATGTTAGTCTTCCCTCATCAAATCATCATGCGCCACAGTCACGACATCACCGGTATCGAGCTTAATATCAACAAATAATTTAGAACTTAGCGCGCCACCCATCAGCCATTGATGGCTTGCTTTGGATCTTACCTCCAAAACTGTCCCTACTTTATTCATCTGAAATATCATCTGAACCCTGTCGCCTTTTCTTAATAACACTATACTGCTCCTAATAAAATTTTCATATGTTTTCCACCACCTATTGTCCTATTATACCATCCCTTATAAGCAGGGCCGTATCTACTAGCATATTTCTCATCCGGATGCAGGCCTACCCACTCTACTCTTTTTCCTAATAAAGACTCTACAGTCGCCTGATCTGTTACTGCACTTACACCATGACGAGTTATCATGACATGTGCAATTGCCCCAGACATCTCAGCCATCCCACCAGACTTAAGTTGTTCAGCGGTCTCATCTAGATATTTTTGAATTGCTATATCGGATCCGTCATGACCAACTATTCCAAGCTTAACCCTACCTGATTTCATTTTTGATCCACGAAAATAATCCGGATCTGGATCTGAATCTAAATCAGCAGCCTGCAAAACTGTATATCCCGCCGGTAAACTTTCAGGACTTCTAACTTTTGCATGCCCAAACTCATCATTACCTAACGGTACATCATTATACGCATTTTGAATTAAATCAAATATTTCATCATCTAAATCTCTAACACTAGGAGTATTATCATCAAAATCCGATACGCTTAATGAAATAGTCTCACCCTTAGGTGCGTTAAAATCAGCCCATTTCTTTTCCGAAATTATTGATTTTCTAATGAGGTTTCTTAACTCTAATTCTGTTAATGCGTATACTCGCGACTCATTCGCATGCCGGGCCCTGATGGCTGAATTTGCAGATTTTTCATTATCATGACATGACTCCTGCTCCGTCTTTCCGCCACGTTTTTTCTTTACAACTGCGTGGGTGCCTTTTTTACCGGTAGTTTTTTGAACACAATCTCTTTTTATAGCTTTCCAAGGCACCTAACTCTCCTAAACTAGTTTATACGATGCCTGCGATCGTTTTCCATCGCTCCATGATAAGCTGGTCTTTGTTATTTCTAGTACGAGATTCTTTTTGTGAACGACCGAGTGCATTACCAACAGATACTAACATCGGAATAAGCGTATCCTTATCTCCGTCAACGACATGGACATTGCTGTGGGTTAATCCACCACCTGTTCCAATATAGGCACCTGACCACCGGTGATGTCCGTCTAATATTTCTCCGGCAGACGTCACGAAAGCCCCGCCCATATCAGATAGGTCAGTATTTCCTGTACCCTGCAGAAATGCAAACAGCATAGATTTTCCGGCTAGAATATTGGATTGTGTTGGAACCATCTTTGAATTAGCTATAGATCCACCCTGTGTTACACTGATGTTATCATCTGTAGGGTTTCCATCTGCCATTCCCTTGGTTAGAAACGCCAGAGCTTTTCCAACTGCATCCGCACCCCCTCCCGGCATTGGAGATTTGCCTTGGCGAGGGTACTTATCTTCTCTAATAAAAGATTCATTTTTATCGGCACTTGGAACTTTGCCTGCGTCATAAGACGCCTTATCTTCATCAGAGAGGCCGTCATACCAAGCATCAAAATCCTCTGAATCTCCAGCATACACGGCTGCGAGGTCTATATTATACTTCCCACCAGGAGAAAGGGCATCGGCAACATTTGCTGCATCTTCGCCTTCCAAAGCAGGCATGTCAACCTTGGCCGGAGCAGAACCAGGTAATGATGACCCAATTTTAGAAATTCGTGCAGACAGGTCGGCTTCGCCTACTCCTTCAGCCCATTTTTTAATGGCTTCAACGCCGCCGGCTTTTGATACGGCCCCAGAAGCCCAAGGTTCAGCGTTGATCATGGCTTGTACTAGCGGAGCGCTTTCATCTCCAGATACCAGTTGCCTATAGGCATCACTACCGTCTAAGTCTGCGATGTTGGTCGAAGTAGTAACGCTAGCAAAACCACCTGCATCTGCTGATTTTTCTTCTGCGGTTTCACCTTGCTCGATCAAGACCTTAATCGTTTCATCTAAAATTATCTTTTTTAAACTTTTATTTGAAAGTCTTTTTTTCTTTGAGTATCCGTAAACTTCTTTAAGCGTTTTCACGTTTATCTCTCCCATAATCATCGTCTAGACGAACTACGTCGTCAAGTTGTGTTGTTGATACCTCTAATATCGTTACGTCTGAGTCTACCGCCTCAAATCTATGTGTAAGCCCTGGTTTTATGTGAAAACAATCTCCTTCACTCATTTCAGTCCTCTGCATAGATCCTGGGCCATGTAAGTTGCTAGTGGGTAATCTATGATGTAATATCATCGTTCCCTCAAGTACCATAATAGATTCTTCTTTTTCCTTGTGAAACTGAAGTGATAACCTATGACCTTTTTTAATATATAAAATTTTGCCAATATAATTAGAGCAATTTGCCCATATTTTTTCATGACCCCATGGCTTCTCTACCAATGTCTGGCTGGTAAATGACATTATTTGAGACTCCCAATAATCCCAAGTGCCTGAGCTACGTCAATCAGATCAGCTAATGCACGCGCAACCGATGCTGGGCACGTGGCGCCAGTAGCCTCCATGAGGGGCCTGAGTAATCCCTCTGCATCATACGGTGATCCAACAAGGGCCTGAGCAGCTGTGGCATATGACTCCGGGCATGGTACTGCTATCATCGATCTGCTAGCCTTTCTTTCATACTGGGCTGCCAAATCTGAATTTCCTAAATCACATACAGAAATACCTTCATCACCACCAAGTTCAAAATGTGATTCAGAAATTTCTAGACCATCAACCTCCGGGTGTTTTATAGACTCAAGGCCCGTTGATGATTTAGTATGATCAATTGAGTGTTCTAGGTTATCTCCACCCGCCCACTCATGACTTAGTTTCTCTATTTCTTTTGACATCTCTTCAACAGCTTTATCTTGTTTTTCTTGCGCTGCTTCTCTTATCCATGTTCTTACGTCAAATTCAAATTTTCGATTACCCATAAAGTCTCCCACCAAAATTCAGCTGGCATTAATATATATGTGATCACAAGACAGCAGGTAACTTTTTTGCACCTATTGATCGTAAATATTCAATAATATCTACTAAAGTCACACCAAACTCATTTAAATCTTGAGGCCATGCGACCCTAGTTTCCCGTTTTGCCGGACATATCAACTCTAAACGAACAGGCGTTTTTGTTTTTTTGTCTTGAGCCAATGTCCAAACAGGACGATATTTTATATCTGAAAAATATGAGGATGATGGTGGTATCTTTATTAAATGAAACCCTAACAAGCTTAATATAGCAAATTCGACGATTGTATTGGTCAAAAACTCATCATCAATCATAGTATTCTCATCCCTACTCATGAAAATACTAAGTCTCTATATTCGTCAGTAAATCATTTACGTGTAAAAATATGAGTATCGTTTTCAGCAGACGAAAGTGTCGATGAGTTTATAAACCTTGCGCTAGCCCTAAATTTATCTAACGTTGTACACCCGCTATATGATAAACCTGATCTTATGCCTCTCTCAAGTGCTGCCAAGACATCATCTAACGTGCCTTGTATCATAACGTTTGATGTTACCCCTTCAACCGATGATGAATGACCCCTCCAGTCAATCTGGGCCTCTATAGAGGCCATTCCTCTGTATTGTTTATATTCATTTCCCGAAGCGTCGACAAATCGTGCACCCGGGGCAGCGGACGTCCTACCTAATAGTGAACCACATATAACAGCATCGGCGCCGGCGGCCAGACACTTTACGATATCACCACTACTCCGAATCCCTCCATCAGCAATAATAGAAACATGCCTATCAGATCTAGCACAGTCAAACACGCTTTGTAAAGTGGGTATACCATGACCTGTTTGTATTCTAGTTGAACATATTGATCCTCCGCCTATACCAACTCGAATACTATCAGCGCCCCAATCAGCCAAGTCATTAAACCCATCTATAGTAGCAACATTGCCAGCCATTATATGAATGTTGTTGCCGAACGTAGTCCGCAGGCAACTGAGTGCTTCTTTTACTAGCATATGGTGGCCATGAGCAACATCTATACAAATTATGCGGGCACCGGCATCGTATACAGCACATGCCCTTTCTTCAAAGTCACCTGAAACCCCTATGGCCGCGCCAACGTGTGCTGTCTTTGAGGCACACACTGAATTCACATGCACCACCTGTTCATCTATAGTATTATATCTGTGGATAATACCTAGCCCACCAGCCCTATACATCCCATAAGCCATCTTGTCTTCCGTAACTGTATCCATTGGGCTAGAAAATACAGGAAGAGAGAAAGTATGAGATAAATTTCTTAGCTTAAACTCTAAAGATATATCTGATCTTGAACAAATACTTGAAAACCTAGGTTCTAAAAGAACATCATCAAAACATAACGCTTGTCTAAGCTTCATTTTTAATTCTCATGATTTTCTTCCTCAAAACCTTTCCGATACCCGGGTTAATTTTTAATACATGTGGCATCATATCATGCCTTATTATTGTACGCATAAAGTCTCTATTTGTATTCCCCGGATCTAAAACTGTCTTAACATCATTTTTTTTATTCCACTTAAGAAAATCATCTTTTGAAGTTGTCAAAAAGGGTCTCAATATATTTTTGTTTCTAGTAGGTATTAGTCTAGGGTTTCCGTGCAGCGAAGTAAACATCCACCACTCAACAACATCGTTTAAATTATGTGCGGTTATTATATCTTCATTAAAAGAATTAAAAAATGCTATTCTCTGCTTTCTCCACTCAGCCTCCAGGCTTTTTGCCTTGTCTATTAATGTTGTATCAATATCACTTATAATTAATTCAACACCCCTATTCTTACACTCTTTTACAACGTGCTGAACTGCCTCTACTGAATGCTTTGTTTTATGGTTGAAGTATATACACTTAAAGTCGCGGTGGCCTCTACAAAAAAAATCAAGTGCAGACATAGAATCAGGGCCACCACTAAGCGCTAGATTAAATCTGTGCGGTAGCTTTACATGAAGCTTAATCATAGAAAATTTTATAAAACAAATATAATATGTACAGCTTACCTGTACTTTTTGATTAATCTTCTTAACGATTCCTTGAGGGGGTATGTTTTTGTATGCGCACCATATGGTTTTCTTTCTGGTGCGTCCGCAAGTGACATAGACATATCTTGGGAATGCTGGCGTTGGGCCTCGGTATAAGTCCATGTACATGCCATATGAGCCTGAAGAGAATCTAGCCCATATTCAATTATTAGATCTGTATGTTTCATGTCAACAACCTCATCAATCTCTTCTCTTGACATTGGGAGTCGTGACATGGCCTTAAGGACAGATAGTGGTATTTCTATTTCTTTCATAAAGTATGACCTCGTTTATTGAGAAAATAACATACATAAATATACGCTATTTTTCCACACTTAAACAATCAATCAAAAAAACTTTCTTTGGCCATGTCTAAAAATAAAGATCTTACTAATTGTCTTTTTGTAGTACGAGACAGTTTTGAAAAATCTCTCCCGGATGATTTTGCTTTTTTTCTCCAAAGTTTTCGAAATTTTCTTTTCATCTTTCTCTTCTCTTCTTTAGAGATAGAACTGAATCTTTTATCAATTGACCAACTAGCATCAACTATCTTAGGGTATATATCACCGGCAGATAAAGGTACAATACCTGACTCTAGCATCAAAAGCTCTACTAAAGTAGCGATTGAATCCTTACTCACAGGAACACTTTGTCCAGCTAAAAACAATAATAAGAACCAGGGTACCTAGGACAACACCTGAGGATAGAAATATTGATGTCCACAAGCCAGTAACCCCACCCACATAATAACCGATAGTAGATCCTGCAAATAAGAGAGCACAAGCACCTATTCCCACTGCAAAACTAATTATAAATGATGCCGTAAAATATTTTAATGCAGGAATTCCACCAAATAAGATTAGTAGAAAAATTAAGGTGGTCAAGAACATATTAAATCCTCCCTGTTTATAGTAATATTATACCACAGAAAAAACTAAATTGCACGAATATAATTACAACCCTAAACCTCTTAACACCATGATAGCGCTTCGTTGCTTATCTGTTATGTGCGAAGGTACGGATACTTTTAACCTTAAAAAATGATCCCCTCTTGCACCCGTAGATGGGTTTGTGATACCTTTACCTGAGATTTTTAATTTACTGTCAGGCCTAGTATTTGGGGGGATTGTTACTGAGATATTACCGTATATTGTTTTTATATTCTCTCTTGCGCCCAGGATAAAATCAGTATACTTCAAATCATATGTTGAAGAAATATTATATCCATCCCTAGAAAACTCCGATGAATCTCCAACACCAATTTGAAGAAAAAGATCTCCAACAGATCCTAAGAATTCGTTTCCAAGCCCAACCATTCTTAAAATATTTCCTGAGTCTACTCCTGGAGGAATCGTAACACGAACCTCTGTTAGGCCGGTACCAAAACCACGGCCAGAGCATATTCTACATAATGATGCCGGTTGACGACCACTACCAGCGCAGGACGGACATGCCTGCCGAATCACCATAAGACCCCTACGTATTACGCTAGACCCTGTTCCGTCACACGTTTCACATGAAACTAAATGACCGCCATCAGAACCAGTACCTTGGCATGGGTTACATGTTTTATTTGTATTTACACTTATTACGCTGTCATAACCTCTAACTGCATCTAGAAAATCAATATTTATGTTGCTATGAATATCTAGATCGCGGCGTGGTCTGGTCTGGGGCCTCTCAAAATCTGAAAAGTCTCTTGCAAAACCGGTGCTGAAACCACCAAAAAACTCTTTAAATATATCATCTAATCCAGTGCCATGAGCAAATGGATTAAAGTTTGATGCATCATTTTCAGGTGATTCTTTTCCAGTTAGGACTGCATATGCATGAGAAATTTTCTTAAATTTTTCTACAGCCGCTTTATTGCCTTCATTCTTATCAGGATGATATTTCATTGCAAGCTTGCGATAAGCTTTTTTAATATCAGAGTCTGATGCTGAGGATTTTAAACCTAACTCTCTATAGTAAGGATCATGTGACATTTTTATCCCTTACTTCTCGACTTCTTTTTATTCTTTCTCTTTTCCCGAAGGCTCTTTCTTTTTTCATTATGTAACTTAGTTAATTGAGGTCTGGAAATTGAGGCCATTGTTTCAACTAGTTGCTCGTGATTCTTCTTTTCCTTTCGAAATGCTTTCTTTAATTTTTTATTTATCATGTACTTGGAAACACCTTGAACTCTATCAATATAAAGCTTGCCTTCTAGATGATCCACCTCATGTTGCATAACCATTGACATAGGTGGCCCAAGCGTAACCTCTTTCTTTTCACCCTTTATATTTTCGTAATTAATCTTAATATATGACTCTCTTGCGACCGGACCCGAAACGACGGGTACGGATAAACATGCTTCTTTCCATACAATCTTCTCAGAATCAGATAAGACCGTTATTACTGGGTTTCCAAGAAACCAAAAATCCGGATTTTTCTCACTAGGATCAGGATTATGAATTTTCATAATTGAAGGTCTTATAATCACCGCATTATACGAAAACCCAATCTGGGGCGCGGCTAAGCCGGCCCCGGAAACAAGTGATAATGTATCTATCAGGTCATCTCTAATCTGACATGCTAAATCAGAACTCAGATCTAAATCCTCAGATCTCTCTCTTAAAACCTTATCCGGATATTGACGAATATCTCTAAGTGCCATTCTCTTCTTCTCTCTTCCCCACGGAAATAAAATTAAATAAACAAACAAATGCAGTTAATGTTGCCATAACAGCATATCCCCTATTTCCAATGTATAAATTGAATGAAGTCAAAAGAACATTAAGAAATACACATGTACCCCAAAGCCAGCGTGGAAATAACATATGTTATGATTTCTTTGTGCGCCGGTGACGAGGAACACGAGGCGTTGACGACTTTGGTGGAGCCTCTTTCTCGATAGTAACCGCCGGCTCAACCGTGGTTGGTTCATTAGTTACTTTTTCATGATTATTGTTCACTTTCAACTTTCTTACCTTTGGCACCGGGGTGTTTCCTGCGGATAAGGCATTCTCAGACGTAGCGAAGGCGCTTATTGCACTCAAAACTTTGTCAGTCCGACCAGGGGGACGGATTTGCGACTCCCTACAAAATGTTACAAGCTCTTCATAAGAAAATGCCCCAGCAATTCTTACGACATCTTCAACAGAATATTTTCTTCGAGCCAAAAAAAACTCAAAAGGTATACCAGCTCCCATTTAACTACTCCTTAAAATTAAAAGATTAAATACCACACTCACCTTGTGTCGACGTCTTTTTATCAGCTTCAATTTCATCCATAATCTCAAAAATACCTTCTTGAAACCTTGGATCTTTTGCAGTCCTGTCAACTATCTCAGATGAGCTATCTATTCTATAAGTATCTACCACGTGAGACGCAAGTTTTCTCATTGCAGACAAAAAGATATTCCTAGCTGTGGAGTGGTTCATTTTGTAACCCTCGCTAGTCATCTTTTCCGCAATCCTACGATAATCTAGGGCCCCCTCTACAGATGTAACCGTCGCATATCCGTGCTCACTCTTGAAACCTTTTGGCATTGTCATTTTCAACTAACTCCTGATGCAGACTTAATTTTATCAAACTCTGATTTTTTTAAAGGATAATTTTTAATATTATTATCATCCTCAGATATTCCAAATCTCATTCGTACAATTTTTTGTTCGCGATCCGAAAGACTGTCTAAAGCATCACGAATTGACGATAAAAGCGTTGCACTGTCAAGTTTATCATCAACACCAGAGGCATTTTCGTCAACTAGAACTTCAGCTAATGTTCTTGATGTTTGCCTAGAACGATAGCTCAGATTTCTATCAAGTGAATCTGTAGGGCCGGAACACGCAAATATGGAGTCAATTGTAGAGACGGATACCCCTAATAGATCAGCAACCTCTTTTTTTGTAGGTTTTACACCAAACTCTTTTTCATACTCAAGCGACATCTGCCTCGATTTCCATAACATATTCTTTGCGTATGTAGGAAGCTTAATAGAGCTTGAATGACTGGCAATATGACGCCTAACAGATTGTCGAATCCACCAACACGCATAAGTAGAAAATTTAAAACCCTTCCTCCAGTCAAATCTTTCTACTGCTTTCATAAGACCAATACTGGATTCTTGAATTAAATCCTCCAATGAACAGCCTTTGTTTTGATATTTTTTTGCAATGCTAATTGCAAGGCGAAGATTAGATCTAATCATCCTATCCCTTGCCTTGGCGTCACCCTTTTCTATTCTTTTTGATAATTCAACTTCTTCTTCTCTGGTTAGAAGCGGCGATTTTCCCACTTCTTTAAAAAAATGTTGTAACATATCAGACATTAAACTCTCCGGGAATTAATTTAGGTTTATCGAGTTCTCTTCTTATACAAGTTTCTCGACACAAAATTTCGACCATATGTAGCGCGCCGCTGACTTTCGTCTTCTAGGTAACAGTACTCTACCTCAAATACCTTCGTATCCTTTCCGTTTTTTCTAAACATTCTAATTTTTCTGGTTATGTCTGACAATGAATCATTCAACTCCCTATCTGACATTGTCGATAGGGTTTCCCTAGTCAAATGGCTTTCTTCTTCAGTTGCTTCGATCGTGGCAGGCATAAAGCCCTCCTATTCTAGTTAATAGCACTATGTGCTAACATCTTCTGACAATACAATTATACCATATCTGGTGATCATTTACACGAGATAATCTTTAGAAAGTAATTTTAGTTGATTTTCATAATCATCACCGCGGTCAGATATTGCAATTGCACAACCGGCTGATAATATGTTGATTGCAGCTGATGTCGCGTTTCGAATCGACGACTTTACTACGAGGAACGGATCAATTATACCTGCGTCAAACATATCTACGAATGAATCTGATGCGGCATCATAACCCTTAGAGATTGAACCTGATGATAATTTTTGCATTACTAAATCACATGAACCCCCACAGTTTCGAACAATTTGAGAAATCGGTTCATTTGCAGAGTCTAAAAGAGAGACATATCCAGCCATAAAAGAATCATCATGACCTCGGTATGAATTCTTTATTTTTTTTCTTAATGCAACAGATGCCTTCACCAGAGAAACACCCCCACCAGGTAAAATGCCTCCCTTCATTGCAGCCATTGTCGCCTGTAGTGCATCATCCACCCTGTCTTTTCTCTCAAGCATCTCAAGTTCAGTTGTCCCGCCGACGCGCAGAACAGCCAAACCTCCGCTTAGGCACATAAGACGACGTTTAATTACTTTTACTTCAGCCTGATCCAACACCTCATCATCTAATCGACCCTTAAGATACTCAACTCGTGAAATTATTTCATCATTAATATCAGTAGATGATACGATCGTCGTCTGTGACTTTGTTACTTTACACTTTCGACAACTTCCCATCAGGCTTAGTACGTCATCAGCGTTTACTTCTCCAAAAGAAACAATCGATGCACCTAAAATTAATGACATGTCAGATAAAAAATCATGCCTCTCAGAGCCAAAATATGGTGCCTTTACAGCCGCCACGCTTAATGCACCCTTTAGCTTATTAATAACTAGACCCTTCAATGCCTCGGCATCAAAATCCGGGGCAATTATCAATATTGGTCTCGATTCTGAATATGCTATTTCTAAGAAAGGCAAAAGATCTGATAGTTGGTTAACCTTTGTTCCGCATAGCAAAACTAGTGGCTTTTCGAGTTGGGCAACCATTCTCTCGTTATCAGTAACTAAATACGGGGACATAAACCCCTTCTGGAAGGTTGTGCCCTCTACGATTTTTAGATCAGTAGAAAAACCCTTAGCATTCTCGACTGTTACAGATCCTTCCCATCCAACCTCACGAAATGCTTTTGATATTAACTCTCCAATCTTTTTTTCGCCATTTGCAGATACGGTCGCAATTTGCTCCAGAAAACTATCGTCTTCAACTTTTACTCTATTTTCTTCTAAAAAACTAACTACATCATCACATGCAGATAATAGTCCCTTACAGTACTGAACCTGATCATGTCCTGCCGATATCAGTTTATGGCCATTTTTGCATATACTCTCGGCTAAAACCGTTGCAGTTGTTGTGCCATCACCGGCAACCTCTGCGGTCGTCTGCGCTGCTTCTTTTATAATTTGAGCACCCAGATTCTCATATCTATCATGTAAATTAATAGTCTTCGCAACCGTCACGCCATCTTTTGTTAGGTGGGGAGGAGAATCTCTTCTCTCTATAATAACATTTTTCCCCTTAGGTCCCAACGTAACCTTTACGGCCGCGGCCAGTTTTTGAATTCCCACTAGCATTTTGCCTCTAGCATCCGCACCAAATGACAAATCTATTTTATCAGGTGAACTCATACTTATCCCTTCAGTATCCTCTTTGTACTAACAGGAGTACTCGACTCCACTATTCTCTTTGTACCTGAAACCACATCTTCAGCAACAAGTAGATCACCCACGTGATATGCAACTTCTGACTCTGACAAAGCGCCCATTTTTCTCATTTGAATAAGCTCAGACTCTAACAACATTTTTCTATCATCAGACATTTAAATACCTCATATATAATTTAGCCAACTAGCAGATCAACTTGTAGAATGGTGCGCTATATTTTTCCCATGAACCCTCAGTTGATAATGACTCGAATCCCAAATCGTTAAATAGTTCTCTTAAAAGAGACGGATTGTTAGGCGCACCTAAGAAATCTAATTCTGATGACGAATTAATCTTTACAAATTCTATCATCTGCTTATTTTTTTCAAATAATTTTTCTTTTTCTATATCACTCATAAAACTAGAAAATAACTCAGCGTCTTCAGACATTGCTGTTGCGCGCTTATCTCCGATACCCCTAAATCCCGGAATATTATCAGATGGATCTCCTCGTAATGATTTATAAGTCAAATAATCAAAGTCTGGAATTTCTTGCATCTTTTTGCTAATAGGATTATATAACTTTAAACTTTCATGGCGTTGTGCTAACAATATAAAATCTTTATCCGATGAAATTACAATACACTCATCTTCTGCGTGATCATTTAACGCCAGATGAGCAATCACATCATCAGCCTCACGTTTTTCATGCTTAACTGATATTACTGGGGTTAAATCAGAGACTGCATTAATACAAATTTGCTTCTGTCTAAACCATTCAGGATCATGCTCACGTTTCCTCTGCGCCTTATAAGATGAATCAAAATTCATCTTCATTTCAGGATAACCTTCTAGAACAAAATAAGCGACATCTGGAGAAAACTGGTTTAAAACAGATCTCAAACATCTAAAAAACGTATATACGATAGGGTTCTCACCATCTTTCCATCCACACCTAGATCTATATAGCATATTATAGGCATCAACAAGTAAAACTCTCTTTTTTTTCATAATAATCTTCTTCTTAATACTCAAAACCCTCAGGTAGGTTAACAGAAACTTTTGCCACTGATCCATCAGGCAACGTAACATGAGAAACAGTCTCACTCAATCCCTTCACTTCTTCAACGACAAGATTATCTCGCTGACCTACTATCTCCTGACCTTCTTCTATAGTTGGTACCACGGGGACATGTTGATCTTCGTATACATCATTATCCGAATTCATGAATGTATCTTTTGCCAATTGGTGAGTTACATCAACAACTTCATCTACCTTTCGTCTCAATAAATCATACATTGTTGCCCTAACTTCCTCCGTCGAAGAAAAAATGGTACCCTCCAAATCTTCTAGCGAATGTGATGTCCCCTCCGTGGTTTGAACAATATATGACGTTGATTGTCCGGATAAGTTTTTTCTATATACTTCCTCTACAACCCGTACGGGTAGTACTTCCCTATTACCCGGTGACAATATGAATAATACCGATCCTACGGTATACGCTCTAGTACTCATTTAAATCCTCTCTAAGTTAACAGTAAATCGCTTATTGGAATTTAACCAAAAATTCAGGGATTTTTCAATCTTTTTTTTCTCATATTGTTGAGAACTCTTCAATTTCCCTAATTTATTTTGACATTTCTTAATATTTAGCTCGCGTAAGTCATTGTATGATCCGTGTAGGGGTGTGCACTTCGAAAATGCCTTATACTTTATCATGCTCGACTTTCCACGTGATCCAGGGCTCGGGGGACGAAAATCATCCGCCGTTAAACCCTCAAAGAAAAGTACGGCAAATTCTTTAAAACTCTCATCTGTAATAAAGTAAATGTAATCTAGTGAACCTTTTCTTTGTAGGGTCTCGTAATCCGTCTGTAATGATAGGCTCTTTCTTGGGGTTGTAATCTTACATTCAAGTTCGCGAGTGATATCATTATCCGTTATGACAATATCAGGTTGTCCCGTTCGCCCATCTGATATCACCGAGTCAAATGAATCCCTAATTTCACTTGCTAGCATTTTTTCTTGAGCATGTGACATTACAATATTTCGGCGGCCGGCATTTTCATCAAACTTAAAACCATATGAATCAAAAACCGTCGTCATATCATTATAAAAACCAGACATTTTTTTCAACGTATTTTTTACGTCTTTGGGCAAAATATAGCACATTTTATTAGCTCCAATGTTTTGTTATGATTAAATTAATGACAGGGAGTTTCAAATAATGTATCTTTTCCTTGGAATATTAATAGGATCAGTAATCACGTCAATTGCAATATTCTTTCTAGCAGAAAAAACTAATAAAAATACATTCATTACAATATTACCAGGCCAGAGGTGGAATGTACAAAGTTTAGGTAAGGTGACGGTCACAAATATCACGTGGGTGGGAACCACACCGGTGTTAGTTGAATATAGGATGGATAGTGGAAAAACCGCGAAGTGTCCGGCCGAGGTATTCTTAAATATTGCGACGGCAATTCAGCTAAAAAGTCAACCAGTAGTCACAATAATATCTGAAGACAACACAACGACTCAGAATGCGCACATACACAAAACAGAGAAAAAGTCAAAAACATATAATGTAAGAGGTGAGATAATTAATAATAGCTGTTATGATCTGTCTAAGTTTATGCGCTAATTATCAGAACCTTGGATCGATAAGGCGGCTACCTAGGATCCTATAGTACCCCTAATATTACTTGTTATCTCCCTGCCTTTATCAACCGCTATAACCAAAGGATCTAAACCCAGCACTTCTCTAACCCGATTATATTCTAGGGTTGTCAGGTTTTCTTTCAGCATACTCATATCGGCATATTGATGAAGGTTCAGTTCAATAACGGGAAGATCTTCTCCCTCAGACCCGGGTTCAAGCTCACCGGTCTCCCTTGACTCAAATATAAAAATAACACCAGGCATTGCCTTGTCTTCTGGGACATTGATAAAGGGTATTTTGCTGGTTAACCCTCCTTCAAGCTCCTCATAACAAATTTCCGGTACCCAACCCTTGCCAGAATCTTGACTCATATTAAAACTCCTTAATAATGAAAAATAATATTAGAAACTCATGCTTTGTAACTTTTGAATTTGAGATTTGATATCATCTACTAGGATCTGCAGCTCTTTTACTACACTAGCAGCAAACGAATCTTTCCTAAGGGCCGTCATTGCTTTCTCATTCTTAATAGGAAAGTCAGAAAATATTGCATCAGTCGCTTGCATTATTAAGTCATCCATAGACTTTTTATCCTTCAGCATATCTTCAAGTTGTTTTTGTAGATCAACCTTTGCTTGAGCAAATGCTACTTTTTTCGCGGAAGACCTTATTTCATCCTCTGACATCTCTATTTCTTCTTTAGGGTTTGTCTTTTTCTCATCCTTAAGCTGTTGAATAAATTTCTCGTTTTTAGCTAGCTCGTCCTCAGCCTTTTTTAAATTCTGATCAATTGATTCTACCTTAGATGCCTGCTCAGGTGAAATTTCTTTAATAGCTGCAACTATTTGTTCAAGATCTGTTGCCTGGAACAGTCCAGCAAACTTTATCAGCTTATCAGCAAATATCTTGTGGGAGGCTTTGGCTTTGCCGATCTGAATTTCGGCTGTCTCTTTTTTCATTTCTTCAAACTCATTAGAAAGACCGGTATCATCTAACCACTGTGCTAATGCCTGCTCAAATGGGGCCGGCTTCTGTATCTTCTCCACAATTAGCGGAAGATCATCTCTAAATTGTGATTCAGTAGGTGTATAAATAAAAAATATAGATGCCAATTTCTCTAAAACGTTTCGGACTGTCCCCTTTTTTTTGCTATCATTGGCGGCGCCGCCGGGAGTTTCAGGGTATTTTGACTTTCCCGCCGAAAATCCTGGAAGCATGCTTAAAAGACCCTTGTCTAGACCTGCATCTCTCGCCCAGCCGCCTATATTACCGGCATTATTATATAGACCCTTCATTGCTGCGCCGCCTAGAAATGCCGCCGGCGCCAACGCAAAAGCAACTGCACCCAGATCACCCTGAGCTGCTGCTATTTGGTTGTTTTTCATTATAGGCTCCCACTTTTTACTAATTTCTCCCTGACGTTTATCAAACTCACCATGTGCCGCGGCAATTTTTCCAGGATCTATTGCGAATAATACTGTTAAATTTAACCTAGCGACAGATGTAATCGTGGCGATCGTCAGCGGGAGTGCATGCAATACATCTTCAAATGGACCTACGAAAACATCATAAAGTGAGGTCTCAACTATATCATCGTGATATAATGTATCCCTAATATTCCTACGTACATATCTTCTAATAGACATATTATATACCACTAATCCTAATAGCAAACCTCAACATTCTTCTCAGTTCATGTAAAAGCCCATTATAGCTCTGGCGAGCAGCCGTTCTAGAACCACAACTATTTCTATGATGGGTTGCATCCTTAATTCTTAATTCTATATCACTTATACATCTAGATGAACCAAACTTAATAACCGAACCAGACCGACATAGGTGATCGGGGCCATATCCATCATTCTTTAATTCAGAAATGAGGTGTCCTGCACTTTTATATGCAGACCTAGGTTTCATATACCACCTACAATTACAGTCCCCTGAGGGGCTTTCTCCTGATCATTTTCTTCTTCACGATTATCTTTCTTTTCCTTTGGAACGATTTCTATGTCCAGACCCTTTGGTGATGGTGCGGAACCACCCCCAATATCACCAGACAATATCTGGCTTAACGCAGACATAAAAATCATAAATACCTGTCGCTCACCAGCCTTGAGCCTATTATAGTATGTAGACAATTGCCCTTGTATTTCTTTATCTTTAAGAGACTTTCCGCTCCGGAGCATATTAATCTGATCAATTACATCTGATAGTTTTGCATCAGTAAACTCGGAAACGGACGGTTGAGGTATATCTGCATTAGCTGCTGGATCTTTTTCCTCCCCGGACTCTGTTGATCCTGTCCGGGGCACTACAACTTTTTTGTCCGACCCTTTATCTTCGTCTTCGTCTTCGTTTACTTCTTCTTTTTTTTCGCCAATTGCAGAATCATCCTTCAATAGTTTTTCTGTCTCTTTTTGCTGTTCTCTTTCACCTTCAGTCAGCAACGACATATCAGACATCACAGACTTTACTATCTGCTCGGTCAGAATATACAGATCATCAAACTTATTACTATTATTCGATGACATTATCTTCTCCAGAAAAAACGATTCTTTATATGCTCTTTTTGCTTGTTAACCAACCGTCGCGTTGGGTTTTCATCATCAGCCCTTTTTTTCTCTTCATCTTTTTGTACCTTCTTTGTCCTATCTCTCTCTAGAGCCTTTATAAATTTATCAAAAGTAAATTTTTTCATTTTAAAACCTTTATGAAACGTCTATAAAAACGACGCTAATATTAATATCTTCACCGGCAACAGAGTATCTTATTGACGGATTTCCTACTTTAAATGTTCTAGATCTATTAAATAATGATACCGTCGCCTCTTCTATGTTTGTCACGATATTCTTAAACTGTTGTTTTCGAAAAACACCATCAATCTTAACTATCTTATCATCATACATAAAATGGGTTATATCGCCAGATATATCGCCTTGTTTTGATACAAACGTAATTTTTCTAGATGAATTATTAGATATTATCTCATCAACAAGAACCGTGTCCTTTATTCTTTCTTCAAGACCATCACTCAGTATGATGCTCTCTTTTTCGAAATCATTCATTAGACATTACTTCTTCAAAAATAGATGAAACAACCCTAGAGTATTCTATATCCATGTCTGTTATTGTCACTCTTTCACGTGTTATTAACCGTATCTCTATAGTTGGATATCTCATGCTAATATCAGCATAATGCTTAAATCCAGCCTCAAATTCTAACACATCAGATGCAAATGTAATATATTGCTCGTGTTGTCCAAACTTAAAAACCCTAGTCAGCTCGCCGGTATTTTCATCAACAGACCACAGTATCTTCTTTGGTGAAATAGGCATGGAAGATGCCTCCGTTACTAGACTCCCAATATACTCCGCATATTCAGAAACTTTTTTCGTTGCCGAGGGTAATTGTTCATCTAGATAATCCGACATCAATAATGATAATTTTTGATTTTTCTTCATAAAACGACTCTGCCTATAGCGACTCCTCTATAGAATCTATTAAAGATCTTAAACCATCCTCAAGACTCACCGGTGATACTATGTTTATCATCGATAAAAATTCGCCCGACGCTGGTATTAATTTTCCTCTTATCTCAGGCATATCAGATATTAATCTTGAATATATATTTCTCGCTGCCTCTTCCTTCTCTTCCATGCCTTTTAATTCTGGATTTGTTTGAGCAAATGAATCTATAGCAGCTTTCTCAAATTTACTTCTCAGCGCGCGAGGATCTGAGCCAGTTAAGCCCCTGAGTTGACTAACTATCATATTAAATGCGCCCCTTGGATATCCTAATTCAATATAAAGCTCTCTAGCATTTTTTGTTCTCTTGTTCATCAACTTTTTATATGCTGGAGCGATATAGGAAATAGCAAAGAAACTATTAAAAATATCTGAATCTAGTGGATTCTTTGCTATTAATGCAAACTCATCAGCAGAAATATCAAAAGTATGAGACAATACCCCTGGAGTCTTCTCTTCTCTTGGAATTATTTTTTGTTCTATAACATCTCTGAACATTTTTGCGGCTAATTCTTCAGCATCAGAAATTTCATCGTCAGAAACGCCCATCACGGTCTTAAGTTTTTCGACTATTCTTCTAACAAGAATATTTGCACCGGAAACCGATAACCCAAATTCACGGGCAATATTTTTTAATCCGGACGGATCACCTTTACCCGATGGACTGTATGAGTGTGGTAAATCATCAATATTCTCGAATAATAAATCAACTAAATTTCCAATATAGGGATTCTTTGATTCTTCAAATCTTAGATCATCTTTTTCTTCTTCACCAACATCGTCCAAATTAAGTACACTATCCAGACTATCCATAAGTGAAGAATAAAATTTCTTGATCTTTCCTTTTGGGACCTTCTTTGCAATTAGTGATGCAGCTCTAGATAATTCATCTGGATTTGAAGGAATAAAATCGGGATCTTCAATAGGAGGTTTCTCACCAGATAGTTGTGTAGCCATTTGTGGCACCGGTTCTATCGGTCCATTTTGTAAAATATCTTCATCTTCAATATTATCATTCGGACCAGGGCGATCATATATACCATGCCTATTGTATCCTGGTTCAGGCGCTATCTCCAATAATCTCTTTTTTCTTTTTTTCATAATCTACTCACCAATTATCTGTTTGAAACTTCACCCACAGCATATGCAGACGCCAAAACTATAATAACGCCACCAACCACACCCATAGAAAACCAAAACGTTTTTCCCAGGCCATGGCCTTCAATGTCTTTAATATGTGAATGAAGACCTTGTATTTGTTCGTCCTTAAGCTTTACTATACTATCATATTGTTCTTTTGAAGAATTTAAACGCACACTTAATATTTCTATTTTAAGCGTCAATCTTTCCTGTAATAAGTCCAGCTCTTTTTCTGCCCGGGCGTTGCAAAGCTCTTTATTTGTCTCTAACGTTATAATCAACTTTGCTGCTGCAGTTGACGTCAGTAACGTTCCGGAATATGGGCATATATCACCGGCCGTTACGGTTTTTGCACCCTCTAGCTGTGCATATGCAGGACTCAGTATCATTAAAAATGATATAACAATAGATAAAAACTTCACCCTACTTCTCATCATCTAAATTCGAAATATCTAAAGCATCAGATATTAGATCCGTAACAGTTGAATCACCCAACTCGCCTAGTTCTTCTTTTCTTTTTTCTTTGTCTTCAGATATTTTATCGACTTTTTTAGAGTGCTCTAATTCTATTTTTTCAATATTTTCATTGTGTAAATCAATGACGACATCTATTTTTTTTTGCTCTTTACTCTTTATTTCGTCTATTTTAGCCATTTGCTTTTTATGGGAATTATGTGCATCCCCGAGTACCGTTCCCATCTTTGATGAATCCCTAGTAAAAATATAAAAAAGCACGGATATCGAAACTCCAAAAAATATTTGCCAATATTTTTTAAAAATAGCCCACGACTTCATAAAAAATAATTTAATAGCTAACCACGACATTATTAATCTCTTGGACCATGCTTCCAACGTACAGCCATATCAACCAGCGCCTGTGTTCCAATATACGCTAATGTTATTGCTGTCCAATTATCACTAGTAACGGTCCCATATGCACATAATCCAGTTGCAGTTAGCCACGCTAAAAATTTTCTTGATACAAATCTCTCAACATGTCTATCTGCGAAAGCTTTCATCTGCTCAACCATAATATTCTCCATATATAGAAAATTAATTCTCTACTCTACTCTAGTTTAAATAAGTATCATCGTCATCAGCCGAAACTGCAATTTTATCCTCTTCTTCATCATCATCCGGATCTGAATAATCACTCGCGGCTTGGACACCTGCGGCGTTCAATACGGCAATAATTGAAAGCATGTCTTCGCCCAATGAATGCTGTGCTAATGAAATAATGTCAGATAACTTTGAAAGTCTATCAAGCTCAAGCTCAAGCTCTTCAATTCTTTTTGTCAAAATCTTTATTTTCTTATTTTTCGCTGATTTACTAAAAGGCCACATTAAGAATTATCCTCCTCTATTAATCTATAAACTGACTCTTCATCTGATTTTGAAACTCTCTTTATTACCTTCTCTCTTTTTTCTCTTTCTATTTCATCCAATATGAAAGATAACCTATCGTCACCTGAGCATAGTTTTCCAGCAAAAGAATCAAAGACTTCTTGCATAGAAAGACCTCGCTTTATCAGCATAACCCTAAGCTCAGAATGTGTTGATTTTGTTAAGTTTATATGAATTGATTTTCTTGTCTCGAAATCATAAAGGCTCATCGTGATATTACTCCGCGGCCATGGCTCCTATCGCATATTTTTGCTGCGCATCTGGAGTTGCAACTTCGGCCGGCTCGTCGCTGAATGATAAACTATAATCGCTCTTTAGGGTATCTATAAAATCATTTGAAACTATTTGGCCATATTTTTTCTCTATGAAATCTACAGCTTTTTTATAGAGTAAATACTCCACGTCTAATAAATGTTCATAATTGTTAATTAAATTTGCGACCTCCCTAGCAAAAACACGAACGTCGAACAATTGCTCCTCTTCTGTCAGTATACGAGAAATTGAATAATCTCTATTTTCATATGCAACTTTCTCCTCAGAGGCAGTATCAATGGCTCTTCCTTCAAACTCTGTATACAAATCAGATATTGCTGCATCGAACATTGTATCTACGGGACCGGTCGGCTCTTCTTCTTTCTCTTCCTCATCGGTACCTTCCTCATCGGCACCTTCCTCATCGGCACCTTCTTCGTCAGCGTCTTCTTCGTCAGCGTCTTCTTCGCCAGCGTCTTCTTCGTCATCACCGCCGCCAAAAATATCTTCTTCTTCACCCTCTAAAACGATAATCATATTACTGTTTGAAGATGCACCCTTAAGCATGGCTAAGACGTCATTACTTGCCTCTTCTAAAATATAATGTTCTCCCAAAGATCCTTCTTTAATCTCTGATATTAATCTAGTAATTTGAAATAAATCACGAGAACCATTGCCCAATAATCCTTCTCTAATTAAATTCCTAACAGAATTCAAGAACTGTATGTTTATCATTGTTTCCTCACAAAATCTTTAAAAACTTTTCTGACTTCTTAATTCTATCAGAGACCTTATCCCAATCTATCTCTTTCATCATTGATGCAATAAACTGCGAATTATCTGCAGAAAAATTTCTTGATATTACTATTGGATCAATTGCCAAAACCAGTATAGGCATAAACCCAACTGGAACTGAGAATGTTGGGCCGGCGCAGATTATGTTTGTGTATTTCTTTAAATAAACGTTTAATCCGCATGCAACAAACCCATCCGTTATACATTTCCCACACGCAATAAAATCTCTTTGCCAATTGTCAAAAGATTGAAAATCCCTATCTAAACGTAAAAAAGGAAGAGAATCCATCGTTATTTTAGAATCTAAGTCGCTTATGTTCTCCAGGGTCATAGCTGTCAAAAAAGATCTAGATAGTAACGATGACTCATCAAATTTTAATGAGCGAAAATCAGAGTGAAACTCTCCAGCAGCTTCTTTATTAGCTGTGTCAAGCTTCGCTGAAACTGTGTTTAGGTTTGCAACAGCTTCCTCAAATCTCTTTATCATCATACCCTTTGTTTTTTCGCCAATCTTCTCTGTTGATAAAGCATATTTCCTAGGTTGAACTACATATGACTCAGAGACTTGACTTACGTCATCGTCTTTATTAATAACGGCCCTTATCGCTGCGACAACTTCTCTTTTTATAACATCAGACATTATCTAACCTCATAATCTTTCAATTCTCCTTGATCTAAAACAAGGACGTCCTCGTCCTCCAGATCTATGACTTCTTCGGCAGTATCTTCAGGCGTGGTGTGTATTGTCTGATCGTCTTGGGTATTATTTACTAGCTCAACTTCTTGCATCACCGTAGTAGATGTGATCGGCTCTACCCTAGGTTGTTCTGGGGGAGCTAGCTTAATTTTTACTTTTCCTGATGAATCTTTAAATACATCAAGTACAGTATATTCCAACCCGGTAGGTGAATGTACGATCTTTAATCCTTTACGCAGAATTACCTTGTTTTTTCTAGTAAGATCTATCTCTGAGATTTTCATTTATTATACCTCATAATCCGGCTAATTCTCTCCACCTAGCCATGGTAGAATCATCACTATCTGAATTTGTAAGATCAAAATTACCGGTAGGTCGAGTACTACTAACATCATTAGATTTGATACTGCTAGATCTGGCATCGTTAGAAACCAATATCTCCGATAATAAATATCTCGTTCCATAAAATCTCTTATTCAGATGTTTATAAACTGTTCTATGGATGCTTCCTATAGTCATTAGATTTCCTGCAGATTCTGTCTTTTTTGCCATTATCACTGCGACCAGCTGGGGAATTAATTCTGATAGTGTATCAAAATTCTTCTTCGCAAATCTCTTTGATGTTATTAGCGTCTCCTCATGTTCAGCACGCCACTTTTTAATAGCCGTCTTAACATGCTTGGCAGTACGTTGTGCTGCTCCCTCTAAACTGGAGTTAATAACGTCTTTTAATGCTTGAAACCTATTTTTTCTGTTAATGGTCTCTTGGCTACTCTTAGATAGTGACTGTTCCCAATCTTCTAATGCCGTGCCAATTGCTACGCCCGGAGGTACATCCTGAGGCGCCGCTTTAATCTCTTCTTCTGGTGAGCTTTCAACTTCTGGATCTTCTGGCATGTCTTCCCCTCCTTCTTTTTCACTAATCCCCGCTTCTTCAGCGGTTGTCTTTTCGCCAAGTCTCGTAATCTTTACATTAAATTTTGCTTTTTTGAAAGAGCCTTTCCCATCAGCTGTAGATGCACTTACCCATTCTCCATCTGGTTCGCTGTTGATCTTTACAAAAGTCTTTTTGTTTTTCCCTGTAGTGAAATTATAAATTTCGCCTACTTCTGGTTTTGGAATCTCTTCTTCGGCAATGCCAATTCCTGCAATGATATCATCAGTTAATTCTACACCAGGGTCGCCGGCAACTGCTACGCCGGCATCAGACATCATGGTGGCTAGATGTGAAGTAACAGCTGCAGCCTGCTCATCTGATGAAAATTCAGCTGAGTCCTTTGATGCCTTTTCTAAATCTTTATATTCTATTTCTTCAAATAAAAATGAAGAAATACTGCCTATAAATAATGACTCTTTCAACTTAAGGGACGCACCTACGGCCTCTTCAAAATCAGGTTGGTTTATAATGTCGGTCATATAACTCTTAATAAACTCTTCGCCTTTGTCGGATAATCCTTTAGACTTAAGATCATCTAAGAACGAATTAGCTATCTCTGACCACTTTGGTGCATCTGCAGCTTCTTCAGCCTCTTCGGACACCTCTTCTGCAGCATCCTCCGGGCTGACCTCACCCGCAACTATCTCCTCTACGTCATCTGCCGCGACGGCCTCCTGCTCTTCTTCAGGCATCGCCTCCAGCTCCTTGGCTGCTGGCGGGTTCATTTTTTGTAATAGTGCCATTAAGTCTTCAAGCGTAAAATCAGGTCTAGGCTCAGCCTTATCAGGATTTTCAGGTGCTGCGCCGGATCCGCTTTGATCAGCGGCTACGGCTTGGTAATCTTCAGGCTCTGCCTTGGCAAGATCTTCAGTTGTAGCCTTATCTAACATCTCAACATCTGCAGCTGTACCTAAGGCCGTTTCTAACTCTTTCATTTGTATAATTGAAAGTAACATGAAATCATCAGCGACCTCATCGAAATCCGGATCAACTACACCGGCTAAGAGCTTTGATTTACCTGCTGCTTTTCTCAAAAACCCGGTAAGTTTCCCCAAGAACCCGCCGCCGCCGGCCTTAAACGCCTTTTGAACACCTCCTTTAATTTTATTAGCATCCGGAATATCACCTGTTCCAGCTAACTCACTTAAAGGAACATCCTGCTGAGTCTCATCAATAAGGTCTTCAATATTTTTCAATATTAAAGGAATTGCTTGCTCTAAAGAATCTGCTATCTGTTTTGTTTTTGTCTGTATTTGTAAAACTGCTTGAAATGAAGATGCAATATCAACCTTAGATCCAAAAAATCTCCCAATATTTGCCATCATACCTTCAGGATTTTCTAAATCAAGCTCTGATACGAACTTTAGGGAATCAGTTATTGCATCGTGTAGACTATCTAGTGGATCTTTAAGGCTAGGTAATTTATCACCTATGGCAGCCTGTATCTGCTCAACTGCCTTTTTTGTTTCCTTAGTAGTTTTTCTCAGCTTTTCTATGTCTTTACTTTCTAGCTCCTCCATTAACAATGCACTAATATCGTTGTTGGCTAGCGCGTTCTCGAGAATAATTGAGCTATCACTTAGCCTACGTAACTTTAGGCTAGTCTCGATGATATACTCTAAATCAAACTCTCTAAATAAACCGTTTTTTATACTACTCATAAAACATCCATAAAATACTGGGCTATTTATACTTATTTCACAGGAGGACTAAAAGAAAATATAGAAATTATTTTTTTATAGTAAAAACTGATTCAGAAGTATGTCAAGAATAATTGTTTACTCTCCTAACGACAATTCCTGTATCCTTCATAAGCTGAATTCCGGCCGTATCTCTATACTCATCATCATAAATCACCTCTGAGATTCCGGCATTAATAATGGCCTTAGCACACATCATGCACGGTGATAGTGTAACATATAGTTTTTTAACTTTGTGATAATTATAGTCGCACTTAAGTAATGCATTAATCTCAGCATGAATAAATCCTGATTTGCCTGGTTCAGCTGAGTCTGCTTCATTTGGACCACCAGAATAATTTCCATTATATCCCACTGCAAGAACCTGTGTATTGTCGATCGAAACTACAATGGCACCTACCTTGTACCGATCATCATAACTTCTCTCAGATATTAGATGCGCAAACTTAAGCCAAATCGCATCCCATCCAGGCCTAAACTTCTTCATTCTTAACCTCATCGTCAAAAATATCATCCACGACAGCATCTCCAGGAAGTATAAAACCAGCAGCCTTTTTATGCCCACCTCCGCCAAATTTCTTTGCGACCTCGGAGACATCAACGGTGTCATGAAAAGATCTTAAGCTAACCTTTATCATTTTATCAATATGATCATAATACCAGATCATTGCAACATCACAATCGGGAGAAAGCCTGGCGCCTATTTCCGACATCCAATGTGAAGCATTTACGACCAATATGCTCTTTCCGTTTAATCTTCTTGGTGATGCCTTCTCAGAGACTTTTTTAACTACCGTTTTTGAATACGCCAGTATGTAACTTCCTCGTTTTACAGCATCATCAAAAACAGAGTCATCTTCAAACTTCTCAAACTCTTCAAACTCGAAAGGAACCATATCAAAAGCTGCAGCGAACTCTTTTGAATATGGTAACTCCCACTTCCACAGATCACGATCCTCTATGTACGAAATAAACTTTGGTGGCTCTTTTCCCGGATGAAAAAATTCCCATGCTAGCATGGCTCCAGATTTACTCATATTGAATATAGCATCCGTAATATCATGCAATTCTACCATGGCCGACTTATGATGATCAATGACTATCAAACCATCCGCTGTGTCAATCATTGCTTTTGTAATCTCATTATTAAAAGAAAAATCTAGAATTACAACTCTTTTACCCGATACATCTGGTGGGACTGAGCCATGCTTACACGCATAATAATCTGCCTTGTTTCCTAAAAGTTTCCATGCTGCGTAGGCTGCCCCAAAGCCGTCAGTACAGTCAGCATGATATATTACGCAATCAACGCTAGATGGCTCTATCATTTAATTTCTCCAAGGAATTCAGTCCAGGATGACTTGACCAACACCTGGCCTCATACATATCAGAACCTCCAATCATAATGCTATCCAAACATTCAACTTTTCTAAATGTATAATATGCATCTTCGCCAGTCCTAGAACATACTGCTGGACAAACCTCAACTCTTGTCCCCCATGGCAGAATATCTTTAATTTCATTAAATGGCTCGCCGGTGGCCGATAATTGTATCGACGCAATTACGATTGTGTATCCTGTTTTAAACAATTGAATTAGCGTCGACGAGCATCCTTCAATCATAAAAGCTTCATCAACGGCAATCACGTCAACTCTCTTAAGTGACGCTAGCTCAATTTTAGTTATAATATCAGCAATCTCGTAACCTGACTCGACGCAGTGCGCCTGTATAGACAAACCTGAATGTGTTTTAATTTTATCAGTCTCGTATCTATCATCTATCTTTGGTTTAAATACTGCAATAAGTTTATGCTGGTATCTATACCTGTCTACACATGCTAGCATTCTAGTAGTTTTTGAACCGAACATTGGTCCAGTAAAAATTATAAACTCAGGATCTCTCATAACACCCCCTCAAGCGATCACACCTATATAATATATTATCGTGAAGATGTTTATCACCATTTTTAAGAACCCTATGCGCTGCTAGCGCTCGTAGCCAATCATTCCAATAATCATCGAATAAACAAATCGATGAATCTAATAAATCTAATGCGGTTTTATTATGGGTGGTTTTTCGCATAGCGTCCTCAAACTGCATTAAACTATATATGGGTAGATCACCCTGTGGTAATTTAAGTTTTCTAGCTCCTGAACTTAATGAATAAGACTTATTAATATTTTCTGTTGATGCTATCTTTTCTAGCATATCAAAATGTCTCTCGTATACATGCAATGAATTACTGACATGCATATAAGAGCCTACATCAACCCCCAATTCATTTGCCATCATCTCCTGCATAAATGTGAACGCAGGAATATCGTAGCTTATCCCTAAAATTAAGTCAGAAGATCTCATATTGACTATGCAATGTAATTTTTCAGATCTTATAAAGTATTGTATTGATATTGTACAGGGGACATCAAGCTTTGCCTTTATAGAATCCTCCGGAACGCGGATATGAATTATTGCCCTTCTAGAATCCGGATCTTTTCTTAACTCCTCCTTTATAAAATCCCACTGAATAAATTGGGATCCTGCGATTCTTTCATTTTTCTCAAATATCCTAGCACCATATGCAGAGTTGGCCGTCTTACCATCATCAGATATTTTATTCCAAAATTTAGAATAATGAGATATCCACGACGTTTTATTATTTCCAGAAATATACCAAAGCATCTCCGCTATAACATATGTGAAAGAAAATTTTCTCGCCGGATTATAGATTAGTCTATCCCTAGGGTTTTCAATCTTAAAACTTACGCATAAAGATTCTCTAACCCTCTGGCCTCTAGGGGATACATCATATTCCCCGCTTGTTAACAAATATTTCGCCAACTGATTATAGCAGTCGTTAAACGAATGAGAGACAATATGCAATTTTTTTCCCCTAAAATCCCCACCATGCCCATGTTGCCTTTAAAGCATCATCGAAATCATGTACAACCTCAAATCCAAGATCATTTGTTGCCTTACTGGTATCACCTAAAGTATGTTTAACGTCTCCAATACGAGCAGGAGCAGAAACGATCTCTAAATTAGAAAATTTTTCCCTAAACCTAGATAATACGTAATTATTGCTATATGACTTACCGGTACAAACATTATAACAATCGCCTTTAAAGTTTTTAGCACTTTTCCCTAGGGCAATATTAATTCTTACAATATCATCCACATAAACAAGATCCCGCGTTTGCTCTCCGTCACCATCACTTCGTAATGTGTTTCCATCATATATTGCCTGGCACCATGCAGCAACTGCCGTTGCGTAAGGAGAACTGCCTAGAGCCCCGGGGCCAAATACGTTAAAATACCTCAGACATACAACATCTAAGTCATACAAGTCGCTAAATAACCTTGCGTAATCCTCCGCATGTAACTTCTGCAATGCATATGGGGATGCTGGTTTCTTTTTGCAATCTTCGCTGGTGGGTAGTTGATCAGCATTTCCGTAAACTGCTGATGAGGAGGAAAATACAACCTTTGTACCAGCATCAGCACAGGCCTTAAACAACACAACTGTCTTAAACAAGTTCTCTTCAGTTGTAAAGACAGGATCTTTAACACTAAACCCCACTCGGGGTTCAGCGGCCATATGAAAAACTATATCATATTTTTTATTAGAAATTTTCTTCAAAATATTTTCGTCAGTAAAATCAGACGTTATTACTAATATTTTGTCTTCTCTATCCCTTTTTTGTAACGCTGGCATTAACGCAGCCGGACAAATTCTCGTCACATTTTTTCCATCATGGGAAAATATATCCGGATCTATCTCTACACTGTGATCAACAACATCAACAACCCATCCCTTATTGTATAGTGCTTTTACAAGATTGCCCCCTATAAAGCCACAACCTCCAGTAATTAATACTGATTTTTTCATTTTATCAAACCCTCTAAAAACTCAACTGTTTGCTTAACATCAACATTCAGGTTATTTCTCAAATTATACCTTTGCTCATCAACAACCGCAGCACGATCTTCTGGTAAAAGACATCTCAAATATCTTACAGCCTTGACAACACTGCCTGAGCTTGATGCCATCCAATTATTTCCTAAAATATTATTCATCATAAACTCACAAGGTACCAATGAAGGAGTACATGTTGCTATATTCTCAAGATACCTAGGCGAGACAAATCCCCTCTTTGCATACTCTGGCTTTGTGATATGTGTAGTACATATGAATTTTCTCAACTGCTGCATGGATTCAGTAAACCCAACCCTATCAATAAACGCAATATTACGAAATTTCTTCGTTACATGTTCAGGAGACATTCTCTCCGGAGATCGCAGAAGCCAGTTTCCAAAAACTGATGTTTGAATTCCTTCCGGCCTAAGAGATTTTGCGGGACAATTATAATATTTTTCAAACATCTCATCTCGCTCGTAATTGTTCCCGATATACCCATACCTAACCGGGTCTTCATACGGCTCAACTAAAAATTTCAGATCTGATGAAAATGGTAACCTAGCCCTCTTTCTGGTAAGTTGCTTAGGGTCCATTGTAGGGTCAGCAATGATAGCCTCAGGCCACCTATTCTCATCCTCAGACGTCAATTTCATATCACAGTCCCATATTACGACGGGTACCTCTCCATGATAGTGTTGCAATAATTCGATTTGCCTGTCATAATCATTCTCAAATTTAGTATCACCAAAATTTTTCCACGTCTTCCAGCGCCACTCAATAAATAAAATATCACCATCAGGTAAACCAACTGGATCATATGTAATCCCGGGGTACTCATTTTTCTCTCTTCTTTTTTGTAGAGATGTTACCTGGTGCCCTGCAATCGTAAGTGCATTAACAAACATCGGTCTAGTGAATCTAGATCCATCAGGTGTATTCGGTTCGTTACAGTCTTCAAAGCTCTCACAAAATCCCCAATAACTAAACAGTACCCTCATTATACCATCTCCAAAAAATCAACGATTTCCTTAATTTCCCTATCTAAATCTTCATCATCAACATTTAACCACATTACATCACACTTGGTCCACTTAGCAAATGCTCTATACTCGGATTCAATCTCTACTAGCTTTATGGGATTTACCCCAAACTCATCATCGACATTTTCATAATTTGTGCGATAGGGAATAATTATTTTTACAGACATTTCAGCACTCATATCATCACACATCTTTAAAGCCCTCCAACTTGTTGTTCTCTCAAATACGCGGGAGTATGCAAACTCAGAAGGATGAGCCCTATCAAATATTGCTGAATGTCTGGTTTGCTTTAAGAAAGATAACACGTAGGGGTGCTGATATTCTATTGCTTTAATAAAATAATCATTACTTGAGCCAAGATTAAAATGATCCCATTCAAATTCATTCTTAAAAACGGGAATATCTAGAAGTCTTGACAACGCAGCTGCGATATTTGTCTTTCCACACCCGTCCGGACCATCAAAGATTATGATCTTTTGATCACTCATAACTTAAACCCTCTATCAATTGGAATAATCGCGCGAGAAATACTATCACATTCTATCAAAAAACCTATAGCTTTACAAACATCATCAACTTTTACCAATTTTCCTCCCATGGCATCTAGATGTTTAAGGGCAAAATCATCTGTCATTCCCTCGTGAACAGGGGATCCCCCAACCAACCCGAGTGATATCGTATTAAAACGAATATCAGAAAAATGATTTGACAAAGCCTGCTGAAGTCCAACCAGCCCCGCTTTTGCAGAAGCATAGCTCGGATCATAACTCCCTTTCTTTCTTGCAATGGATGATATAAATGTGATTGATGCACTTTTATTAATCCAGTCTTTAATTTGCCTAATAACCTGAAGTGGTACTGATAAATTTATACTTAACATATCATGAAACTGATTATCATCTATGTCACTTACTCCAAATGAGGGGTTAATTCCTTGCAAAAACACAATCCCATCTACGCCGCCATGTCGTGGTTGCCGTAAATGTTGAAGTTTCTCGATTAAATTTTCAACCAATTTTTCAAAATCAGGTCTCAAAAAATCAAAATCTTCTCTAGCAAAGTGAATAATATTATAATGATTAAAATATTTTTCGCTAAAATGACGTGCCACATAACCAGATGCACCAAAAATTAGTATATTCTTTATCATACCAAAATACTCCTGTGATACTTCTTACCCCTAACTAATTCTCGAACCTGATATGAAATCTGAGGTGCACACATTATCTTCCCAGATAATACTGAGATAAAGTCCGGACTGTCGTCGTACGTATGAACCTCAGACATTCTTGCATCATACTTATTCTCATAGACAGTCTTTACTGTTTTCATCAATGAAAGAAATTCCACGCCCTCCATAAAAGGCATAAACTCAGCAGACATCTCAATTATACGAGCCGCGATCTCTTCATCAGATGACACAACCCTACGAATATTTTTAATGTCAGTAGCATGAGATAAAACTCCGCCATCAACATGCCAAAGTAAAAACTCTTCCGAAATATTTCCATGAGGCATTATAGTACAATAGGGACCATCCATTATAGTCAGCCCAACAGGTGTGTGACTGAACTTGAATACTGGTACTACTGTCTCCTCAAACCGTAGTTCATGAGGCCGGACATTAAACACCTTATTTACAGTATTCAGGCCGGCGTATGTTGCATTAATAACCTTATCAAATATACACCTAGCACCATTTATCATTACAGAGTATCCACCTCCAGGATTTTTCTTAGCCTTAGTAATTTGTGTCCTTACAAGAACGTTCACACCTGCTCGATCTAATCGATCGTTAACTAGCTGTGCTAATCGACTGGTACTAAAAATAGGCTCTCTTACCCTAAAGCTAGCTGCTAGCTTGTCTCTTCTAAGAAGATGCTTAGGTGGATATTGTTCGTAGAAATCAATTTTAACCTCTTTACAAAAATCAATAAACTGTTCCGGGGTTACGAAGCTACCTTCATTAGCAATCGTATAATAGTTAGGGAAATCCGATACTACAGAATCACCATAATGCATTAAAAAACTGGGAATGCTGTCTAGACATTGTCTTGCCGTCTCTGGACTACGAGGATAGTGATAGCCAAAATGAACACGATTATGATTTACCCTGCTGGCTGCCGTCATCAAGGTATTTTCTTTTTCAATTAATGTTACATCATTTCCATGCTCTGATAGTTCTGATGCTATCGTGGTACCAAATATACCTCCTCCGACTACTAAGACCCGCATTATCTAATTACCTTTATCTTTCCGGATCTAGTTGAAAATCCAAAATCGCTCCTGTCAATTTCTGCCACACAAACTGAAAACTCTGATATATCTGTGTTTCCATTCCATCCCCAGTAGAACATCCGACTTTCCGATCCTTCAGTACCAGATATTGTCAATAGTAGATACGGCTTTTTATTCTTTGTCAACTTTGGGATTGCCTTCTTTACAATAAACCAATATAGGTCTTTTGAGTGATATTCATCAATTGTGTGAATGCCTCTTTTTTGTAGCTCTTTTTGTAACTCGTCATCCACTAGTAATTTCGAACTAAATGATCCCAACAGCTCAATACTATTCTTTGCTAGCTCATAAGATGTCCATTCGCTTGAAGTATCTGATTCAACCAGCAATTCAGTCATTGCTTTTTTACCTCTCCATGGATCTTTCCTTGTTGACTTTTTTATATCTTGGTTTTTATCTATTAGTATTTCGTGCATCTGCTTATATGAAGAAAATGCCTTCCTTTCGCCAACTAAGCCCATGGACCCAAATGCACAAACACGAATAAGTGAGCCTAACGCACGCTTATTAAACTTTGAATGTCGCCACTTACCTGATTCATCCCATAGTAAATCATCAACTGAGCTATACGGTCTATTTTTCATAATCTCGTCGATTGCGGCTAGTCCTATACCTTTGCATGATAAGAATGATGGCATAAATTTCTTCCCGTCTAATATTGTCCAGGTCTTTTCAGCATAATTTATGTCTAGAGGTACCGTCTTATATCCCAGCTTTTTAATCTCGCTAGATGCTTTTGCCAACTTATCCGGAGTACTTGACATAGCCTCAAGATAAGCACACAGCCATTCCTCCTCATAGTAGTGCATCAACCATGCGCAATAGTAAGAATCAACTGCGTAAGATACGGCATGAGATTTATTAAAACCATATCCGGAGAAAAATAAGATTTTCTCATATAATTCGCTAGCAACATCCTGTGCCACGCCATTTGTGACAGCACCCTCAACAAATCTGTTCTTTAAAGCTTCAGCCTCGGCTTTCATAGCATCTGCCTTAGACGCAGATCTCTTCATGATTGTTCTACGAACCTTATCACAGTCTTCCTGAGGGAAACCGGCTACAACGTTGCATAACTCCATAACTTGCTCTTGAAAGATTATCGCACCATATGTCGGTTCCAGAACCTGTTTAATAAGATCATGTTGATAATCTATATCTTCTGGATTGTCCTTTGATCCCAAATATATCTTATGCACATTAGCACTTAACGGACCTGGGCGATAAATTGATGTAAGCGTAGCAACATCAATAATACTCAAAGGCTTTCCTTTCTTAAAAAATGCCTGTGCGCCTCGTTGCGTAGCCTGAAATATTCCAGCCCATTTTCCTTGATGATATATGTTTCGAAACACTTCTTCATCATTAAAATCTATGACTTTCGGATCCATGTTTTGGTCAAACCATTTCTTCACATCAACAAAAGTCGGGTTCTCATTTCCCTCATGCCTCTTCAAAACTAGCTCTATACAACGTTGGATTATTCGTAGGGTTTCTAATCCAAGAAGATCAAATTTAATCCACCCAAACTCTTCCAGATGTTTATAATGCATCCCTTCGACCCAAGGGGTCTGTAGCTCACCCCTTGCGAGTATCAAGGGCATCTGCTCCGGAATATTTTCACTGATTATTACTCCGCCAGCATGTCGACCCAAGGACTTATTTTGCTTAAATAAAATTTCGATTGGTTCAGCTACCTCAGGATACTTTTCAATAAAACTTCGAAATGATGCCGAGTGTGCAATGGCATCTTCATACAATAACACGAAAAGGTTTTTGTCGGTACCCTTTGTAAAGACTACTTTTTTTACGTCATTCTCAACCGGTGCCAGTGCCTTATTTACTTCGTCAAAGGGTATACCATAAAAACGTGATATATCTTTTACTAATGATTTCAATTTAAAAGTGTTATAATTTGAAATAGGAACAACATTCTGATCACCAAAATTTGCCTTGAGTAGATCAATCAGAAGATCCCTATCGCCTACGTCAGTATCAATGTCTGGTGCGCCCTCACGATGGACAGATAAAAATCTTTCAAACAATAATCCATATTCTATAGGATCAACGTTTGTTATTCCAAGTACATATGCAACCAGACTACCAGCTGCGGATCCTCGACCCGGTCCTATCAACATGCGTTCTCTTGCAATATCAAGAATTGACTTCATCGTCAAAAAATATCTAGAAAAATCCTTACTGCGTATTACAGAGAGCTCTAGCTTTAAGCGGTCTATATATTCATTGTTAGCATGTAAGCCCTTCTCTATTAATCCTTTTTTACAAGCTTCTAGAAGTGCCGTGTTTTCATCAGTGCCTTGAGGTACTATATATGACGGCAGCTTCATTTTTTTATCGGCTGTGATATCGCCTATCATTTCGTGTGCTATATCATGCGTTCTCTCAATAGCGCTACATATCTCTTCATCATTATAAAAATCATACCCAGAAGATGTATTTGTATATGAATCCCAGACCTGTGTTTCGTTTTTCGGATATAATTCACACTCTAAATCGTCGCGACTTTGTGGTAACGAAGAAGGATCATAATCACGATAATTTAACCATCCTAACTTCTTATATAATTCTCTCTCTTTCCAATGTTCTGGATTTGCATAGTGCGAGTCGCAAGTTACTATTAATTGATCTGATAAATTGTTTCTTCTAGAATACTCAAGTATAGCTCTATTCACCAAATGTTGAGCTGGGAGTTTATTGAACTGTAACTCAAGCATAACGTTCTCACGCCCTACTGCGTCACACAGTGATCCATATGCATTTCCAACACCAAGGATTGTCTTCTCCATTAATGATCTATCATCTAAAAGAGAAGCATTAAGATTATTAAATGAAACTTCTTGTAAATGCCTGAATACTTCATATGCGACGGGGCCTCCTAGGCATGCCGTACTAAGCATTAAATGACCACCTTTAGCGGCCTCTTTTAACATCTTATAATCTACACGCGGAAATCTATAAAATCCCTCAAGATAACCTTTGGAGACCAATGAAAATAAACGTTTTAAACCCTCACTAGTTCTAGGTAGTACAACTAAATGATGCCGGCGTTTAACGGGATCATAAAATTTTGCAGACTTAGTCTCCTCCTCATTCTCTACAGTCATACCTCCTTCATTTATATCAACATCTATAATCTCATCATCGCGATCGGTTACTGCAAGAATAGGGGTTACTATGGACTCCCTTTGCTGTCTAAGTTTTGTGATCGACTCATGATCACCTCGCTTTGCCGCCCGGGCTAGCTTGTAGTCTAGACTCCATACATCTAAATCCGGATGAACATACATTTCACACCCGGGAATAAATTTAAAATTCTCACCAAGCTTTTTTAATTTTTCAGCATGTAAATAAGCATGTGCAAAACCATTCATGTGACCATGGTCAGTAAGTGCCCAACAGTCCATTCCATTTGATTTTACATAATCAATATGTTCTTGAGGGTATCCTAATCCATCAAATGTAGAAAATCCAGAATGTGCATGAAGACCTACGAATCTTGAGGGTGTTTTTTTCATTTTTCATAACCAATTTTTAAATTATATGATGGTTCTTGAGGTTCTACACGTAAAAGACCTCTAAAGTATTGTATCGTCCTATCTAGACCTTCATCTAGACTAACTTTGGGTACCCACCCCAATAACCACTTAGCTTTATTTATGTTGGGTCTCCTGATGCATGGATCGTCCTGAGGTAATGGGTAATAATTAATAGCATTTCGTGCATTACATTTTTCTAATACTATATTTGTTAACTTGGAAACAGTAATCTCATTTGGGTTCCCTAAATTAATCGGCCCAAAATACTCAGATCCCATAGCTAAAATCAATCCATCAACCATATCAGATACAAAACAAAAACTTCGAGTCTGTGAGCCATCACCATATATCGTTAATTCCTTACCTGTGATTGCCTGATTTATAAAGTTGCTAACAACTCTGCCGTCATCAGCTTTCATTCCAGGACCATACGTGTTGAATATTCTAACAATCGTCACATCAGTTCCCATACACTTATTATACTCATAACATAGAGTCTCAGCGACCCTTTTTCCTTCATCGTAACAAGCCCTGGGGCCAACGGTATTTACATCACCGTAATATTCTTCCGACTGCGGATTACAAGACGGGTTTCCGTAAACTTCCGATGTAGAAGCAAATAAAAATTTTGCATTTACAGATGCAGCAAACTCTAAACAGTTTCTAGTACCCAAGTATGAAGTATCCAATGTACGAAGAGGATATTTTTGATATGCTGGAGGAGACGCTGGACATGCAAGATGATATATTGATATGTCCTTTTGGCCCCGAAAAAACCTGTGTACAACAGTCAGCATGGTTCTCCAACTATCTTCTCGTGTTACGTCAAAAGGCATTGGTAAAAAACTGCTCTTATATTCTGAAGAGAATTCTTTAAAAACGTTTTTATCGCCTGTAGAGAAATTATCGATCCCAATAACCTTATGTCCTGAATCTAATAGACACTTAGTAAGGTTTTGCCCTATAAAACCTGCAGCACCGGTCACGATAATATTCATTAATAACCTACTTCTAGCCTTCTATGAATCGTAGTATCTTTCTTAACATATGCATTAAAAAACTCTTCAGGTGTAACACCCATCATAACAAGCAAAGAAAAGAAATAATTAAATGCGTCGACAGTCTCCTCAAGAAACTCTTCTCTATTAAATTCTTTTATTTCTGTTACCCTATGTGGTTTCCAGTTTTTTAAGTGTTGTAATGCTTCAAACATTTCCTCCACACCCTTAAGTGCAGATTCTCTTAATGATTGTTGTGATGCCTTGTCTGATAATACGACTGGCCAAGGGGGATATACACCAGGTATTTTCTCATTAATCCTTAGCATAAATTCTTCCCGTAGTCTGAATATGCTGATTAGCATATCCTCCTTTTTTTTATCACCCATTTTCTTCGCTTATCCCCTCCAACATCGAGGTGATATTAGTTTCGAAATTTTTTGCATAATCCTCAGACATCGTTAGCCGGCCGTCCTCACTAGTAACTAGCTCTAACTGGCGAAGGTTATCCACCACGTCAGTTCCAGTAAGAATTGCAACCTGCAATATTTTTGCAATTTGTGCGATCGTATCATCAGAAAGTTTTAAACTATTCATTTATCGTCCCTTTATGTTGTACGGATGGACACCAGTATGTTGTTCTACCATCCTCTGTTTTTTCCTTTATAATCTCATTATCATGAGGATCATTCTTCCTAGAATATACCGATAATTTAAACGAGTTGTCACCTTCTTTTTGAGATTTATAGCTATCACTCATTATATCTCTAATATTAACGCATAGATCTGCTAAAGTATCGTTATCTAAATCACAAACCCTAGAGTGTGGATTAATTTTTGTCTTCCATAGTGACTCCGATTTTATATAATTCCCAATCCCAGCAACCACGGATTGGTTCATTAATGCTTTTGTAATTTCCCATGAGCTCTTCTCTCTTAGCCTATCAATAAAAAGAGATATTTCAACGTCCCCTGATAGCATATCTGGCCCTAAAGATTGTAATTTTGATAAAAGATTCCCTTTTCCTTTAACAAACTTTAGAGTGCCAAAATTTCTCTTATCATCAAAAAAAATATCTAGATTCTCAAATGAAAATTTAACCCTAGAATAAGGACCTTGTTCCAAAGACCATGCACCGGTTAACCCCAGGGTATTATATAGAAAATAATTATTTTTCATAATCCAATATATAAATTTCCCATGAACACCAGGACCTACAACCGTTGTAGGCAATTCTTTTCCAAATAATTCAATTCCGCCAGGTGTCTTTTTAGAATATCTTCCTGAAATTATCTCTATATATTTAAGTGTTTGACCTGAAATATTTGAAGCTAAACGCTCACCACACAACTTTACTTCCGGTCCTTCTGGCATCCCTATATCTCCTCATCCATTGGCCAAAACTTACTAACGTCCGCTGGATCAGCAGGAGATAGATAAGGTTTAAGTTTTTGGATTATTTCTAATGCCAAAACTTCCCTGGCTCTATTTGATGCTAAATTAATCTGTAGCGTTGAATGCCTATGCAAGGTTTCATCAATCGCTGCTTTTATTTGTTTTGTTGTGTAAGTCTGCATGTTTTATTATATAATAAAACATTAAATTGATCAACGTCTAATTAATCTTTTTGGTCTTTTTCCAACTTTTCTTCGTGATCGGCCTGTGGAGTCACGATATGTATCAATAACATCGCGTAGAAGACTCTCGGGTATTTGAGGGTACCCTAAATGTTGCATATATGCCTGTAATATTTTCGTCTTTGTAACTATATCTTTTGTCTCACCCCATGACCAGATATAGTTTCTTGATATGCTATTTAAATTTTCACTTGATTTTTTTGCCTGCTTCTGTAATCTACGTAAAAGATCATCTTCATTAAACCCTACCTGCATTAGATCAATATCAACTTCACATGCAGAACATAGCAATCCATTTTTATCAGCATTCTCTAATGAAGATCTTGCCTCCTGGAATATTGAAACCAACGCATCTTTTTCATAATCTTCCAACCACGACATTGTTTTCATTCTATCAGGATGTGTCTTCATCGCTATTTTTTTATATAATTTTCTATATACCGGATCAACTGTTGACTTAAGGCTATCCATATCATTGACAGTCTCCGTGATGGGATCTTCCTTGTCCTTCTTGATAGTCTCCTCTTTAACTTTATTCTTGTCCGCCGGCTCAGTAGAACCACTAGATCCAGACTGCTCTTTAAATTTCTCGTAATCGCGGGTTTCTTTTTTTAAGTTTCTACGAGCATGGTCAACAGCACTTAAAAAGTCTTCATTATATGTATCAAACTGATTTTTTGTATCCCTGAGCTCTGAGAGGGAATATTTTAGTAGGCGTGATGCAGAACGTATTTTTCTTTCATTGATCAATTAAGTTTTCTTTTTCAAACAATATTTTTATTGAAACTATAACCCATAGCGGCCACAAATAACATCGTCTTAAAGAATCCCTTGATCTAACCTTCAACTTACACGATAATATCTTAACCTCAGACTGCTTACTCCCCCTAACTACGTTCTTTAATACCCAGCAAGAAAAAGAATGCCCAATCAACGCTAACCCAGCAGTCGTTGCACAGCCTAAGAGATAAAAACCAGCCAAACTATAAATAATTGCTTCTATCATTTGGACAGCTCCTTCAATATATCATCTAAACTAGCTGATTTCTTGACAGGTTTCTTTTCTACTTTTTTCTTAACCGAAGACACCTCCCTAGGCTCCTCCGTCAATAAGGATGCAGAAACACTCGGCTGTCTGGATTGTATTATTGTCTTTACGGCAGCCTCCACCTTGATGGCACGCTTAAAATTAGTCGTCATTGTGAGTGGCTTAAAAACCCGTTCATCTATAATGACTTCAAGCTCTGCAGAATAACTTCCTTCAGCTATTACGCCTTTGAGGGGGGGAACAACAACTGATAACTCACCGTCCGAAGATCTTTCACCCTCAAAAACAAGATCATATCCCTTATTGGTAGATATATGAAGCCTGGCCGTTGGACTTCCTTGTTCTGCGCCTTCAATTGTCACGGCAAATTTCAACTCATTTTCATCGTCTAATATCAGATCAAAATCACTCAATTTATAAACTCCAAACTAATCTTTTGTACCGGGTCTAAAATACTTAATAAATAGAGGCCTCGCTTCAATAAGTATTGGTTTACTCACCTGTCTTACTGAAGAAGATACAAAAGTAATTATCCCCCTAAGGGGTGATTCATCCACCTTTGCCATTTTACTAACGGAGCCCACTATTGGATATGATAATTCTTCTCCATTAACCTCTATAAGAGATGCCTTTATTGAGTATAAAACATCCGGTATTATTCTTCTTGCAGCTTTTCCAGCAGCACGAATAATATCTTCAGCCACTTCCTTAACAGCAGCTATAAAACCACCAAAACCCATAGTAATGATCATTCCGCCGTCGACATTTGGGCCAAAACCCTGAGTTACTATGGGAGAAGTTATAGCCATTATGGATCAACGTTTCCTATTAATACTGCACCATCAGTATTCTCATCATTTCTTACTCTTTGATGAACAGAGTCTACTGATGAATTTTTAGATGAGTTATACATACTAAATCTCGCAACAATGGTCGTATTATCATCATCGTAAAAAACCATTTGTTTTGTGGTCTGATCAAGCTTCCATCTTCCTCCGGAAATGCCTTTTATAAAATTAAGCTTGTCCTCGGTTTGGTTATATTCCTCAGTCGCATATACCGCGAGTAAAGCTGCCTCACCAGTATCCCAGAGTATTGAACCACTGAATAATGAAGAAAATGTTATTGGCGCTGCGTATATTCCTGTGGATGTGCCAACCTCATGCACACCGGTAGTTGATCTTCCTGTGACGGTCTCGCCTCCATACCCCACTAGCGTGAAACCGACCGTGCCTAAACCACCTTTTGAACTACCAAAATTGACATTTTTTAAAAGCTTTATAGCCACTATGGTTCTTCCTTTAAGATTTTCTGCGCTGCCCTAACATTCTTAAGTGATTCAGGGCGTTGGCCTGGTTTACGGCGAGCATTTGGATCAAGCTCACCTGACGTTATCTTTTCGGCAAGCTGTGCAACTTTTTCTTCTTTTCTATGTAACGTTTCTATTAGTTCTGTTACTAGTTTATTTGCCCTAGCCCATGTATCATGATCAGCCTGAGAACGTGCAAACTGCATCCTTAAATTTGTTGGTTCAGCGCGTAAGGCCTGATCTAATGTCCCCATTTGTTCTAGAACAAATCCCAACTGTTGTTCTGGTGTTGCATCCTTGTTTATATTAGTAGAAATTTGACGAAGGCGAGTAGATATTGCGCCACAGATTGAATCGGCAGCCTTAACCTGTTCCTTCAACTCAGCTGCGCGGCGCATTGAATTCTTACCTTCGGAATCACAAAGCGAATTAATATTACTTACTAAATTTTCAATATCCATAATCTCTCCAAAAACAAAGATAATCTAACACTAGATAATATAAAAATATCAATGAATATAAAAAAAGAAACCCCCCCGGCAAGCCGGGGGGGCAAAAAGTTGACTAATAAAAAATATTAGCCAGTTATGACTGTAACTGTATCTTCCTTCTCCAAGGCAAAATAGAATTTGACAACAGCGGTATTAGTTAATGACAACGCATAATCACCATTTACCGCACTGGATCCAGTGAGTATCAATTGACCGTTCAAAAACACGTCAACATTTCCTTCATGTTCACCAAGATCGTGTACAGAACCAGAGACAGTGACGGTTCCACCAGACGAAACCGCATGCGCCATGCGGTGTGTTTTCTTTGTTCTCGTCTTAGTAGTAATAACCTTACCACCATTCCAGTTTAAACCATCAAACGCAGCCTTTGTACGATCCATGTTACCAAGCTTGTTTGTCATGGATACCATACTATCAGCTGAGCCGATCGATGCCAGGGTCAGTGGTGCATCATTAAATGCATATGTATCATCCAAGTCACCTGAATTAAATGAGTATCCCAACCCTTCAAACTTAATTGAATCAGTTGCATCTTCAGTAGAGGTTACATTAACCGAACTATTAGATGAAATGTCCAGATCTTCACCTGCAGCTGCACCAGCAACAGTAAGGTCCATACCACCAGCAGAAGTTGCGATACTAATAGCATCATTACTTGTACCAGAAGACTTAATCACCACTGACGAATTTGTAGCACCAGTCACTTCGATCGTGAGATCTTCACCAGCACCATCAGAAGCAACAGTAAAGTTCGCAGCAACACCAGCTGAATCTAAGGAGATTCCACCAGCATCAAGAGCGATCGTTCCTGTTCCTGCATCCATATCAATACCACCAGCAGCGTTTGTCGCCTTGAGACGAATAGCAGCTGCATCAGCAACACCAGAAGCCAACGTAACCGCACCAACAGTAGCAGTAACCTGCACAGCAGCAGCAGTATCAGATACCGCAGTACCAGCAGTATTAGTAACAGAGTACTTTTCGCTAGCGGGTGTGCCGTGAGGTGCAATAATTACCTCAACGGCGCCGTTTTTACCAAGCTTTAATGTCTGACCATCAGCTAGTGCTGCACCAGCTGCGATTGAACCAGCTTCTGAGACAATGCTCAAAGTAGATCCATCGCCAGAAATGTGCTCACCGGAGTCGGCGAACTGAAGCTCTTTACCCGAAGCCATCAAAAGTGACTCAGCTGAAGCATCCATGCGGAAAACTTCGGTACCGCCGTCTTCCTTGAAGACAAGGTCTTGGTAAGTTGCACCTGTTTGAATCTCAACGACGGAAGATCCACTAGTAAACTGCAACATTGCAGTTCCATCTACCTTAAAATCAATATCACCACCAGCTGCGTCAAGAACAATGTCAGTAGCAGCATCAACAGTGAAAGTTGATCCTGCAGTCATGGTGACCGCATTACCATCAGCATTAGTATCTAGGTATGATCTACCTTCTTCAAATGAAAGCTTACCAACACGAACTTGATCCAATGAAGATGTCGTAATCGTTGTTGATGTACCTAATAGATCACCTGCTGTAGTTGTACTACCAAACGTAAAAGTAGATGCTGAGTTATCCCAGAACATTACCTTACCAGTAGCGGCAGCGGTCTTCAGAACAATACCTCTATCACCTGCTGATGTAGATCCTGAACCTAGAAGCATCAAGGGATCTTCAACATGCATATTGGTTGTATCAACGGTTGTTGTGGAACCCTTAATCAAAAGTGATCCGTCAACCTCAAGATCGCCGGTGACATTAAGGTTATCATTAACAGTAGTTTCAGATGTTGTATGACCAATCGAAACTGGAACACCTGAAGTAGCTGTAGCAATAACCACACCATGAGTAGTATTAGCTGATTTCAGCGTGACACCACCAGCAGTTGAGTCAATCAAAATAGCATCAACAGCAGTACCAGCAGTATTAGTAACAGAGTACTTTTCGCTACCAGCTGTACCATGCGGTGCAATAATTACCTCAACGGCGCTGTTTTTACCAAGCTTTAATGTCTGACCATCAGTTAGTGCTGCACCAACTGCGATTGAACCTGCCTCTGAGACAATGCTCAAAGTAGATCCATCACCTGAAATGTGCTCACCATCGTCTGCAAACTGAAGCTCTTTGCCAGAAGCCATCAGGAGTGAGTTAGCAGATCCATCAACCCTGAATACTTCAGCCGCATTATTACCATGAAACTGAATATCCTCACTGTGAACAGATGAGCTTAAGATTGCGCTTCCGCCAGACTGCGACAATACGAGGTAATTAGTACCACTATCTCTAAGCGCAATATCTCCATCATGAGCATCCAATATGATCGATCCACCAGCGTCGACCAAGAAATCGACTGAAGGAACGATATTAACATCAGCATCATCGGCGATTTTAAGGTCAGTACCATCATGCTGAATATAAGCATTGGCCGAACCAAACTCAATCTTCTTAGTAGAAGACATCAAAAGTGAGTCAGCGGATGAATCAACCCTGAATATCTCAGTTCCGCCGTAATCCTTGAAAACAAGGTCTGCTGAGCTTGATGCGCCGGCAAGGCTTACATCAACAACACCAGAACCACTGGTGATTTTCAAGAACTCACGGGTATCACTCTGATACACAACGTCTGCGCCACCCGCGTTGAGGTTGATGTCACCCTCTGAATCGAGTGTGATTGTTCCACCAGCAACAGTTATCCCAGAACCATCACCTTCGATCTTCTCACCGTCGTTACCGAAAGTAACACCGATACTGGACGGGACATTAATATCACCACCAGATCCAACACCGAAGTGAATATCAGTTCCGTCACCATATACATACTCATCAGAGTGTCCTAGCTCAATCTTAAGATTGTTCGCCATTAAAAGTGAATTAGCAGAACCGTCAATGCGGAATATTTCCGTATCACCAGCATCAAGGAACGCAGCATCACCAGCAGTAGAGTCCATCTTAATGGTCATGGCTGCCTGTGAACCGTCTTCAAACTTAATATCACCCCCATCGGCATTAAAAGTAATGTCTCCAGAAGCGTTTATCTCGTAAGTTGATCCTGAAAGGACACCACCTCCGACGGTTGCAAAGTCAGAGCCACCATTTATTCGTTTAATAGCTGATGCCATGTGACTCAAGAGCCCAGCTAAATCTCCCTTATTATTAGATCCAGACAATGCGATAGTCGCTGCCGAAGCAGATGCCTTTGATATATCTGATCTTATTTTACCCCTAGCGTTTCCGAATGATCCGGAAAGTTGCTTTAGGCTTAATTGATTTCTTAATTCTCCCATATCTTTTTTATTCCTCCGTTTTTTTAGACATGTAGAACGAAATGAAATGAAATTATATTGAAATGAAATTATTGAAATGAAATGAAATTATCGAAATGTTGTCTAAATTTAACAAACGAATGTCGGAATAAAGTCGGTTTGCGCCGACAATATTAAATATATTACACTCGTATTATATACACGTCAAACTTATGACAAATCATCGATTTAAGTATAAAATTTGCTTGGAAATTAATTGAAAAGAAATATTGAAAAGAAATAAAGGTATGAAACCTACATTGTTGAAAAGTGTATTAACGTGGGTAAGTATATAGTCCAAACTGTTTTTGACATATTTTATGACTTTATAACTGAGATAACGTCGTCCTGTTCTAGTTGAAAACCAAACTTAATACTACCAGACCCTATTACTACATAGTCTGCATGTACACCGGCAGTAACTAGGGCGGCTGAGCCTGACATCAACATTGAGCCATTTAAGTAAACATGCGTATTACTATCTGATACCTTTCCTAAATCTACCTGGTCAAGTGTCATATCCTTTACGTGAACCTGGGTATTTCTAACAACTGGTGCAGTACCTGGGTCAGACCCTTGAGGTATTATGTTTACGTTTCCGACAGACCCACTAAACTTCACTGATACTCCGGCAGCCAAAGAATTAATTGCACCAATTATAGTTGTTGTGTTAGTAAAGGCACTTATAAACTCAGTATATTCACCTGACCCTGCCAGCTTAATCCTACCGTTATTTCCTCCGCCCATACCTTCAACACCAGAATAACCATCACCAAAAGTTATTTGGGCACCGGCGGATGTTGATGCTGTTATATGTAATGTAGAACCTCTGGAGGCCAAAGCACCTGAGACAAATAGGTTCCTGGAGAAGTAGCCATCTCTCCATCTCCTGCTTACCCCATTGTCCTCCATACCTAGGTCTCGGGCATTGTCAGAATTTGGTATGATACTCGCGTCTGCCTTCACTTCCGCACCGGCCGGATCTAATAGTATATCTGCTGCGGCGACCAATGTAAGATCTGTTGAGACGTCAATGTAATCTGATGCGGTATCAACCTCAAATCTGCTAGCTCGCATATTAACTAATGTCATATCAGCTAACGTCACTACCTCAGCTTTAAGCGTTGCCTTTTTACCCACGCCCCAAGTATCATTAGCGACCCGGCCTAAAACCAAATCACTATCTGTTGAACCAGAGAGTATTGCTATTCCACCATTCTGATTTTGTGAACCGGCATTCATTGCTAGCGCAACGACTGGATCTTCAACTAATAAATTTGTTGTATCGACAGTCGTCGTTGCACCGTTAACGGTTAGATCGCCTGTAACAGTTAGGTTATCATTGACAGTAACTTCTGATATAGCATTACCAATTGATATCGGTACGTTAGCGTTTGCCGTACCGATTGTCACACCATTTGTTGTGTCATTTGTATCTATAGCCACTGTACCCGAGCCTGCGCCACCATCTGCATCAATATCAAATGCCGTAGCTCCCATCGTTGCCGTCGAGACAGCATCAAGGATAAACGTCCCTGCGGAATCAAGTTCTATTATCAACGCGTTAACATCAACCTTTGTCGACGCAGCATTACCAACCGTTATTGTTCTCGCGGTTGCGGACGTACCTATATTAATTGCCGATGTATCTGATGCGGCATTTGCGCTGGTTCCTATACCGATTGTACCAGCATCAAGAGCATCAATCGTAACACCCGTTGCACCACCATCAATATCTATAACAACAGCAGCTGCGGTTACTGAAGTTGAAGGAACTCCGCCTGTACCGCTTATGGTTCCGATGCCGATTGCCCTGACACCGTCAGTACCAACATTAATATTTTGATCTATGTCGTTTCCACCAACTGTAATTGTACCCGCGCTTGAATCAATAGCAATTGCCCCAGCTGCATCAACGTCGATACCCCCCGCCGTTGCATTTACATCAATTGCGTCTGCACCCGTACCGGCTGAGTTCAACTGGAGGACCTGTGCACCGCCACCAGAGACAGTGAGTGCGAGATCTTTGGCCGCTGTGCTGACTGTAATGTCAGAGTCATCGGCACCATTAATTGAGAACACTCCCGTTGTGTCTATTGCAACACCACCGGTGCCGGCATCTACATCAACACCGCCGGCGGCATTTGATGCATTTAAATAAATGGCATTTGCAGCAGCTTCAACCCCTTGTATGTTAACACTAGCAGCAGCAGATTTGATCGTTAGGTCACCGGCCGCAGTCTGAACGGTTGCCGCTTGATTTAAATCAATTAAACTGCCCGATATATATACATTGGTATTAAAACTACCTGGATCATTACCGGTAAAGGCCGTAAAACCGTGTAGTCTCTTTATCGCTGATGCTAAATGATCAATCGTTCCTGATACTGATGTTATTGCTATTGAATCTTTATTTGCGACTTTTGATAGGACATCAGAGGGTATTGAACCCGTGATTTGCTGGAAACGCAATTGTGTTCTCGATACTGACATAAACTAATAACCCTTCTAAACTTACTAAACCCTAAGGTAAATAAAATATGAAACTTGACAAACTGACGAAACTAACAATAACTGATATTAACTATACTATACGAAAGAAGACATCCTATCTAATAAATTAATTTCTTTAAATTTTTTACATGTGTATCAAATTTGCAGCACTCTGAACTTAAAAATTCTACTGCATGAGCCTTGCACAATTGATCATCGTCATTAAAGATGAAACTAAAACGACCGGTTGCATGTCTTCCGGCATGTGTAAGGGTGTGTCCCTTCAACATCAGGTATGCCGCTATAGCAAGATCCGATGTTTCATATGTCTTTTTTTCATCAGTCATATTGTTCCTTATATTTCTACCACGTCTACGCTTTTAAATATCACTCTTTTAACAAATAATTTGCTATAAACGTTCTTATATCTCTAACAATAATGTTAACCGCAAGAGAATTGTGGAAAATATTAATCTCTATGATCATTGTACCACTGTTGTTATCTTATCGTCAATGCTTAAATCAAATTTAAAATATAATGTATTCGGTCCAGTTATGAAATAATCACTTGATGAACCGGTTATCATCATCCTTCCGTTGACGTAAACATCAATCCTGTCCTGGTTAATGGCACCCTTGTCAAAGGAAGCCCCAGCAATATTAAGTATTGCGTCAGCAGAAAGAGGAGCAGTAAGTGTATAGTTTGTTTTAATTCTTTGTGAGGATATCTCAAATATACCAGCACTAGCAGACGAAAATAATATGCCAGAGCCAGGTGTAAGTTTTCTGCTCATTGATAACATACTACTAGATGTATATGTCAAGATTGTTTCATCAGAAATAGTTCCACTAGCAAAAACATTAACAGATAATAAATCATCCTGCGAAAGATCAAAAGAAAACCTTAAGGTACTATCATCTTTGATAAGATAATCTACTTCTTTGGCAGCGACCTGAGCCGTTGAACCAGAAACCAATAAAGCACCATTCAAAGAAACATCCACCAGCTCTGGATGGTAACCTGCAACTGAAAAACTTGTATTTGCAACTTGAATAAGTGCTCCAGCTGATACTGATGATGTTATAAAATAAGTCTGTTTTGATCTATTTTTTATATTATTTGGTGCTGATCCTGTTGCTGAGTTACCTGAGGAACCTGATAAGGAATCAAGCACATCATCTAGCATCTTTCCTACATATATAAAGCCTCTTGCATGTGTAGGAATCTTCGACGCGTCGTAATCTTGAATATATAAAACGCCATTATATGGATCTAGTTGCCAGTCTATTTCATCTAATAGTGCTAATTTATTACCCGCGCCGGCAGGATCACCATCGTATATATTAAGAATGTATGGGTTAGGCGCTGCCTGAGAGAAATTGGGGGGGATTATCTGTAGGGTACCCAAGGTTTCATGTAAAGTTGCGCTATTATTAAAGGGGTATGTTCCAGCACTCGGATTTGCGGTAGCAGCCTGATACCCTGGCGATAACTTAAGCTTATAACAGTGCGGGCCCGGATCTTGTGAGCCATCGCCACCAGCACCAGAATCATTTCCATCATAAGTAGTGCCGGTTACAACATGGACAGTAAAATCAACATACTCAACTGTTGCCGGGGCACCCATGCTAGCAGATTGAATTATGCTTAATGTCTGTACTGGAACTGCAGGTATAAGCTGTCCAAATAATGCCTGTGTACCTGCCTGAATACTTGAGCCTATTAGCTCTTGAGAATCTGACTTTAAATTACTGGTATTAGCTTTACCTAGAAGCTTTTTCTGTGCGAAGAGTGTTGCAGTCTGATTAGTCTTTCCAGCCATAACTTACTCCTTATACATACGTGACAGAGATCTGTGAGATGTACCCTGTCCAGTCTTTATGTGCTTGCATCCTTATGGCAACTAGCTCGCCCGTTCCAGCTCCCCCACCTGAAGTTTCTCCATCCAGAGTAACGCCGTTAAAGGTGCATATATTAATTGCACCCGATCCATCGATGCCGGTATCTTGATCTCCTGAAAGAGCGCCGTCGCCGTCAGAGAGCGTACCTGCGCCATCAGTCGAACGCATAACGTCAAGCCACCCAGTTTTACCTGGAATTTTTGCTTCGATAAAAATATTTTTGCTAGCCCCCAGCGTTCCCACTGTATCACCCCCGATATTTGACTGCTGTGCTACAGCCGTGGCGTCGCCGGTTATAGTAATAGTAATCTCAGGCCTGTCTCCGGAATTATTATTCCTAAAATACCTAATATATGTTCTAGTAGAATTTGATGGTGCACTATAATTTACGTTTGATAAGGGGCCCTGATAGATCCCTCCATCTGCTATATTTCTAAAATCTCCGGAATTTCCTTTCGCTTTGAGTGAATATATATGACCATTATAAACTAAAAGACCCGTATTATGGCCACCATCAACGCCATTCAGCGAAGTTTGTGGATTCCACTTATTTCCCGAGTTTGTTAATGAGGCTTGTGTTGTATAGCTACCCGATATTACCCTGTAGGCTTCATGTGAAAAATTTTCGACAGTATTTATATTTGATGAATCAGAACTGCTATATACTAGAAAATTTGACTTTGTAAGAGTCGTGGTTGTTGTTGTACCTTCAAACGGATGTATAACATTGAGTCGAGCGCCGGCGGTGTGTGCATCCTCTGGGAGACTTGACGCACGCGAAAAATCTAAGGTCCCAGTAAGATTTAGTACCTTTTGTTCGGCGTTAACAATGGTGGTATTGATCGCCGGCTTGGCCATTGATGCAGCAGCAGCTATAGCTGTTGTAACACCATCACCAGATCCCGTAATCGCAGACACTGATACGTTTGACAAATTATTGAATGATATTGCAGAAGCAGAATCTGAATATACATTCAGATAGGAACCGATCACGGATGCCTTAAAGAACGTTCTTGGATTTACGAAGTATTTTACGCCACTCTGATAGAATGTTGTTTCATCAGTAAAATTTTCCAGTACTGGATCAATCGTTACCGATGTTGTGTCACCATCGATAACCCATTCAACATAGTTTGTTGCCCTATCACCCGCGGGAGCAGTATGAATAACCCTGGCATAATTCCACCCATTACGCATCGTACTGGCAGATACGACCAAGTTTGCCGTTCTTGTCATCTTTAAGAAATCAGGTATACCATTTGAGCCCGTCGCGGGTTGAGATGTACTAACGCTTACAAACCCAGTACCACTCGTCAAAGACTGTGCCGTACCCGATCCTGGTGCACCAGCACCTGAAAATGTTGCTAAATCCATCGTATGCACAACGGCGCTATTTAGCTCTAATTGTAATGTCCCAGTATCACCCTCACCAAAAGATCTTACTGGATAATTTGGTGAATTTGCGGCAACACCCGATGAGACCGATGCTGTTACACCGGTATTTGCAGCAATGAATACTGCATGCCTATTAATAGGACTGCCAGTTGCATATGAGCCATTAGCATCGACTGATGCTGTAACCCCATGTGTGACGGCAACATTTGAATATCCTGCTATCGAATTCGATGAACCAAAACTTAGCTTTGCACTAGTGCCATTTGTTGTTGAGGTAATAGTCGTAAGATTGGGAGCATCAACGGCATTAGAGGCCCCAAATGTAACACTTATCTGCCCTATATTTCCAGTCCATGATGCAGCTGCCTCTACTTTAAGTGCGACTTTCTCGCCATTAGTAATTCTTCTGTTTCCAAAAGTACAACCAATTGTGGAGTTCAGCGTATTATCTAATGCCCCGTATACCACACCGGCGCCATTAGCATATGTACCCGATATAAACTGTTTTGATACATCTAGCCAGCCTGTCGCTTTCCCCCCAGAGCCGGTTGGAAACTTAACGAAAATCCTACATTTTCCTACGCCGAATGCAGCATCATAATTAATGATATTTGAAGACCCTTGGATCGTTAGCGAAACCGAGTCAGCAGCTGAGCCCAAGGCATTCGTAAATGATCTAAAAAATGTCCTTGTTCCAGCATTAATCCCAGAGTAGTTAGGGTTACTATTTGGAGCTATAGCTATAGAACCTCCCTCGGCTGCATTTCTGAAATCACCTGAAAGCAATGAATTTCTAGGTGCTACTAATTTTTCATTATAGAATAAAAGACCATCACCATGTGGGTTTGCTCCGGATACATGTGATGTAGAATCCCACCCAACACCAGACAAATCTGCTTGAGCATTAAATGAGCCCGACTGTAACCTCTGTGTCTCCTGTCTAAACGTTTCCAATATTGATGTTGATGTATCACTCAAGCGATATAATAATATACCTGATAGTGTTGCACCACCAGCACCATTGAGGTTTGCCTTAAGCGGGTGATCAACATTTATTGCCGAGGCGACTGATTCATTCAATAACTTTGTAGCACTTACAGTCGCAGATCCAGTTATGTGTAGTATCTTTGTGTGGTTTTCGCCCCCTCCGATATCGGGGAAAGCCTGATCAGCGATTGTGACATTCGTTAGGGGGGAAAATGAAATACTTTTTGTCGTGAATATATTTCTATAAGCGTTCGAAACACGCACCTTATAGTTAGCAGTTCCCGATGCATAATATTTTACGCCACTTAAGTTTGTTCCCGGTGTAAATGTATCTTTTGTGAATGCATTTCCCGCTGCGCTTAATGCGTTATTATCTGTATCATTAACCCACTCTACGTAATTTGTTGACCTTGTGACCGAGCCGTCGGTATGTGTAATTCTTGCATAATTCCATCCCACGCACTGATCAGCTGCAGCTATATGAAATCTGGTTGTCCTATGCTTAAAAGTTTCAAAACTTGTACTATTCTCAAATGTTCCAGTTGATTTAGCAGATAGCGTCTTAAACCCAGAGCCATTTCCATTTATATTATTCTGTGTACCACTAGCAGGAAGACCCAACCCGGTACCTGCATTTGATAAATCTACTGTATGTATATTTGAACCATTTACTTCAAGATTTAGATTTCCTAACTCTGCATTTCCAAATGAGTGAGAAGGAAAATTTAATACACTGTTTGAGTACCTGTCTTCTGATATTAGCTCATTAACATCGCCAAAGATATTAGTGGCTCCATTAAAAGTGCCCCTTCTAATGCTTGATCCATTACTCAGTAAATGACTATACTGACCGCTTGTATCAACGGCTGCGAAACCTGCATTTGTGGAAGAGTTAGTGTAGTGTAATATTACGTTTGATGATCCAAATGATAACTTAGCAAATGATCCAGTATTCTCCGGAGCAATATCACTTAAATCTGGGGCGGGTGAAGGAACGAGTAATTTTAAGATTTCATTAAATCTATCAATTGCTATCCCTAATCTAGTAGTTGGTTTAAAGTCGGTGAATAATCCCTCAGCATATGAGCCATCTTCCGGAACACCAATAGATGCCGTCAACGCCGCGAATCCTGCTCCAAGATTATTAATGATAATACCATCGGTGGCCCCGATAGTTGTAGGATCAGAAATTACCACATCAGATCCAGATCTGACGGTTAATGTTCTAACACTGATTGCAGTCACTTACTTAACTCAACTAACAAAAACGAAAACGAAAACTAACAAAACTATAATGCGCTAGTTAATTATACCGCGTCACTAAAAACATTAAATTAAAAAAACACAATTACTCAAAATCGATATCTACACCTATTGATATATGCATCTTAGGCACCCTAATGTGATTTGCAAGGCCATGCTTTTTTGCCGCAGCTGCATCAAGAAACCAGTCGGCGTGCTTTTTCTTATCAACAATCTTCATAAAATAATCATCTTTCTTACCACAATTCCTTGCCATCATACCATAAATCTTGGTGTTTAAACGATCAGCTTCTTCGGCGCCAGCTTTTAATTCTTCTACTTTTCCGAAGTCCATAGAAGAAACATCGTGAATCATGACAGTCGCGTTCGGATCTATGAATCTTAAACCCTGCTCACCGAATGTAAAAAGAATGGCACCACAACTCATTGCCTTTCCTTCAATAATTGTTGCGATAGGAATCTCAGAATATTGTATTGCGCTAATCATTGCCATTAAACTATATACCTGGCCTCCATATGAATCAATAACAACTGGAATTATTTTTTGACCCGTATTATGAGCAGCAGCAACCTGGTTATGAAATGCTTTTGCATTTTCTTCATCAAACTTATTCACCCGTACTATAATAGGACTTTTCTTTAATTCATATTCTTTTAAGAGGGGTGATATCTCAGTAGTCCACTTCACTAACTTTACTCCTATAATCTTTTATAGCTGCCCGTATTGAATCTTCAGCTAAAACAGAACAGTGTATTTTTACTGGTGGTAAGCTTAGATATTCTACTATTTCAGTATTTTTAATTTCAAGCGCTTCATTTATTGTGCGTCCTTTTATCCACTCAGTTAACAAAGAAGATGCAGCAATTGCGGATCCGCAGCCATATGTTTTGAATTTAGCATCTATTATTTTTTCATTTTCATCAACTTTAATCTGTAAGCGCATCACATCTCCGCATGCGGGAGCACCGACTAATCCTGTTCCAACCCTCAAATCATCCTTGTCTAATGCACCAACATTTCTAGGGTTTTCATAGTGATCTATAACTTTTTTAGAATATGCCATATTTTATCCTTTACCCACACTTAGATGCGCCGCAAGTTAAACATATCGCGCATCCTTCTTGGTATATTACGTTACTTTGCTCTATACTTGTACAGTTACAGGTGATAGTACCGTTTCCAGCCCTTGTTCCATCCTTTATATATTTCTTTAGGCACCTAGCTATGACCCTAGAAAGTGAAAACAAGTCAGCGTCCTTATCTTTCTGCAATTGTTCTACTAAATAATGGATAGGTACACCATGCCTTAAAGTAAGTGATAACGTTCGCGAAAAAGCACTATGATTAGGATTATCGAAAACTTTTACTATATCCTTTATAATTATCTCATCGCCATTTCTTCCTATCGTTAAATCATACTTAGACAACATTGTTTTTCTTGGTCGTTTACGAATTCTTCCTTGACCATATTTTTTAGGGATTTCAACATATTCAGATAGACCACCAAATATTTCATAAGGTCTATCATTCATTATTCCAACGAGTATTGTCCAGTCTTCACCTTTAATAGTCGCTCTATGGATTTCACAGTCTAATACATCAGGTCTTTTATTAGCATTCTCAACTAAATCAGGGTTTTTTGAGTTATCATTTTTATCACTAGTACCTATCAAGACACCAGATCTACAGCCGTCCCTATAAACCGTCACGCCCTTACAACCTAATATCCACCCAGCCATATATACATCTTTAACTGTTTCAATGGTTGTGTCAGAAGGGAGGTTCGTTGTATTTGAAATTGCATGACAAACCCACCGTTGGGCCGCGGCTTGGACTTTCACTTTTTGAACCCAGTTGATATCATTAGAACATGCCTCAAAATAAGGAGAATCTGTAATCTTCTTTAGTCCAGTTACGTCCATCCATTGCTTAAATCCATGGTGATAAACATCAAACTCCTGCCATTTATCTCCGGAATCATCTATAAAGTCCACTCGAGGATCAACATCATTCTCAGTTAACTTTTTTCTTCTCGTATATTTTAATAAAAATGCCGGCTCAATACCGGAAGACGTCTGTGTTAAGACTGATACAGATCCAGCAGGGGCCGTCGTTGTTAATGCAATGTTTCGTCTACCGTATGTCTTATTCAAAACTTCTATCTCATGGTCTGCAGCGAATATCCTACTTAAAAACTCGTGGTTCGCTTCGCGCTCATGATCGTGAATAGGAAAAGCACCACGCTCTTTTGCTAACTGGCATGATGAACGATATGATGCAATTGCCAAAGAACGATATATAGACTCAATACTTTCAATACTTTGATCTGATCCGTATTTAATTCCCAACGCAGCCAATGTATCACCTACCGCAGTTATACCTAAGCCGGTTCTACGACCTTGTTTTGCGCGATCTCTTATGTTTTTCCATAAATTTAACTCAATATTTTTTACAGCTTTTGGCTCTGGATCTTTATTTATTTTTGATATTATCTTATCAATCTGTTCAATCTCAATATCAACCATATCGTCCATAAGACGTTGTGCCTTCATTACAATAGTTGAAAATTTATCAAAATCAAATGTTGCATTGTCAGTAAAGGGATCGGTAACAAATGACTTTAAATTAATCAGCATTAACCTACAACTATCATATGGTGATAATATGATTTCGCCGCAGGGATTAGTTGACGTTGAACCAAACCCTTGATCTGAATAGATATCTGCCGGTGAAAGGCTGGTTGCATTATCCCAAAATAATAATCCTGGTTCTGCACACGCGTGGGCTGATTCTATTATCTCATGCCATAAATCGCTAGCGCTAACCTTCTCTTTGACAATAGGATCCTTAGAATCCACAGGCCATCTTAGCTGTACAAGGGTTTCATTCTTTACAGCATTCATAAACTCATCCGTTAGACGGATCGAAATATTAGCACCAGTTACCCGAGTCAAATTACGCTTTATCTTTACAAAATCATGAATTTGTGGATGATGAACAGATATAGATAACATCAAGGCACCACGTCGACCGTTTTGTGCAACCTCCCTACACGAATTAGAGAACCTATCCATAAAAACTTCTATTCCGTCTGTCGATCTGGCACAATTTTGTGTGGTCTGCCCTTTTGGGCGAATTGTAGATATATCAAAACCCACCCCCCCTCGACGTTTTGCTATCTGGACTAACTCTTGGTCTGTCTTACATATACCTCCGTATGAATCATGGGGTGACTCAATTACAAAACAGTTAGAAATTGACTGGACCTGATGGTCATTCCCTATTCCTGACATGGGTGATCCTTGAGGCACTACGTACTTAAACCTATCAAATAGCTCGAATATTTCATCTTCCATTAACGGGTTTGGGTATTTTTTTTCTATCCTTGCATATTCTTTAGCTAACCTTTTATGCATCTGTTGCGGAGTATTTTCATATATATTTCCGTGCTTATCTGTTAACGCATACTTTGTAATGAAAACATTAGCAGCTAAATCATCACCATCAAAATACTCTAAACTATCACCAAAGGCCTGCTTGTAGGTAAACGCCTTTTTTTTCATTGTCAATCACCCTGCCTGTATAGACGAACTTAACTCCTGAACCTCAGCCCATTTTTTCTTTAACATTGTTTTCATACTAGACTCATCTTGTGATACGGCTTCCTGTAACGTTATACTATTTTCATCTAGAATCTCGATAACAGATCTAGCAGTATCAATGCGTATTGGAAACAGTAAACCATCACGGCCCGCGCGGTTCTTTGCAACAAATAATCTACCGGAATCTGTCGATTTTTCCATAGGTTTTCTAGAAAGAGATAAGACAACGTCAGCAACCATTGCTTTCCCATATGCCTCGCTCATATTTTCTAGGCCTACAACATCAGACTTAGCAGATTCCCTATTTGCTTGTGACGCAGTCCAGATTGGGATGTTCAGTTCCATTGCCATATTCCTAAGTTCTTCATATATTAACTTCAATTCGTGTCTAAGTGAATCATAATTTCTAGTTGATCTCATAACATCAGCATAATCAACCAAAACTACAGCCGGCTTAAAACCTTTAAAAGCTAATTTTTCTATATGATTTCTTAACGTGATAATGGATGCTGAACCTGTGGGGTACTCTTTTATTATTAATCTCCCAAGATCTTCATCTTCATATCTTTTTAAGACTTTATCTTTATTATCTATGATCTCGTTGCTTGGTATACCACATAAATTCGAGTCATACCTTAAACCAACCGAATGTTCTGATAATTCAAATGTATAATGTAATACATTTTTTCCTAGTTTCATTGCATTAGCGCCTAGGGCAACTAAAAAATGGCTTTTACCAACACCTGTGTTGGCAGTTATTACACCAATCTCACCGCGACTTAGACCACCCTGTAATATGTCTTTTGCATCTAATCGCTTTATCCCCGTCGGGCATGCCATCCTATTAATTTTCACAAATCTTGCTTCAGCATCTTTAAAAAAATCGTGACCAACAGAGCTTGGAATCCCTACGGCAACTGCCTCTTTCATAAGACCTACAACACTATCAAAATTATCTGTAGAAATAAGATCAACAGCTTTTTCTAATGCACCACGAAATGCCTGGCGCCGACAAAAATCCAGCGATTTGTCTTTTACATACTCAATATCACCGGCTGATGGGTTTGATTTAATTCTATGAAGATACTCAACAATCTGATCTCGAAGAATTAAGTCACACTCTTCAGATAGATCATCTTTGACTATTGATACAAGTAATCCCATGGTAGGAAAGCAACGATATTTTTCATAATAACTAAAATATTTTTCGCAAAGATAAGAAAGATACTTAACATCAAAATAGTGACTAGCCATTACCTCAAACATTTGGGTTGCCCAGCGCTGGTCTGACATCAGTCCTTGGAATATCTTTTCCTGAAACTGCTTTCCATAATTTGAAAACAAAGAATCGTTTGATACAAATGTCTCACTATAATTAATTTCTGAATTTTCTGACATCTAATTTCCGCTCTTTCTAAAACTTTGGCTAACTGACATAAAGAATCGATCTACATCAAACGATTTTATACCTTCACGTATTAATATTCTCATTATAGAAATTTTATCACGAACCGGCTCAAATTGTTCTAAAATACCTGATATTTTTATAGATTGTGTCGCTGCAAGATTTGTCGTATCTAAATACATTAAATCCCAATTTCTTAATGCAACGCTCTTACCTAAAGCAACTGACTTAAATATCTTTAGTTTTGATTTCTGAGACAGTTTTTGTGATGACATTATAATATCATTAACAGATACATGAGATGGCCCCAAAACCTCTGGAAACCTCTTAGATAAAGCTTTAAACCCAACACCCTTAATCCCATCTATACAATCGCTGTGATCTCCCACAAAAGACTTCACCGTACAAAAATTAACGGGATGACAACCAAACTTGTCTATCACTGTTTGTTCATATATAAATTTCTTCTGACCAGGTGACCATTGTATGACTTTATCATTTATCAACTGATATAAATCCTGATCTGATGATATTATCACGATTTCATCATCTTTAAAAATATTCCTTGTGACATATCCAATAATATCATCAGCCTCACAATCCCCTATATAAAGTTGACATACCGGAACTTTCTTTAATATCTCTATCAGCAAACTTAATTGAGAATTTTTATTCTTAGATGAATCCGGAATATCACTATAAAATCTATTCAACTTCTTTGGTCGGCGACCTTTTTTATAATCCGGGTATATTGCCCTTCTTCTGGCTGAGCCCCCGCCTTCCCAAACAACATATATCGATGAAGGTTTCAATTTGTCAGATAAAAGCTGTAAATTCTTAAGAAACCCTACTATCCCACCAACATGCTGGCCCTCATCGCTCATTGTAGGGTTCGCAATATAATGACGTATAAAAACATTCAGACCATCAATAATTAGTACCGGTCGTTCCATGAGTCACTCTGGATCAATTATTTCTTCATTGAGATGTAAGGCAACTGATCTTACCTCTTCATAAGACTCAACGTCGATATTCATTGTGAAGTCGCTGTTAATCTCTCGAACAAGTGTCTTTTCCAATAACCCATCAATAAAATGAGAATACTCAGGATTTTTCATCAAATCACCAAACTCAGATTTATAGAACTTCTTCTCTAAAATAACTTCACCTGTTTTTGGATCATTAACAATCAATGTCTTCCATGCGCTAGTGCCACCAACCTCTACTTCATACTCACCGATGATATCTTTTCCATGCTTTCTCAAAATATCAAAAACTTGTTCATGCTCATATATACCTTTCCCAAAATGGATCTCAAAATTACATGCCCGAAATGGAGGAGCAACTTTATTCTTTATTGTCTTAGCTGATACATGTATTCCTATTACTTCCTTATCCTTATTTTCAATCTTCTGGCCTGCACCCAATTTGATTCTAACGGAAGAGTGAAATGGTATGGCCTTTCCCCCCGGGGTTACGGTAGGATCACCAAACATCACACCAATCTTTGTCCTTATTTGATTTAAACAAACCAGCAAAACGTTTTGATTTGCAATGATACCGGTAATCTTTCTCATCCCTTTAGAAATAGCTCGAGCTTGTAATCCAATAGAGTTTTGATCATAATCACCATTTAACTCAGCCTTTGGAGAAGATGCAGCAACTGAATCCCAGATTATAGTAATTGGTACGTCTTTATCCATTGCTTTTGCTTTCATAATTGTTGCTTCGGCAATGGACAGTACTTCTTCAGTACAATGGGTATCAACATACACAAATCTCTTAGAAATATCAACACCTAATAGTCCTAGATTTTCAACTGATGTAGCATTTTCAGTATCAATATATACAACAATTCCCCCTTTTTTCTGGGTTGATCTCGCGATCTGAATTGCGATATGTGACTTACCTATAGAAGGAGGACCGAAAATCTCAACGATCCTCCCTTCAGGTAACCCACCACCTGACCTATTAGATATAATGTAGTCTAACTGCTTTGATCCAGTTGATATCCATCTTTTGACATGTGTAGGAGACTCATCATAAGCAAGATTATACGCAACTCTGGATCCGTGCTCTTTATTCAAAGATTTGATTAAATCATTTGTGAAATCTTGAGCAACACTTCCTTTTTGTTTTGCCATGTTATAACCTCTATAGATCTTCTAAGTCAGCGAATGCTTCATCAAGCGTTTTATATTTACCCGGAGGTGCATTCGCAGAATCGTCTTGTTTTTGAGGCTGTGGAGTTTCTACTCCACGTGATGTACCTATAGAGTTAGTCGGCTCATCATCTCCGTTTAACCAGTCATTTACAATCTTCTCAAGCTCGGCGTAGGTCTTGCATGCGTACATATCATCCAGATCAGGGACAGACGTCATCCATTCCTTAGCCTTTGCCTGAGTCTCTGATAGTTTTGATACCTTCCCCCGAGGTCTTACTTCCGTTGTTGCCCACTGTCTACCTGGAGCCTTTGTGCAAGTAACCTTAATATCACGGCCATCAAGGGGATCAGTAATATCACCGTAGTCTTCATCCAACATAATATTCAATAAAGACTGGTATACCATCTTTCCAAATGACCAAATCCTCACACCTCTATCTTCTTCACCCCGAACAATTACCGGTGCATAACATCTCATCTTAGGATATAACTTCTTGGCTAACTCATAAGACTCCTTGGACCCATCATCCCGAAGCTTATTAATTAATTCCTGAATTGGATCATCCTTGCCAAATTGATATGGAGCCAACAAGCCTGGATTGTTTCCAATATTATAGTAAAACCACCTCTCTTTAAAAGGTTGCCCGTCATTATCCGCGAATGACAAAACCCTAACAGTGTGTTCCTCACCTTCCTGAGGGCGCCACATTGAATCCTTGCGACTGCTCGTCCCAGAAATCTGGTTCAACTTTTTTCTAAGAGCATCAAAATCAATAGCCATATTATTCTCTCCTTTAATTAATCAAATATCAAATTGCAAATTTTCAATACATGAATATTGCGTAGTAAAAACTAGCAAAAAAAGAAAGTATGTTCAGCTGTTTTTGCTATTTTTCTTCTTTTTATTTCTTGAGGCGGGGTATGTAGGTGTTGTTCCCAAAGGTGTTGCGGCACCGGCAACACCTCCAGCTGAGATCTCTTCCTGCTCTTCTGAATCTTCACTTATCTCATCAGGTTCATTCAGGATTTTTTTATTGCCAGAATTTCGTTCTGCGATTATTACTAGTCTTCGTATTAGCTTTCTTAAATGTAAAAAATTCATAATATTAACTATCCAAAGTAAATGATAGTTTCTTTGACGTCTGTAGTATTATTGATAATACGTCCCTGTTCATGCCTTGTTCATAAAACTTATTTTCATCCAAATGTGAACCTTGTGCTGTTGCAATTGCTAGCCATTCATCAGGTGTCAGTTTTACACCATAATGTTGAAGAAGGAAAAGAGTTCTATGAGGTATTGTCATCTTTCGAATGTTTTCGTTATACTTGTATAGTTGCCCTAGTTTCTCAATATGCCAAGAGCTTGTTTCTTCTATAAACAGATCATTTTCTAAATCCCCAATTTTTCCAAGATCATGAAGAAGTGAAACTTTCATAACAGCGCTTATACTAACGTCTCCCCCTATTTTATCTATCATGCTCCGTGATCTAGATGCTATATCTAAAGAGTGTTCTAAAAGACCTCCCGGGCGACAAAAACCATATGGTTCCCTATTAGATGCCGGCGCAGAAACTATTCTTTCGCCCAAGTCATCTAGCATTTTTGTTAAATTATGATCACAGAATCGACCACATAAATCATAATACTTATTCCAGTTTTTCTCTAAATTATCCATAATTTAATTTTATTTTAATTCCTTAACGCCAACAAAAGCCTGCGTCATAGCTTCGGTATTGTATATAGCCTGGCGAAGTATTAGTAATACTTTTTTAATATCATTTGCCTCTGATGCCGGTGCCGGATTTGAAATCCTAAGATTTGACATGAGTGTCGTTGGATCAGAGACGGAAAGCATCTCAGCTTTCTTTAATTCTTTCTTTACTCCCCCCCTGCCTACCGTACCCTTCTTGACAGCACCGGTGCCGGTATCTAAGGCCTTGACTATCACGGCACCCCCTTCTGCACCAACCTGCACATCTGTTGACAGTGTCAATAGGTTTGCATTTCTTGCACCAACAAGTGTATGCAAGACATAATATGCACCATCCCTAGCGGATACCTGGCCTGGCATTACCTGCAAACTACCTTTCGCTGCCGGTTTCTCCGGTGAAGGTGCTGGTTTGGTTTGCTGATCTTTTCCATTTTCTTCTTTTTCAAATATGTACTTCATATAATTCTCCGATCCACAAATTAAATACTACCCCACTCGGTCAAGGATAATGGGAAATATCCTAACTCACAATTAATTCCGGAAGAAACTAGTTCTCCGATATTAGGATCATCCTTGTCTACTTCAACTATAAGCGCATCATGCAATAAAAATAAGGGCCTGAAATGTGTATTCGAAGATTTTGCCTTCTCAACCAATGAATGAAATCCCACGTATGAAACATCTACTGCCGTCGACTGAATTTGATGATTCACTATATTTCTACTCTTCTCTTCATCACAAAAAATAGGGCGCCCAAAAAAATTCATGAATGATCCAAATTCATCTGCTTGTTTCTTGAGCATCATTCTCAAACCGGTGATACCAAAATAAGAAATTATACTACTCATTATCTTTGTTGCGTCAAAAATTGGAATATTCAATATTTCAGATATCTTTGATTTTGTCCCACCATATAATGTTGTCAGTACCGCTAGTTTACATGCCGTCCTAGATATATCAAGCCCGATATTTTCCCTAACGTCCTCGTATATATCATCATTAGGTGTCTGCCCAGTAAGGTATGCCGCAACCCTAGGTTCCAGCGAGATAAAGTCTATTCCAACAATCTTTTTTGAATCGTCAGCCGAACAGACTATATCCCTATATTTCGATGGAAGCGTTAAAATCCGCGGCCCACTCTTAACAACCATCCTACCAGTTTGCGTAGACGATTGAGAATAAACTACCTTGCCAGACTTATTTCCGGAAACAGGTTTAAAACTATTAATAGCAGACAAATTGGTAGGGTTCTTCTCTTTTGAGACATATAGGTCAAATTTTTCCAAATTTATAGAAGCATCATCAAGGGCTGATAGAAGCTCCCTAGATTTTATATATGTTTGCACATAGACGTTCTTTAGAATGTCATCAGATAGTGATGATATGTCTCTAATGATATCACGAAGTTCACGGACGTACTTTTGTTGACCAACGACGTGCCTCATGGGTATATCAATGCTATCAACGTCAATTCCTAAATTTCGGAATGCCATGACATGATTGGCATAATTTAATACTGGGCCCTTTATTTTTAAAATATCAAAAAGAATATTCAAAGACCTTATATGATAGTCATCACCATAACACCACACGTCATTTGATACGTGGGGGGACCACGAAATTTCATCATCACATTTAATAATCAGGTTATCTTTTGTGCCTAGAATTTTTTTTGATATAGCAATCACATAAAATGATACAAAAATAACCTAGATTGTTCAGCTATTTTTTGCAACTTAATCTAATGTTCAATTCCCGCAATTCCATAAATTGCCGAGGCAACCTGATCCATAGATGAACGATACTTTCCCCATACCGCACCAGTAACTAACTCAACACTAGTAGTATACTGACCTGCCTCTATTTTATGTGTCACGCTTGTTACCCTATAGATGTTGTCAACCGTAGTCCCGGTACCAAAATCTATAAAGATCTCTTGCATCATTTTCCATAATGGACAGCCTAAAGTTTCAATTGAAACCTTTACCGGTGAAGTTTGTAAAGGTAGCCCTAAGTCTGTCTCATGTCCAGGACTACTTCCTCCAACTTTACCCATTCTATCCATCATAATACGTGACATTAGACCATCTGACTCGCTTGATACATCTGCTGAGAGTATTCCGGATGCTTCCTGGCCATATCTAATTGATGGCACACCGACCATAACAAATTCCTTTATTGCCTGGAATCCCCCTTTAACCCTGTAACAACTTAAGGGAATACCTTTCACGTTAGTTTTTCCTACGGTCTCTTTTGCTAAATCAACATCTACAACTATCCCTAGCTCCATGGCGCGATCATGTACATCAGACCATGCCTTGTCGGAACCGTTCTCCCCGTTATCTGCGGCGTCTCTTAACAACTTAAGAGACTCGTTCGACGACTCATTTAATATTGAAGAATAATAGGGATATGTCTGGCATACATTATCGTATATATGAACCCTCAATATTGTTCTCTCCACGCCAGTTGGTCCGGAATTAGGGTCATCTGTTGGATCAACTATCTCCGGAACAGCCTCTAATATTATGCCCAGTTTGGGCGGTGCAAAGTGGGCCTCTTTTTTTGTTGTGGCTGATGCATAGATTTTTTTCAATATTGAGTTTGTCTTATCACTCAATAATGAAGGTTTCTTTCTCATAGCATTTGTTTTAGCCTTTCGTTGAGTCCTATCTTCTCTAGAACGTGTGCTATATATCTCTCTCATACCAAAGGCCTGGTTTCCATGATCTTCCATAAAGTATTTATTAATAAAGCTTACGAAATTTGCAACCGTCATCTGATGGTTTGTTTTTAAGTGTTCACGCATAACAACCTTCAAATCATGTAAATCTATAGGAAATTGTGCAATATTCCAATCATACATTGCACCGGCATCCTTATTGAACATTCCCCACGACACCTGTATTTCATGGAATTTTCCTGTATCCAATAGGGGTACAAAAACTAGATTAGCAAAAAGCTTCCCAAGACTAACGTAACCGCGTGTAAACTTAGCAGCCTGAGTCTTTCTATTGCATGCCCCTGGGCCGTGAGGGTTATCCCTAAACCATGGATCACTAAATGAATTATCCGAGAGGCCGTCAAGTTCTCTACTAATAAATGACGATGCAGATTGTCTATATTTTGCAACCGCATTTCCGCCTTTTGTCTTGCGGTGACCTCTCCTTAACTTACTATCCTCACCTGATCCATCTGCGCCGTATAACTCGCTAAGTGCGTCGGCAACCTCCTTTAATCCGGAGGTTGGTGGTGCATTTCTATTCTGTTTCAAAAATGCTCTAATCGCTTTTTTGGAATCTTTGTCTAAAGATAATGCACCGTCAACTGTTGATGAAGACTCTAAAAAATCATACGGATTATTATCAGAAGCTCTTGTAGCTACCTCATTAAGCTTTGAATATGCTTTCCCTATTTTCTTTGTTAATCTTCGGATTAGCTGATGATCTTCTTTAGATCCAAACTGCGTTATTCCCTTGTTGGCGACGTCATGATTTCCCATCATGGAAACCTTAACACTTAACGTAACCTGTCCTACGTCATCGAAATTAAATGACGTATTTACAATCTGGTATTTTTCCCTTGATCTTAATGAACCTATGAATGCACCAAATGCATTTCCCTTACCTTCGGCTGAAGAATCGAATATAGCATTCCCATGAACCTGAAAATCTGGATGTCCCCAACCATACTCAATCAATAAATGCTCATTTCCTAAAAAGCTAGGACTCACAAAACCCGATACCTCAGCTAGCCTTGACCGGTCATGACATACCAGCTCCAATGTTGCTTGTGTATACACAAAGGTTTGAACTGATGGTGCGGAGGTTATCTCTAGAGAAAGCAATGATAAAAATGGTCTGAATCTATCTAATACAGGCGCAGCACGTTCACGATATGGTACCTTGTCAGTTAGCTGAATCTCATTATCCTCTGAAAACATCTCATTAGCTGGTACTAGCGTCTGGGGGGCTGTAAATATTTCCATACCAGCAGTGTTGGGTTGAACCACACCTTTCTCGCCACGTTTCTCTGCAGTTGTTTTTGTGGGATCTGCCTTGGCATTTAATAACGCTATCATGCCGTCATTATCAACTGGGTTAGCCTCCCATATTTTAGGATCAAACTCAGAATCCTTAACTTGACCCATCAAAAACTTGCCCAAACTTAAACCCTGTAATCTCCTGCCATCTGCGGTATCACCTATTGTACTAAAATCCTCAAATAAGGTCACGTCTATAAATGGTACTGCTCTGCTGACCTCTAACGTAGGCATACAGTTCATGAAAACCGTAAGCGCACCAACATCACGAATTGCGGGGCTTATCCCACGTTGTAATATTTGATTATATATTAGGTTTGGTTGTGCCGTCGTAGGTTTTTTATACTCAGTATTAATCTCTGTTGCTATCGGCATGCCTGTTGATCTAGAAATCTGATCATTTATTGAATCGGTTAACTTCCATTCGGGAAGACCATCTGGTGCATCCACCTCAAAACCTTGTTTTGCTATTATCTTAGATGGGGATCCATTCCCATTGAACATTGGTTTAAGTGCACCTGCCGCGGCTGGATCAAATGTCACGCAAAATGTCTTTGCCATATCAGCAGCAGCGGTTGCCTCAGCAAAATCCTTACGATCTTTTACGGCAGTCTCGATACCTTCAAGCAGACGGGAGAAACGAATACCTCCTAGAGACGAGTCGTATAAAAAATCTGTCATAATCGACTCAGTAGTTATTTTGGGAGTGCTTGGGGGCTTCGGCCTCGACTCTGGAAATAGCTCTTTTTGACGAATCGCTTGTAAAATTCCGCCCTTCTCAAAAACTTCAAAAAACCTACCCAATGCTTCAATCGCCTGCGAGAGTGGTGGCTTTGGTAAATCACTCATGCGACTAGACCCATAACTTGCCTCAATGAAGTAGGGATTAAAATCTCAGTACCCGGAGGTACCTGTAACCACCAGCCTATGCCACTAGCAGCAGCAATTACCCACCACAGACTAGCATCACCATATTCATGTTGTGCCATTACGTCAAGCCGTTGGCCTTCTCTCAATACCGTCATCTTTACACCAATCATCCCGTTATCAACCGCACGCGTGATTAGGTTGCATGCATGACTTGTACCGGTAAACCTACCAGAACCCATTCTTGGTGCGCGCAAATATCTAGATGGCATAACTCACTCCTTAATTAAAACAACCCGCCGTCGGGATCCTCACCTGCGCCGCGGGCGGTGAATTTACCTCCCTTTAGTACACCTATCACCTTTAGATCATCTCGTTCAGCCTCATTCTCGTCCACCGCAGCGGATGCATAAGGATTACCGGCATATAATCTAGATGCAGATCCAACGTTGTAGGCTACGCCACGTAAGCCACCATCGTGTGTTAGGCCTAGAGGTGTATCATGTATCGGGCTAAATGATACAGATAACTTAATAAGTTTTGGTGCCCTATGCCCATAATCAATCTCCCATGTAGCGTCAGTCCAATCCATCGAAAGTGAAGTTATATATCCGGCCATACCTTTACCTTTTGTGGTATTGAATGCCCTAACTATCGCATTCTTTTTTGGATCTAAAAAGTCTTTTGGATCTTTAATTAACATTTTCTTGTCTAGGCCTGCATCAGCTATACCAGAATACATCTTGTCAAAATCCTCTTTTGTCAACCCGTTAATCTGCTCGTGCGTTATAACAAAATGCACATCTTTGGCTTTTGGAAAAAGATCGGTTGCCGTTTCAGCATCAGGCTTAACAACGTAAAAAAGTGACATTGAATCACCAGCGCCCTTCATCAACTCAAGAAAAGCCTTATCTGCCCTACCGGTTTTTGTAATTTCAAATTTCATCTTAGAATCAACAGGAAATTTCTTCTGTTTCATCACCGGTTCAGCGCCTCGCCCTTTATATGCTTCGTCCTGGAACATTAGAAATGTACCATCATCTTTTCTGGCAATTAATGAACCACGTCCAGTAAGATGAACCTTATCTCCTTCTGCGTATCCCAAGCCATCCGGGCCGCCGCCGAAGACTGTATTTTTATCACCTGGATTTTGTAACTTTGCAGCAATCTTGTCTTCTGCAGCAGTAATTGCTTCCTGCCTAGCCTTAAAATCAAACTCAGATTTCTCCGCAGGTAAACCAACACCAAAACTTCTGCCTAAACCCATAATCTCGGAATAATTTGAACTAAATAAATCACCAACTCGCATCCTAATAATTGGTGAGGCAGTCTGTAATTGAGAAAATGGCATAATAAAATTATCTTTGTTATCGGCCGTAACCATCATCTTGCCTCTAGAATATTGTGGATATATCATTGAAACAAGATTGTTCATATTAAACCACATAACATTAAAATCTTCTTTGCTGGTCGCGACGGCCGTAAATGAAATGCTGACTGATCTCCTTGTATTCTTGTATATTGCAACTGGATCTGCGCGACCATATCCTTCAACCTCTGTCCACGAAGGTGAGAATGAATCGCTATATGAATCTAAAAATGCATTAAATGCAATTATCTGATTGTTTCTAAGATCATGAAAATAGAACGGCATATATTCTGCATCTAAATTTCTCTCTATAAACTCAACATATTCATTAGAAAGCCTGCCATCATTCGCCGATAGTTGAGCTAGCTCCGTAGGTGACCAGGATGATTGACCTGCGTCTTTATACCCAAGCTTTGCTTCATCCTCAGATGCCGCTGAGCCTTTCTCACCTCCGCCGGCCTTTCTTGCAGAAATTGTTGTCCCTAATTGATGCTCTACCGCGCCGGCCTTTGGTCTGGTGGCTGCCCAGGCATTCATAACGGATGCCGGAATCAAATATCTAGACGGGGGTGCAGAATGTTTCCATGCCATATTATGATATAGATCATATGAATGAAATGGGGTAGAGGAAATCCTACTCTTGCCACCGCGGTGAGGACCGGTACTGGGTAAGCTATCCAGGTCAGTATCATCAAGCCGCGGGTGGCCGCGGTATCTGTATGCCGCCAAGTTCCCAGCAGCGATCATAGTCATGATAAACTTATATGTCATACTTTTAGTAATCGTCGAGAATATATCAAATATCGCTAAAATTCCTGATATTGAAAATCCAATATTACCAAACGCCTCAGCTACCTGAGTTGTATCGGCAATAACCCTTCTCATCACTATTGCATAATATCCTGGAGTAGAGAGTAGATAACCAACATCACCCGTTAGCATGCCTATTAATAGATCAGCTACACTAAACTCACCTTTACTGATTTTCATGCCAAGCCATTGGCCAAAACCCAAATTAAAACATTTATCAATTGGATAGTCAATAGCAGGAATCTGTAATGTATCCCTCTGGAAGCTTGACATATTCGGAGAGTGATTACCTTTAGCAAGACTCTTTATGCTGAAAGGATCTTCAGCTGGTTGTCTCATTCCTTCAAATTTCGCAAAGAAATCGATTACAAGACCGAGGATGGCAACAATTAAAAATATAGCAATTGCCGCGGGTATTGCAACGGTAGCCATCCCAATCTTGGCCATGGTACCGCCAGAAAATGGTTCCAGATCTGAATTTAAGACCCCAACACTTTCTAAACTGTCTTCGGACGAGTGCAGGGTTGTCCTGTCCTTTGTTAATCCGGCACCAACATCGGTGTTCTTTGCACGGAGATTACTTACGCCTATTGTTAGTATTTGTGGTAATAGTTGTTGACCCGAAGGTAACAATGCCATTCCTTGACCGGTGTCATCCGCATGACCTACTTGTGATTGAAGCAACTGGTCACCGACATGGGTGAGTGCGCCGAATTCAACCTGCGGTGCATCAGCATCATATTTACCAAATTTCTCTTGTACGGATCCCATCCCGCTTATTTTTGTAGAGTGGGCATGATCCTGCATGTATGGGGTGCCTGCCTCTGGATTAAACCGATTAATCTTTAATACAGCAGATAACTTTTGTTGTATGGGGTGCAGATCGGCATATGATTTTGGCTCGTGCACAGCAGGTGCACCCGGTGTGGCGTACAGATCGGCCGGGCCGTCCTCACCATCTTTGGCTGCTTCCCCTTTGCCTTTTATCATGGGCAATAATGTATGACCGGTACCTTTAGCCATCTCGTTGAGATGAATGGGTTCTTTTGATCTCGAAAAATCTGATTTTTTTACATTATAAAATCCATATGATGCATTCGTAAATGAACCTTCAGTATTTCCTTCAGACACATCCGCGAATGTTCCAAATGTAATACCAGTATCACCGGCCGTGCGCGCGGCCTCGGATGGTTCTAACGATGCATTAACTGATTCATTTATATTTACTTCATCTAACGCTTCACCCAAATTTGGCTTAAGGATAAATGCGTTCGGTCTTCCTGCTGAGCCAGCAGCGCCCATAGTAACAAGCTGTGCCCATGACGCTAGCGTCTCCCGGGCCTCTTCAGACAAATCCTGATTCGGTGCATCCAATAGTGGCATTGACCGATCCGGGTGTGGGTTATACAATTCCTCAGGAGGTCTTGCAATTGATGATTTTGTCTGATTCGTTGTTGGCATTAATCAGTATCCGATATTATTTTTTTAGCTAGAGCCTGCATCTTTGCATAATCATTATGACCAATTCCATCTAGATCACTTTTATATCTACTTACCTTCTCCTGCAACTTCTTCATCTGAATCGGATTCTTTACTTCTTTATGCGCTTCAATTATCTTCGCAGCAGCAATTAGATATCCTGAATATTCTTTTAACAGTCCTTCCTTCATACCGTCAGGCTGCTTATCATAAGTTGAAATAAATGCACCGGCAAAATTGTCACCGCCTTCGGCTCTCTTTCTAAATATTTCCAGCCCCTTTTTTACTAACTCATCTTTTAATAATTCGTCCATTTGATATAATACCTTATTAGTTCTATTGCGTCTTTGAGGCAACGGCCGATCTCTTAGATTTACTGGCTACCTTCTTCTTCGGTCCGGCCGCACTGGATTGTGGGGTGCTAGCCTTTCCAGCCTTAGTATTACTGACGGCGGCGGCAACAGACTCTGCATCCAGCTTAACGTTAACCTCAATCTGGATCTTGTCAGTTACATCATGCTTAATAGTGAGTGAACCATTTGTGTTTAATGCTTTTGCAATGTCTAACACAGCCTTAAGGCCACCCTTCTTAATTCCATACATCTTGTTAAATGTGGTCACACCCTCAGAAATAGCTATGCCTACCTCTTTTATCTTATCACCAGGATTATTAAAGGTGTTGATATCACTACCCAGTTTTGCAGCCTCAAGATACGCTATAGACATCTGGCTCATTGCCTTTACGTTCTTCTCCGTCACCCCTAGGCTGCCCAGTTTCTTGATATTCTTTCCTACCCGCAAGATATCGTTGACCACGCTTCTCGTTATTCCATCTTTCAGCATTTTGGCATTGGCTTCCAGCTTCGTAGTGCCACCTGCCCCTTTGGTAAGTGCCGCGGCCATTTTCTCATCACCCATTACCTGCATCAACTTGCCCATATCCGTCATTATCGCAACCAGGTTTGCAGTCCGTTGAACAATATTTTTTGGAATCGCACCGATACCATCTTTATCCGAAATCCCCTTAATCATCTTATCGATCGGGCCGCCGGCCTTCATCAAGCCGCCCATTTTTTCCATCGACCTCGTTATTCTGGGAACGGAATCCTCAATTGCCGCTTTACGAAGGTCTGCCATCTTCTCTGAGTGTTTGGCCTTGGTTGCCACATATGCTGCCCCTTGGGAGTGACTTGCGGTTTTGTACGTTTTCTCCCATGAATCCTCATTATAATCAAGCAAACGTTTGGCATTTGTATATGCCGGAGAATCCTTGACAGCATCTTCACTTGCTGATAAGACCCCTGCTATACCTGATATCATACTCATTACAGCGGCCATTAGACCGGTTATCGTCTGGACACTTTTAAGAGCGCCCTTACTCTTACCCAAGCCCCTTGCTGCAGCGAGTGCTGATTTAATGGCTGGACCCACATCAATTTGCTTAAATATTTCACCTATAGATCCCATTATGTGCTTTACACTATCACCGGTAGACTTGGTTGCATCTATTGCATTGCCGGCAGCATCTTTCTTTTTGCTAACATCTTTCGCGAATTTTTCAGTATTATTCTTTAAAAATGTAGTAGCCAACTGGCTTGTTGCCTGGATTATTGTTCCTATCATACCCACGATCGGACCCAATAGCTTTGCAGCAGCCTCAATTCGTGTAGTATAGGCAGTTGGGATCGATACGGCCTCCATAATTCCCTTGAACATCTTTGTTAGATCTAGATTATTAATGGCACCCAAAACATCGGTCATTAGATTGCTTATGGGACCCATGAGTTTGGATAACTTGAAACTACTGCCCTGCTGCGCTGCAGCTAGCGGGCCTTTCTGCTTTGAAACAATACTCTTTTGCATATCAATAATTGGTACCACGGCCTGAACTACCGCACCTAAAACCGCTGCCGCTCCAGACATGACAGCCGAAATAATAGAACCACCGGCCTGCATTTTTTCAGTTGAACCTGAGAAGGTCTCTATTTTTTTGAAAATTGGACCCAGTTCTGTGACCATGCCTTTGACACCATCCATCATTACTGTTAGCATCGCCGGCATATTCTGCATCATTTTATCTTGACGATCGTTCAGTGCCTTTATTGCGTCCAGGGTCTCATCATCATCCTCCTCCGTCAACTTATTCAATACGCTAGCCTCTTGGGGGTTCATCGAAAATGCGGAACCAATCTTCATGACGGTACCAATCATCTTAGAAAGACCACCTATGAGCTTTGCAACCTTCTCTGGTTCCGGAATCTTGCTGAGGCGAGAGGTAAATTCTGGAGACATAAATTTATCGATAACAACATCAAGCAAGCCATCTTTCTTTGTCATCGTGTCAAAAACAGCTTTTTGGTGGGCTAGCATTTTGGTAAAGACCTGATTTATCATGTCCGGGTCATCTAACTCTTCGATCATCGAGAACATCTCTTTTGGAAACTGCACTGCCTTCATCATCGCAGCTGAAGCATTAATTGCGCCTGATATGGCTCGAATTGCTGGGCCGGCCTCAGAGCTAATATCTTTTATCTTTGCTAACTCTGCCAACTTGTCAACAATCGAAACAATCCCATTTTTCAAGACTGCATCAATGAGATTTTTCATATGACCTAGGATCATATCCATCTCTTCATGATTATCGGCAAAGTCATCTGCCTGGTCAATTATCTCAGCCAATGCCATCATCAGACATGCACCGGCCTTAATTCCAGCAGATATACCCTCAACAACCTGCTTAAAATTACCAGGATTTCCAACCTTTAAATCTGCTAACTTGACCATCCTCTCGGCCACACCACCCTCACCTACAATTGCATCAAAGACGATCGCTAGTGCACCGAGACCGGCCACCAAAGCAATAGCTCCAAGTATTCCCGCGGATGCTATACCCGCAATTAATATTGCAGGAATTAGGGTCAGACCAACCACCGCTAGTAATGAGGCTAATGGACCCATAATGTTCTTTGTCTTTTCAGCAGAATCCTTGGAGAACATACTCATTGATGCGACCATGGCTACACCTAAAAGACCAACAACGGCCATCACTGCTGTTAATGTCCATAGGCCAGCAACCAATGCTGCCTGATCCAGGCCTCCGGATGCCATTGTTACCGTCCCCATCGCGACGGCGGCCATGTATATTGGTATAGCCCCCAGGACCATTCCCAACATCGCTGCCACAAATGCAACAATAACAGACGTTTCTATCTTCGGCAACGTAGACATTAGGGCAACTATTGCTAGGGCCACGACGCCGACGCCTGCCATCACCATTGCCATCTTAGGCACGCCAGCCAGGGCCGTCTCTGCGGGTGATGCAGCTACTGTAGTTAATGCGTATGCAGTGGCGGCGACGGCAACAGCCATACCGGCAACGGCGGCCATGAGTAATGCAGTCTTTGCAATCGCAGAAGACTTCATTGACTTTGCAACCTGATAAAGAACATATACCGCAGGAATCAAAAGTGCTAAGGCCAATATAAAAGGTATTATCTTTTGGATGCCGGCAATACCTAGAGCGACAGGAGCTTTTGCGTTTGCGGCTGCAGCTGTCGATGTGGTAGCACTTTGAGTAAATAAAGTTGTCCAAAATCCCGTAACTGGACCCGGGACTTTAGGGGTCATTGCCATGGCAAGAAAAGAGGCAATCTTCCTACCTATTGTAATTACAAGGCCACCCTTTATCGCGTTGGCTAACATTGATAGCATCAATTTAGCGATGAAAACTTTGGCCAATACGCTAAAGACTTTTTTAAGAACACCAGAGCTACCTAGTTTTTTTCCTATTACTGTGAATAATCTCTCAAAGGCCCGGCCAAGTGGGGGGGCAATCTTGGTAATGAGTATCTCCCATATTCTACCAAAAGCATCTGCTAGAGTGTTCCACGCCTTACTGGCAGCCGTCACTAGCGGGGCCGGATTCTCTATCAGATCTGCCAACTTATTCAGAAGGAATGCCACACCTTCGGCGGCCTTGATTAACAGATGTTTAAATATTTGCCCAAATGCTTTGAGTATTTTTGATCCACCCGACTTTACGTTGTCTACGGCACCACCCTTTCCACCAAAAAATTTCAGAAATGCCTTCTTTATTCTATCAAAAAACATCTCAAAACTGGCATCCGGATCTTTATCCAGCATCTTAAAGAAATCCTTAAAGGCAGACACAACCTCGCCCAGCATTGGCTTAAATGACTTTGGACTAAAGAATTCTTGAAGGCCCTTTATAAACTGCTTAAACCCGGGGAAGAAGTTTACGAAATCCTTACCAACTTTTCGGCCGGCCCTATGGGTCATCCATAAAGATCTTGTTATATTCCGAAACAATTTTCGCATTGGTTGTGATCTTTTAACACCACGCTCAACGCCCTTCACAAACGCATCAAAAAATCCTTTAAACTGTTTGCTACCCTGGCCAAACGTCTTCTTTATCATCTTGCCCAGTTTCTTAATAAGCTTTTCCTGATTAACCAATATCTTTTGTTGCATCCTGGCTTGCTTATTGAATTTCTTCATCTCATTCTTCTTGGTTTTCTCACCAAGTGCGGCGCTAAGTTGGGCACCCTGTAGGCCGGTTGCATTAGAAATCATTTGTCTCTCTGCAACCGATAGATCTTTAAGTGTCTTTCCTTGTGCCTTAAAAGATCTATTCAGCTCCTCAATAGCGGTTGTACCACCTTTCATCAACTTCATTGTATCGACGTTCATTCCCAACGCCTGGTTCAACTTTGCCGCGGACTCAGCAGCATCCTCAAAGTTTAAGAATTTATTTGTAATTGACGCTAGTGTCTTAATTTCGACGCCTGTTTTGTTTGACCAGGCGGCAACGGCAGACATTGCATTCGGTCCCATAACACCAAAACTGTCGACCTCCTCAATCATCTCAGACATGGCCTTCGTAATATTTTTTACTGCAACCCCTGTCGCCTTGGACATCCTTGTTGCTGCTGCACCGAATTTGGCCATGGCCTTAACAGGATCTTCGCCTAAATTCATTGCCTGTTTAAGAATTGCAGCCTGTGATTCGCCTGTCAAACCGAGTGCTTTTCTATATATGACGAACTTCGCTAGTGCTTTTTTGTCGAGTGTCTGCGCTAGCTCATCATAGGCACCTCCGAGAGCCTTGGTAAACTCAAGATTGTCCTTGAACGCATTAGCAATGCCTTCTGGGCCATGGCCATATATGCTGGCTAGTGACCGACCTGAACCGGCAAGATTACTAGCGGTCTGTCTCATATGGTTCATGGAAGCCATGAATTTTCCACCAGTAGCTTCTGTCAGGCTACCAAATGCATCACGCACTTCTTCTATTGCGTCACGTAGACCGTTGCTGCCACTCATTTCTTCTTGAGCCATCCCTATAAGGCCAGACAACATTTTAAATGGGACCATAACAATGGTGGCGCCTAGCTTGAAGAATGATGAAACAAGACTAAAGACACCTTTAACACCGGCAGATATTAATCCACCGATACCTTTAAGTGCGCTGCCGAAACCAAATATTGCACCCATGGCTGCGCCGGCGGAGGGCGTGAGTTTACTAAATATTGAGCTTGTACTTAATTTTGTCTTATCGGCCTGTTTGCCCGTCTTCTTGAGCGCGCCTTGGGTATCTTTACCCATCTTCTTAGCTTCTTTTGAACTCTTTTTAAGGGAATCATTAATATCATTGACACGATCAATCATGCCATCTAGATCTTTACACTCTAGAGCCTTACACAACTCCATGGCAATCTTAACTTGAGAAGATAAGACATTTGATTGTTTATCTAAAAGGGCTGTTCTTTCTTGAAGAACCTTATTAATGGACATTGCCGCACCTAGCTGTCCACCATCATTACCTTCAGCCATATCAAAAGACTCCGTTCACAGGCCTAAGTATTCACTTAACTAAGTTCGGCGCTGAGCATTAAGATACGTTTAACATTTTTTTGACTAAGTAAATCGTCTGAGCCGAGCGGGAACCTGAGGTCTAGCATTTCCCATCATTGATCTATGATCCGGTGTATTATGATGAGCCGCCCTAGACTGGGATTGGCCATTTGCTTTATTAGCTCTTTCGAACTCTGTATTAATTCTCTCTATGAACCATATTCTTTGCCATATTGGTAACTTATAGGCACCCCAATAGGTAAACCCAGTATAGTACATCAATAAAAATATATGCTCTAGAAATATCTCCTTATCCTCAGGAGTCAGGCCAAAAAAACGATGCCCCTAAGGGCATCTTTACCTCCGTCGTTTCAAAGCAGCTTGGACATTCCATCCATGCTTCCATTTCTATACCCGGTTCATGAGTATCAATATAATTTCTCAAAGCCAATGAATCTCTTGCCGGCATACTCCTAATAAAGAGATTAACCTTATGTTTCTCAGTAATACCAGCTACGGAAATAATTGAATATTGTAATCTTGTTGTTATCAAAGACTCGGAAGCAGCGCCTTGCTTCTTTCTTCTTTCCATAACTTTTTGAATCTCATTTTCATCTGTACCATCTAAAAATTTAAATACAACGTCTTTTTTTGTAACAGGTAAAACAAAGTTAAACTGGTTAGCACCTGGAACAACAGGATCAATCTGCAGACGTTTAATGGGCAACTCAGATAGGTTAAATTCTTGCTTTGAGCGTTCGCCACACTCTGGACAGTCAACCTCCGTCTTATACTCATTACCATAACCGGTAATTCGTAATGCTGTCATAACTGCGTTTCTATCACCTGACAACATTTTTGCAGGATCTATGTCCCTATCAACCAGACATGACTTTAGAAGCTGTGTTATAACCGTCCCGTTCTTTATAAGTGCTCGAGATGTTAGGATGTCTTCCTCTTTTGCAGTCATTGCCCTTATTTCAACAGTCTGTTTCTGGAATAAGGGAGAATCAGCATTATAGCATATACCAGCACTTGGTAATGGAACTGTTTCAACAGGAATCTCAAAATTGAAATCGTCTTTTAAAACGTTTCTTGTTTGATGCCCCATGGCACGTGCTTGATCAGCCGTGAATATTTCATTTGATGATCTAGTATTATCGTTACTCAAAATTAACCTCCGGACTTAAACTAACGACCGTTATTTCTATTGCCTGAATTAAATATAAAATTTAGGCATTTTTAAAACTAAAACGCTACACAAGAAAGTAAACGGCCGGTCTAAAAAACCGGCCGTAAAAAGGAGAATGTACTTTTGCCACTTATCGTTATTAGTACTGCAGTACGCAGTTATCAAACCTAATGGTTAAAGAAATATCCGCCGGATCTTCGGAGCCATAATCTAGATCGCCAAAACCGGCTTGCTCTAGAAAACATCCCTTGATATCCCACAACTCAACAACTGTACCTACTGGGTCTAGAAGTTTAAGTTGGCAGTCTCTCTTATAAAAATCAGCATAGCCTGCACGACCAGATACTGATTCAAAATGAGTACGTACCCACTCCATAACCTGCTGTGCACCAGATGGTGCTATTGGATCATGCAGTGTAACGGCAAGTGTGTCAAACTTTGTCTTACCTGCAATAAATCTAGTTGAATTGATATAATTTAGCTCAACGCCCGTAGTAGTAAATGACGGCCGTGCAGCTGTCTTCATCAAGAAAGCATCAATACCCTCTATTGCAAAGACCCAACGAAACTTTCGTTTCGGTTCAAATTTGTTTGGTAACATTCTCGCGACTGATAGAGTATCTGCCATTTTTTATTCTCCTAATAAGTGGCTTTCCACATTAAATATTCAGCTTAATTAAATTTCTGCACCTTGATTTGTTACAACAAAATCAAGAGCAATAAATTCCAGTGCCCGTGTAGGCTGGAGGAATATCTTTCCTCTTATTGTATTATTTTCAACATCGGCCTGCGTCGTTGTTGATGTATCAATTTGTACCTTAAATCGGTCTAGACCTTGTTGCGCCTGGATCCGTTGTAGTATTGGACTTACTAACGAAGAGAATCTAGCTAGCGTTGAAGCTCTATTTGGCTCAAATAGTACGCTATTCGCTACTATCTTAACCTTTCGACGAATGTCTATCAACAACCTTCTAACATTTACCCTATCCAGAGCACTCTGGGTCGCCAACAATGTCTTTTGACCAAAGATAACCGGACCACCACCATGAGGAAAAGATGTTATTGGATTAATATCCGCTTCATAAAGGGAATCCATATTTGCTTTCTTCAGCTTAACCTGAACCTCTTCTACTGAGGTTAATGACCCTCTAGTAAAACCAGCCGGTGCAAACCATGGGTGGGCAACAACATCATTTCTAGAAAAAGCACCCAGGACCGCGACGGATGGTGCACACCTTACATTTGTTAATGTCCTTGGATCTGTAATTACGACATCCGGAAAATATGCTGCGGCAAATGATGAATTTAGATTTCTTGATTCAAAGTCTGAAACCGTATTTGTAACATCAATTAATTGAGAAGAACCAGTAACTACGTTATTTGACGCATCACGTTCCTGTATGTCCAGAATATATAGTGCATCAAAGCTGGCCTCGACAGAGTCTATTGCGTAATCTACCACACCTTCGTGCCTAATGCCTGGGATCGCCAACAGCTGGATATCAACATCAGCCTTTTCTTCCATAATATCTATTGCTTTTCTAAATGCAGCAACAGTTGGACCTGAAACGCCGCCTTGATTAATGGAGTCGTCCATCTCTCTCTTTGCGGCTAGGTTTGTCATTTGACCCTTTTCATGATCAAAAATATTGAGACCATCAAACCCACCTTGTAAGAACATATTAAACTTAAGCCATTTCTTTGATGGCGCATGATTAAAATCTTTTGCCGGATCAAGGAACCTGGTGCTATCTTTACTTACGGTTGTTCCATCCTCTAAAGTAAGCGTAGCAGACTCAACGCCATTTCTGCGATACTCGGCCGCGGACCACCTACCTGATATTGGTCTATCATCAGACCCTGTTGATACCTGCACCCTCTCTAATGTAAAGAAGTTGTTGTTAAACCGGTCAGCGTCCAATATTGTTCCGGCCACATCAGCCACACCCTCATTGTCACCAGCAAGGACGTTCTGATAGGCTGTTGCAAAGTTTGGAAAGTACTTTGTAAAAGATACAAGACTAGGATCTGTTTTCTGTGATCTATTTGGTTCTACAATGCTGTCTTTCATCTCGAATTGTACGCCCCAACAAAGAGCTGCATTTGAACGTTTCTTAGGTGCCTGACCCTGTGCGACTGTTTCACGCATAGGTACAGGGGGTTGTACGACTCTTCGAACATAATCAAGTGTAACACCGGCGGAGACGGAGCCAGTTGCTTGCATTATCGATGAACCTGATGTTACCAGGTGGTCATGACCTCTAAACCCAACGGGTAACGCAGATTCATCAATACGAGCCTGTGCAACGTCCTGGGTAACCTCAACCCTAATATATTTTGAAACATTTGCATGTACGCCGTCAACTCTAAGCTTTTGTGCACCTGGAGCCTGATTAAAATCATAAAATACATTTTGATCACCTACGATCCTGGATAGATACCTATCGGATCCTGGATCTAGTGATAAGCCTCTAAATGCCTCTAATACTTTTGCGTCTTCATCTGAATCATAAAAATCCCTCACAACTAAGTCAAATTGGCCATACTTGTTATTTGAATTGTTACTAGACTGGATATTCTCTACCGTTATCTTAAAAAGATCATTTGCAGATGCACCATCGTCCAAAGCATGGATCCTAAATAAGTTCTTATTTGAAACACCAAACTTTTGAGATATTATAAATGGTGTCTTTGCAGTTTTATATTTGTCTTCAAAATTTTCATAATTTGGTATTGTAGCACTACCATTATCAGATGTAACCGATGATGAAAGTAATAATGCGGCAATGTGCGTATTAGAGCCGGCAAGACCCTGGTGTTTATTTAGCTTATAGGAATCAGTCTGGTTTGTGCCTTTTCTAGAACCTGATACGGTTGCCAAAGCTGGAAATATATCATAATGTGTATATAACATATAGCCGGCCTTCTCGAGTTTCTCAGGATCCTTATTAAGAACCTTTGATATATACTGAGGTGATGTTGGATCAAATGAACATGTTATAACGTTAGGGTAAGAATCACTCTTCTTTAATCCGTTTAATAGAATTGTAAATGTAGGATCTCCACTTAAGGTTTTAACAGTGCCAAATGATGCACCAGCATTTGTAGTTGCAGTCTTAGATCCATGAGAGGAAAAGAACTTACCTGCTGGACGACTTGAAATAACCGTGTTAAGAAGTGTAGCCCCGTTTGCCCAAGAACATGATAGCGCCGGCATAATGCCCGAAGCAGCCATGATTACGCCTCTGATTATTGGCATTGCCTCTGTTGCAGCATCAATTCCAGCGTCGGAAAATATTTTACTTGTCCCTTGCGCTTGCATTAATGCCGCAAGAAAGAAGGTTTTTCCCGTAATTCCAGGTACAGCATTTGTTGGAACAACCGTCGCAGCATTATGGCCAACAGTTCCATTTGACTGTACCTGTTGTGCACCTACAACAAACCCGGCTCGATTTACTCGTCCGGCAGGGGCACCTGTAGCTGATGCCGCCGTTCGGCGCTTCTTACCATCACCTACTCCAAGAACACGTGTGTATGTACCTGCCCTTGCGTTCTTCATCCACTCGTTGATAGCAAGAGGACCAAATTTCTCACCATCCGTGGTGCCAAACTCAGCGACAAAATCTTGATATGTTGCAAACGTTATGGGTACAAACGCTCGTCCTTTTAACGATGTCCCAATAACTCCCGCGGGCGTGCCCTGGGGTAAAACCCTGGTTGGTCCACTGAGGTCAATTTCTCGCGTGCTAACTCCCGGACTTTTAAAATCCAATCGCGCCATTAGTAGTCTCCTAGCTTATGCCTTTATTTAATAGATATTAAATTACTCAAAACTAACTCCGCTATTTGTGATAATAAAATCTATAGCAATAAATTCGACCGCCCTAGTGGGAACGACAACGATCTTTCCGTTCATCCTACTAGCCTCGCGATCAGATTCCGTATTATTAGAATCATCACAAATAACCCTGAATTGTTCTATACCCGCTTGGGCTTGAACCAGCGCCAACAGTGGCGTAACCTGATTTACAAATTGTGACCTTGTTTCTGCATTATTTTGTTCAAATAATAGCCTGTTAGAAATACCGACAATTAATCGCTTAACTTCCAGAAGCATTCTTCTAACATTAACTCTGTCTAATGCTGATTTAGCCATCTGCAATGATTTTTGCCCAAATATAACGTATCCACTATTTGGAAAAGATGCTATTGGATTAATCCTAGCATCGTATAATGTATCCCTATCAGCAGAATTTAGTCTTGTCTTCACGTTCTGTACCGCCGATAATGCGCCGCGATTAAATCCAGCAGGAGCAAACCATGGGAATGCAACCTTGTCATTAAATCCCAGTGCGCCTATAGCAGCAACGGATGCCGGTACCTCAACGGATCTATTATTAACAGGATCTTCGATAAAAATATCTGGAAAATATGTCGCGGTGTAGTTATTATCCACAACTCTTCCTTCAAATTGATCGACTGTTTCCTGAACATCTATCCTTGCTGTACTATCATCAAATAATATATTTTTACTAGCATCATACGATTCTATATCCATCAAATATAATGCCATACCATAATCTTTAACTCGTTGGGCAGCAAAGTCAGTAACAAATTCATCCTTTATTCCTGGAATTGCGAGGATGTTAATTCTAGATGCCATAGGATCTGTCATTATTGTAATTGCGTGCCTATATGATACAATTGAATTATTATGACGACCGGTACCCATCAGTGTACCATCGTCTGTTCCTAATAGCCCCATGCCACCAGTATAGCTTGATCCAGCCTTCCCACCGGCTCCAACGGCCGCGGCCTTATGGTTCATGTTTACAACATCACCATCAAGTTTATTTACTCCATCAAATCCACCAAAAAACATAGTCGAAAACTTTGCAAAATCAGTGAACCTATTAAATGTTACTGCCGATGTGTGCACAAGCGACGCCATGGTTATTCTGTTTAAGGAACCTCCAGCATTATTCCAGACAGGGTCTTTTACCCTATAGTCAACAGAATCCCACAGGCCATTCCGGATATATGAAGCCTTGATCATATGCTCTTTAGCACTGGACGTTAAACTTGATAATGTTTGATCATCTAATGCCACACGCGCCAACGTAAATTTATTGTTATTAAACTTATCTGCGCCGGCGCCGGTAACGAGAGTATCGAGCTTTAAGATGCCTTGAAATTTCCCATAAGCAGCGACAAGAGGATTTTTTAACGATCCAATGTTAGTATTTAGTGCTGCTGACGGAGTTGAACCCTGGGCATGTGATGATGACATTGGAGCACATTCAAACTTAACACCCCAATATAGTCGACTATCAACCCTTTCGTTTGTTCCAACCTCTCCAACTCTAGTTGGTGTCTCAGCAACAGCGCCACGCGTCTGTTTGAATCTAAATGGAAGAGGAGGTACTATAGAACCTGTCAATGCTGATAATCTATTTAGTACTGCCTCGGCGTTGGCCGAGGTGCCATGATTGGCCAGCAGGTTTACGAATGCTAACCGGTCTGTTGTGGCGGCACCCAGTGCAATTCCATTATCATCCGCTAGTGCCGTAGTCGTAACATCGGTGAGCGTTTCAGACGTTTTTAATGTAGGAATACCGGTAAATCCAAAAGGTAATACGTCCCCAGGAACAAGAGCCCTGTCGACGTTCGGGTTCATAATAACACGAATTCGACCGGAGCGATTCGGGTATTTTCCGGAAATTACTAATCTCTGTTCATCCTCATCGGTCGCGTCGAAATTATATTTAACCTTCTTATCACCAATCTTTCTAGCAATATAATTTTCGCTAAAAGGATTAAGGCTACATTCAGAATATCTCTCTAAAATATCTGGTGCTAAATCATTATCACTATATTTTCTAACCTGAACCTCAAATGTCCCATATTCATCTTTTGGATCTGTACTCTTTCTCAAATTAGCAATTGATATCTTAAAATTTGAATTATCAGCCTCGCCGTCCGATATAGTCTCGAAATAGAATAATGCATGCTCAGTTCTGCCATATGGTTGTGATAGAATTGATGGGGTCCTAGGTGTCGTATATCTAGTATCAAATCTCCCAAATAAATCCCTAAATACTGTTGTATTAGCCCCAGAGGTTGATGAAGTTGAAGCAGAGCCCGACAACATCGCTATGTGACCTACATGCTCACCCTCTGGTACTGCGGCTAATTCATCCTCAACCGCGAGATCTAGATAGAGTAAATGCTCTTCTTCCGCGAAGGCCCTAGTGTCTGTATTTAAAATCTTTGATATGTAATATTGGTCTCTAGGATCTAAGCTGGCCGTATATACCCTAACACCACTTATACCCTCTGCCGACCCATAACTGTGACCTGCGGTCGAGCTTAAGAATAAACCAAAGCGACCCTTCATGTCACCAGAACTCTGGATAAACCCAGTATCACCTGCTGTCTTACTTATACTATCTGTAACAGAACCTGAAACAATCCCTGCTCTAGTGCCAGATGCCATTAATATTACGGCCCTAACCAGGTTTACTGTCTCAGATGATAATCCTCCGAATGATGCAGACCCTGCTAGTCGGTTTGTCCCAAGCGGTGTACTAACGTTATCTGAAAACATTGGAAAGCCCACTGACTCATGGCCCCTAAGCTTATGCCTACCCACAAGAAACTGGACTGCACCCTGATGTTTTTCTATTGCAGCGGCATCAACGACGGTCGATGCGACCTTAAATCCAGCACTCTTAACAGTCCCAGCAGTCTCAGTCGTAGATATATCTGTAATTGTCTCATTATCACCCGCGCCCAAGACCCTAAGAAATGTAAGGGATTGCCTATGCTTTAAGAATTCTCTAACAGCATAAGGTCCAAACATGTTAGGATCAAGGCTCCCAAATCTTTGTGTAAAATCGACAAAAGTCCCAACCTCAACAGGGACAAATGCCGGTCCCTTTTGCGAAGTACCTATTACACCAGCGGGTGTTCCCAAAGCAGCAGCTCTTTTCGATGAAAGATCAATTTCTTGCTCGAAAAACCCAGGTGAACGAAAAGTTTGCTCAGCCATTTAATGAATCTCCTTAGACACGAATCATTCTTTTGTAAGTCATTCTGTAATTATTGATCAAGAAACCAAAACTACAGATTCTCTATATCAATTTAATCAGATCGTCCGTGATACCGGCAGATAATACCGTCTCACCCGTTCTCTGATTTCTATGTTTTACTCGCAATATGCTAGTCTTTTTCTCACCCGTAAATGGATCAATTTTTAAGATCATATATGGTGTCGTACTGACATTGGAAAAACCACCAACATTTGCAACCGTACTATCCTTACCGGGTACTCTTGGATCATTTGGACCCCAAGATGCAACAGCTTGTTTCTGCCCTTCATCTGTTTCAAGATCCAAATCCGCAAGAATAAAAGCATCCGGATCATTTTTAAGTACGTTGCCTGTCGGCAGATTGACAATTTCTGATCCACTTGATGCATCAAAACTAATATTTGGTGCAGAATAAAACCTTCTCAAAGGAGGAGGTGCACCGGGATATTCTGGATTAATCAGGTATCCATTAACCCTCATAGTGAACGTATACCTAACAATTCTCTCATCATCAGTAAAATCATCAGAATTATTTCCAGATGAAAAAGCTTCATCAACAAAGCCTACGAACCAATATCCTTTTTTAGTCTCAAGTTTGAATGTTCTTTTATGATTACTCAAATACATACTCATAAGTGCAGACAACATGTTGTTCATTTGTTGAGTGTATTGTGCCCAAAAATGAATTTCATATGTTGCTTGATAAAATTTAACCGGTGGCATTTGTATTATTTCATAAATTGTTGGACCCACATTCTTTGTCAATACTGCACCAGATCTACGAAGATTATCGAGTCCCCCCAGCGATCTTCTTGATGCTAATCTTCCTGACTTTTGTGTTGGTTGGGATCCATCTAAACTTTTTGAACCGGCGATATCATCTGAGTTCTTAAATCCCATTTCTCCTATAAGCTTCTTATAATCAGCAGTATCTTTATGAATTCTTCTTTTTAAAATGAATGGTGCTGTCTGACCTGGGCCCATCCCATTAGAAACTTCTTGATTTATATCTGTTCGCATGATCGATATTAAGGGTAAGATTAACGCATCATTTTTATCCCTTAGAGGCTTTCGCCTTGTTAAAACTGCAAATCGCTCGCCGGTTGCAAAAATAACTGGTACCCTTTTAGAGCCTACCCTTGTATCATACTGAAATGGTAAATCCTCATCAAATAAATTAAAAACCGATCTGTCTACATCCTCTATTGTACAGGGAGGAAGAGTCTCGTCAGGAATATCATTACCTTCATACCCCAACGGAATATTATCTTTTCCAACATCTCCCTTATTTTCCCTAGTTGCCATTAATCATCCCCATAGAAAGAAGAACCTATACCAGCACTGTCACCTTTTTTAGAGATTTCAGCAATCTTTTCAGGTTTATCTAATTTTCCTTGATCTTGAAGGGCACGTTTATCTCCAGTCTCGCCTAGACGATTAGATCCCTTACCTCGTTGTTGCACAAACGATTTCTGTACTGCCCGATCGCCGTTTTCATCCATGATATCTTCGCCCAACGGGCCGGCAGGTCGAACATCTATCTGTCCTACACGAGCGTATTTACCTATAATCTTCATACCTACGCTATGATCAACCTGGCCAAAAACTTGTTTCTCAGTTGTGATAGTCGTTATTTCAAAAAATACCGTCCCATAACTGAAATAGTCACCTTCAGCCATTTTTATTTCTCTATCTAATAAATCTCGTGATTGTATAAATACTTCAATCGATGATACACCTTCGGATCCATATCGGTTTGTTTTATACTCTGTTGGTTGCCATGAAACATACGCTTCAATTTCCACGGGAGGATCAAAAACCTTATTAGTTGCCTCTTCATATACGTCATGTACGTCGCTGAGATCTCTCCTTACTTTAAAGTAAAAAATACTTTGACCTCTAACGTCTTTCGTTATTTCTTTTGTTAGATCTGATATAAAATCAACTTCACGGTGAGTAATAAAAAGCTTAGACATTCACTTATCCTACTATGATAGCTTGCCCATTTGGAATGGGTATAGACTTTAGTATTGTTTGTAGGTTCTCGGCAGCGCCGGCTTCATCCTCTAATAACTTGCTATAGGTTAGAGAGTCAAGTAATTCAATCATATTAGTCCTTAATTTATCCTGTTCTTCTCTTGCCTGTGATATTAGATCTCCCCCATTTAATGATAGATCACCCCCCGGAATTGGCACTGATGCAAATTTTGATCTAACTTGCCCTAATAACTCTTTCGCTAATGAAAATGCATATTGGCGGGTCCATTGCCGACCTATGCTATTTATCTTTCCGTACTCTAAATTTCCGTATGGGACATTTGATAAATTACTGACACCTGATATTGATGAATCGCTATATGCTGGATTTAGTACGTCAGGAGAAAATCCAACTCTTACCCATAATTTCCCAGGTGTACCCTTGGTAGGAACAGGGTATACTCTTAGTTTTGTCCCGGTAATCTTATACGAATAATTCGATCTCCTAACCCTAGATGACATATCAAGCATGCCACCACGTAAAATATCTTCAAAGACAGGAAGTACATAAAAAACCGTTTCGGGTGTAAAAGACTCAAAAGAAAATTCATTATTAAGATAATTTATTGCAGACGTAGTATCGAAAAATCTATATGCTGCCTGGTTAGAAAAATGAAATACCTCAAATATCCTCATTTTAGTACGAGGATTATTATTTGCACTGGTAAAAAGAGCATTTCCAGCAGAGTCAGATAACTCAGTATATATATCGTAATCTTGCCTATTCGTTTCTAGTGCTATACTACCTGAAAGTGTGTCATAAGAGCCGCCTAGACCGGCTTCCATTGCATATGGTTCACCTCGCCTAAGCATAAACTCTAAATTTTCGCGGGGAAACTTTTGTTCAGAGCCACTTAAACTTCCGGTTGCATTTCCCAATAAATTACCTAGTTGAGATTTTGCCTGGGCTTGATTTATTATAGATCCAAACTCTAAAAAAGATTCTTCAAAGCATGCCCAAACCTGCCTTTTTGTCAGCTCAACGCTAAGAATATCATCTCCCAATTTTCTCTTAGTATAAGTGACCATTGAATCAGCATCGGTCTGGAATGTTTTATCACCATCAAAAAACCCAAAAGGTGTTGGTTTTAATGTCTGTGCAAATGTCGCCATCACATCTCCGATCGTATAAGACTAATTATAAAAATGAAAACAAAGAATTAAGATACAAAATTCTTTGCAAACAAAATTGCAGCCATGGTAAACTGAACTACTGCAAATATAGTGATAGCCTTCGTCTTAAAAGATTTCAAATCTTCTATCTCAGTTGTCATCTTCTGTAAGTGTGTAGGAGAAGCTATTTCATCAATCTTTGATTTCCATAACCCTAATTCTTTAACCTTGTCTTCTTTTAAATGAATTATAGCAACTTCAGATCTTAACTCTTGAATATCAGTCTTTAGGCCATCTATGCCACCAGCAAGTGTCTCTAGCTCCTTAAGAACAAGTCTAGAATACTCATTCCACCCATTTTGATTATCTGCAGACATTTTTATCTCTCTTCAGCCATTAGTTTTGCTAGCTGGTTAGCACTTAACGCTTCATGGCATAAGCTAAGTATTTTTTGCTTATTACAATCTTCTAATGCTTCGGAGTATATCATATTAATATTTCTAAGTATTATGGCATTTGAAGTAATATCCCAAGCCATCCCTAAATATCCTAGCTCATCGCCTTCTTGGGTGAATCTCCTGGTAATCGTCATGTAGAACACTTTTCCATTTGTGTCCAAAAACTTATGTGCCTTTTTATCATCTGATTTCTCAGCATCAGACTTACATTCACGTAGAGCTTTTTTCACATTCTTTTCAGAAAATAACTCGTCCTCTAACTTTGCGCTAGGGTTCATTATGCTATTTCCCTTAAGTGCCCTAACCTTTCCATTAACGTCAACAGACCAAACCAATAACGGTATTGGAAAACTTGTGAATATATGATCTAAAAGCTTTGTCTCTTCTTTAAGCTGGACATCACGATCAGTTAAACCGTCTACAAGGTTTCTCAATTTTTCTAGTCCATGTCTCATTTTTTAGTCCTCATAATAGAATAGATGAATCCCCCCCCGAAGGGGGGGATATTATAATGTTCAACTAGCTATTAAGCTAAGGCTAGACTAAGTGTGTTGGCCGCAACGCCGTCCTGTACGCCATGGCAAAGCCATGCGACACCTGCCGTAGCAGAGATACATGTAAGTGTCCAAGACGTGCTCATTAGAGCAGTGGCAGCGACTGTCAAGGTGTCAAATGCTGCACCAGCAGCCATGTTGTCACCGTCACCCTTTGGAAGAACACCCAGTATCTTCTCAGCTCCGGGAGTTGAAATCGTTAGAGTCTGGGCAGCGGTACCGACCATGACGAATGTGTATGTACACCCAACCGTACTAGCCGTAAGGACCGGCAGAACTAGTGTCTGGTTATCCACGGTCATTGCCGGGACCGTTATAATAGCACCTGATTCTGCAATTGTTAACGGGACACGTATTGCCGAATCAGCAGCGGCATCGGTTAGTGCAATAACGTTACGCTTAGAATTCATCTGTCCGCCGGTTATTTGTATACCGCCGCCGGCAACCTGATGTAAGCCTTTTTTATCTGTAAATTTTACCTGTGGCATGATCTTTCTCCTTTATTATCTGCATGCTCTCGTACCGCCGGCAGTTTCAGCTGATCAAAGGTACGGACCTAAATGCTAATTAGGAGGAAAATTTAGAAAAATTTACTCGGGATCCCCGTTGAGAAATTTGCGAATCCTCTTTCCTAGACCTCGGGGTCCTAAAAGTAATTCTGAAGAAAATTCACGCTCGACTAAATTTATGAAACTTTCTACTTTATTTTCCATGATGGTCAAGCGATCAGTCAATTCTTTGACTTGTTTATCGGTTGATACGCTTGCTTTGGTTGTTTTGGTTGTTTTTGTTGGAGATGTCTTTTTTGCCGGCTTAGCTATAGCTTTTAATGCCGGTTTGGGGGTTCTAGATGCCATCTGATGCTCCTTAGGAATAAGTTAATATATTCCCCTTATTTGTAACAACAAGTGTCTCTAGCGTAAAAATAAGCGTAAAAATAAAAAGGGAGGGCGAATTCGCCCTCCCTAGTTAAGTCATCTTAAACTTATCTAATTAATTAGATGATGTTCAAATCAAGACATGTAACAGTACCGTAAAAATCGGAACGAACCATCTTCTTACCATAACGAGTCATGACACCCTTACGTGGGGTGAAATCCTCAGGCGCGAAAATCGTTGGCGTAACGATAAGAGGTACATACGGAGCATATACATAACCAGTCTCAAGATAGCTACCACCCTTATACCCAACAAGAATTCTGTTGCGTGGAAAGTAAGGATCCTTGTAGACCGTGAAACGATTACTCAATGTACCAACCTTGTCGGCACCAAGCGTCATAGGCGCTTGAACCTGGCCATCACTATCCAGCCCGTAAGACGGTCTGTAATAAACTGAGGCCTCAAGGATCGTAGCAATGTCAGGACTAACAACGATAAAGTTAGCAGAACCGCGGAGGGTCTTGCGATGGATCGTGTTAGCAACGTCGATGATGGTCTCAATAAGGGTCTCATACCAATCTCGAACTGTACCAGTAAAGGCAGGTCCAGGATCGAGACTAGAAGCACGCTGTACAGTTGCGCCAGTTTCCTTATTAACGAACTTACCAGGAGCGCGTGACCAGTAAAGGTTAGCACCATTGGCATTCGTAAGAAGATCACCAAGTATCTCTCTATCAAGCTCTAAGGCAATCTGCTCGGAAAGGATCTGTGTAAGCTCAACCTCAGCGTCTAGACTGTGATAGGCATTTAAATCCTGTGCAAGCTCTGGTGACCATCGTGCTCTTAACTTACGTGTAACAGCCGTAACTGCAATTGACTCAATCTTGATATCAATCTCAGGAATAGCTGGTGAAGGGTTTGTACCAAAATCTGATTCGAAACTAGGAACGACGAGTGTATCGGCGGCCCCGGAGGCTGAATCAAGAACTGGTGACTTGACGAATGAAACGCCAAAACTATCATCTGCATCAGACCAACGTGTGCCTGAACACACTAACAAGACGTGAGCATTACCAGTTGAAGTCGTTGCTAACGGTGCAGCAACAGGGGCATTTGTACCATCCCATGTAACAAGTTGATTTAATCTACGTATGTTGTAGACGCTTCCACCTTGAATTGCGGCAGGAATCTTAGCCAAGTCGTTATTTTGACCAAGAGGACCACCGGTACCTGATACCTGTAAACCAACATCTTTTATCATCGTTGCATCAACGCTAGGAAAGTTTGCTGCCGTAAACGGCACAGCCGCAAAAACGAACTTACCCTCTTCACTCTCAATCAAGTTTGTGATTTGAGGATCAAACTGTAAAAGCTTTCCATCAGTACCGGTAGCATGACATTGAACGGTTACAGCTGCGTTATTACCAGATAATGTAGCCGATGAAGAACCACCGAATGCAAAAATCTTTGTAGTCTGAACAATTGATACATCTTTTGATGAATGTCGACGGGAATAACCAGCACCAGCCAAGTCAGCCTGTCCACCTGTACCCAAAGATCCTGACTGTACGCCTCTACCGGTGGGGTTATTATAAATTGATTCGCCGGCCTTATATGCACCGGAACCATCAACATTTGTACCACCAGCCTGTGTGGTTCCGTACGTATAATCAAGATAGAATAAGAGGCCTGAAGGAAGACTCATTGGCTGAATTGAGACAAGCTCATTAGCAACGAGGCCACCGAAGACCCTACGAACAATTGGAAAGGCGATATTCGTGAAACCACGAATGTCAGCATTACCGGCCGTACCTGATCCCAGGTCACTAGCCTCTTTTAACATTTGCGCTGCCTGGTTCTCAAGCATACGCGCCATATTTTCGCGACCGGTTCCCTCGAGTCCTCGAAGAAGGCCGGTGCGTGTCCATTTTTCAACTAGGTGACGGTTCTGGGTGCCGAGATGGCGCTGCCTGATGCCCTCCGTCAACTGCTGAAGTGAGAATGTATTTGCCATTTTTTTTATTACTCCTTAAGTTAATGGTTTAGTTATTCTCGAGCCCTGCAAGTACAGCCCAACGATCTTTCTCTCCAACTCCATTATTGGCCGGCTGTGCCGTCCGGGTTGGAACCGAGGAAGAACCCCTAGCTCTAACAACTCCTTCACTCAAGCGACCAGATGATCTACCTCGTTTATTAAGTGAAGTCGTTAGACTCTTATATAGTAGCTTAGCTTCACGGAGCGTCTTGGCATTATCTAAAGCCTCAACAATTGCTCTTTGTTGCCTTGGTGTCAAATCTCTATTCTGCATTAGCTTATTAGCATAAAGCAGTTTTGCGTTAAATAAATTCATTTCTGTTAACTGGCCTTTAAGTGCACCAACAACTCGTTTGTACTCTTTAATCTGCCTGTTAGCTGCTCTTGCTGGAGTCCTCTGGGAGGAACTCCTGGTGGTTGAGCGTCTGGTGCGAAGTCTTGCTAGGCGTCGACGTGACTCAGTAGTCATTGCATCCGTGCCACTAGCTGAATCGGCCCCGACTGATGGGGTTGGTGCATCACCAAGCTCATCGGCTAAGGCATTTAAGAGATCCTCTTCATCAACCTCAATGAAAGGCTCATCTCCAGCTTCACCGCCACCGAATGATGAATCACCTGATCCATCAACTGGATCATTTTCATCTAATCTTCGAAGGCGTCGAAGTTCTCTCCGAAGAGCAACCTCGTCAATTTCGTAGACCTCATCAACGTCAGCCTCAGGAAGCTCGACCTCTTCTTCTACGTCCTCATCGGCTTCCAAATCTTCGAAATCCTCTTCTCCTTCTTCACCAATAGCGACGTCAAGGCCCAGGGCTGCGCCCAAGTCCTCCAATGCTGTACTAGCAGCATCAACGTCAACCTCTTCGGCGCCTTCTTCGGTTTCTTCTGCTTCTAATTCTTCGTCCCCCTCTTCGAGACCCCCAGCTTCTTCAACGGAGTCCTCGAACAAGAAGTCGAATATGCTGCGATTTCCTCGCCCGCTTCGATTATGTCTTGACATTTGGTCCATCTCCTCTATGATAGTATCAAGCTTGTTTTTTTCTTCATTAACGGAAACTCCGTTCTGTTCACTAAGTATAGCTTGGCGCTTCAAGGAAATTACTTTCCTCGCTAGCGCCTCAAAAATATTAGATACGCGTTTTCTCTGTTGGACAGTAGCATCTTGCTTTGCAAGCGTTAGCGCCCTCTTTAAAAAATCTATTTTTTCGTGTATAGCATTTATTTGTGCTGATAATTTTCTTCTTGTGTGTAGTTTGCCTAAAGCAGAACTTAAAGCCTCAGCAACCGGCTGATCAAGCATTAGGCCATCGTCTGTGGAACCTTCTGATTTTTCAACTTCTATGCTAAGACCATCAACTTCAATCTCTATCTCACCATCTGCACCTATAGAAATCTTGGGACCGACGCCTGCATCAGCCGCCGGTTCTGTATACGGGGTACCAGGCTGTTCTACGGGTGTATCAATAACTGAGCCTAAGGCTGCAGCTAAATCTGATGTACCTAAATCATCGGCCAGGGGTGCTGTATCGGCCGACATAGCATCCGGCTCTTCAGGTAATTCAATATCATCAACTACATCCTCAGGCGGTTCATCATCTATAAGATCATCGCCCTCTATAAGGAGTTGATTTTCTATTAACCTTCGTATACGAGGTGTGACTGCATCGATAATTCTATTTTTAGCAGCCTCTTCAGCCATCGTGCGAAGTTTTTTAGCTTCTAAAATTGCATCGGAATAAAGATCGTGTGCCATATACCCTCTTATTGTTGCTCTCATCTGTAGTGCGCAATTACTAACTATCAAGGTAGATGGCAAATTTACCCATAAAATTAAGTATAACCATCTATCTTATTTAATCTTAGAGCTATATCCCTAAGTGTTAAAACCTCATCATCTTCGATATCTTCCTCATTATCACCATGAAGATCAAAATCGATTTTATATTCCGGTGGACTGGATGCGTAACCTTTTTTTGTTCCTGTCCTCTTATAGCTTCCTATACCAGCCGGTAAAAATGGTCCAGACCCTTTAACCATAGATGATTTTTTATATAGGCCAGGTATCGGGACTAATGAATTATTAAATATTTCAATCTCAAGTAAAATTTTGTCTGTCCTAAAAAAACAATCACTAAGTTTTGTATTACCAGCAACAAAATATCTTTTATCAACTTTTGCTTTATCACCCCAGCCGGAAGCCGCATAGGGGGATGTCTTATTTATTATTTTTTTTTGATGTATTTGAGTTTCTAAATCTTCTTCCTCAAAAAATTCATCATCATCGAAATCATTATAAGGAAAATTTGAATTAGACAATCTATGAGAGAACCGGCCGGCGTCAGTGCCGTAACCGGTTCCTCTCTTATCATCTAGGCGGGCCTCCAGGAAAGATTGTCCAATCATTAACTATAAACCAGTTAACCGTTTGTGGACGATCCAAATGAATACGTACCCAACGTTTGTTGGGCAATTACCACCGACGTATTACTGGGGTTCGATAATGCGCCATCGCCCTCACCTGGTGTATTTGATGTCTTCTTGCCAAAACCTTCAGGAGCGTCTGGCTTATCAGCCGCATTGCAGGATGGTCCAGGAGATGTTGGATTAGGAACATACGGGTTTGGAGGATCAGTTCCTTCACCATGAGGTCCAGCAGCTACATCAGGTGCTTCATTATAATCTAATTTAAATACACCAAATGTGTGGCCTTCATCATTTACTTCGCCATGTTGTTTTTCGATATACTTTTTCGTAAGGCTTTCATTGGAAATTTCACCAGAATGTATGGGTGATCCCGGAAACATTCCTTGCAGAGCCTGGTAATCGGCTACACCTTTATCTCTTGCCGTGCCCCACGGGCTCGGTAAATTTTCAACCATTTTTTGTATATGTGTTGGCATTTTTTCTCCTAATTGTCAGTTTTGTAATTATTTTGCTAATCTTCTAACTAAAATTTTCTTTGCAGTTGATATTCTACCCAACTGCTTACGTAACCGACTCTCTTGAATCTTTAAAGCTTTAAGGTGATCCAGATCTTTCTCCAAAGTATTAGCATACTCATCAGCATCGACCTCTTCAGCATCAACCTTCTCAGGATCTTCTATTCCTTGGACAATAGGATCGTTCTCACGCAAAACGCGGGTTCTTTCTTCCATCACGATTCTTCGTAAAAGATTAGGCGTAAGCTTTCTTACTCTTCTTCTTCTATTTCTCATCTCTATTAACTCCAATAAAATAAATCTTTATATTAATATGTATTCATCAGCGCAGTAAGTCTTTACTAGTTTGACTGCTTTTTTTCTGTAAAAGCTAGGGCTGCCCAATTATTTGCTGCATCATTAAACATTCCAACCTCTGAAATATCATTATTTTTTGTTCTAATTTCCGGACCAGGTTGTGATGATGCAGGGGTGGCGTTCCCCAGTTGCTCCTGCAATGTAGTATCCATAGTGTCCCTAAATATTTCCGATAGTATAGGATCATCAGTCAGGGCGTTAACCGTAGTGGTACGACGTTGCTCTACAATTTTTTCTCTGTCATTTGTATATGAGGTATTATCTAATGCAGGATTAGTCTTACGTTTTTGTTTAGGCTTTGATGAAAATAAGCCGGGTTGAGGTGTGGCAATCTTCTTTCTAACTATAGATTCAGATAACTGCACCTTAGACGTTGTAATACCTTCGGATAATATTTCTAAAAGACACTCTTTTACGATACCTTTTAGCATAGATCTACTCAACTTAGCCACTTAACCTACCCCTGCAACGCCGTTAGAACCAGACATAGTAAAAAATTGTGATGGACCTACATTTGTTAATCCTGCAATTAGACTATATCCTGAGGTTGAAGTGTCTGATCTTAAGTGAATTTCAGTGCACTTTACCTCTAGCCTTGGAGTGCATGTCCCTGTAGGTACAAGAACAAAGTTTCTTTCAAGCTCATCGGAGATGCCTATCACCGTAAATCCAACCCTTAATTCTTTAGCGGCGTCGGCATGGCAAAATACTTGCACCCACCTAGTCACATAAGGAAATGAAACTTTTACCCCTGCAGTCGTAACCCCATTTCGGGCCGAGCTTGATAAAAACGGAACACCAGAACATTGATACTCTGCAGCATGATTATGATTCGGTTTTGGATGATGTAAAGACATTATCACTCACTCCAGGAATTTATATCGTTGAATATTCTATATAACTTATCTGACTTGGTAAAGTGCTTTTTTAATTCATTCTCATCAATAACGTGACCTTCACTCATCATAAAAGCTCCTGGTGTCGACGGTTCGGAGACAAAATCCCAACAAATTAATTGAAAATCGTCTTGCACTATCTGAAAGTCTCCTTCTCTCTTTGTTGATCCAACACCTCGGGATGATATCCCCAATGTAACACCGGATTCTACAAGACTCTGTAAGATTTTTCCACTTGGGGTATCTAACAACTCAACAGACCCATAACAGACATCTCCATCCATGTGCGCTTCGCGGACAATGTGTGATGCGTTCCTGAGGTTTACAACTGATGAGTCTGGATGATCACATTCACCTAAAGCCCTATTTTCTTTTATGAATTTTTGATAGTTCCTAATCTCTCTCTCTAATATTGCTTTTGGATATATCCTGCCATTTTGATTTAGCGCATCGGATTTTTGCAGGATCCCATTTAATATTATCTTTCCGTTGTTTAACTCTTTTGACTCAGTAACCATATTTGGTGTATATTCAAATTGTGTCCACTCAGTTAATAATCTAAGAACATTTTTATCACTCATCATCAGGCTCCGACAATTCTTTTCTCAAGTTTATCATTGTTAAATATTTTGCCATTGTACTATCATCTAATTTAGAAGGAGAAAATTCATCAATATTTTCCAAAATAGTAGGGATTCTGCCCTTAATAATCTTGTTCCTACATGCCGCCGTATAATTGTTCAACGTGCGAAGAAGTAACTTTTTTTCCTCTTTTACCTCATATAAAAGATTATTAGTAGCTACATCATCCCCAAAAGATAAAACATATTTTTGTATTGCGCTCTTTTGCTCACCGGTAAGAACTGGCGAAAAGGAATCAGAAAATTTCCGTGACATTATCTTAACAGTCAAAGAATTTACGTCAGGCGTCTTTTCAGAGTCTAACGTATTATAATCATCGCCATCCCTTAGGAGATGTTCATGTATTGACTTTTCAAAATTTGCAACTCTTTGAAAATTTGTTACCCTATCACAACGCCAGTCATTTAATAGAGTTTGGATTGTTGCATACGTTCTATACTCAGGTACCTGCTTAGTATAAAACAATTTTGAATCAAACATTGTATTTATCTCCTTTATCAAAAGAGACTTTTCTCTATCCAAGACTTTTTCATCGTGATCCTTAGCAGCATTTTTTGCTTCGCTTATAATCCTCGTTGCCATAGAAGGCTCATTGACCCTGGTCCTGGCTAACGCATTAAATAATCGAAACTCTTTATACAACTCACTTCCCGGTGCAAATCTTCTCTTGACTATATCAATAATCTTTTCAGCCTCTTTGCCTCTATCATCTATAATATTTTCAGATATAGTCCTGACAAGCTGCTCGTAGATTATTCCTACATTTCTTTTCTTATTATGCTTCAAATTTTTATTGTCATTTCTTTTCGACATGATAATCCTGACTTTTTTCTTCTAAATCATCAATATCAGCTGAATCTTCACTCAGCAGGTGTTTTGTTCCTTTTATAGGTATAAAACTTCTAAGAGATTTTAACGTTCTCTCTATATCATTTGTCATTCTTGCCCTCTGGGAAAGTTTTTCGCTAATAAAATCGTCCATCTCATCATTTTGTGGAAACATTGCCTCCATAAAAGAACCTCGGTCTGGCTTTACTAAATTAATTAGGGGCTCTTGAGAAATAGGGTTATCTTGTTTTCTTCTCATCCCCGTCATCGCAACAAAATCCGGATTAGCCAACATATTACGATTATTTTTCCTTCTATTCTTTATGGGTTTACCGGTGATAGATAGTATTTGCTTCTCTGCGGCAATTGGTGAATCTATATCAGCCATAGACAATGACAGCTTGTCTAGATCATCATCGTCATCGTCGTCATCGTCGTCATCACTTAGGCCTCGAATATCTGGTTCAGCTAACAAAGGTAAATCCTTAGGTTTGTCAGCTGAAAATAGATCTTCGCCACCGGCATCTTCTTCGCCTCCGGCGTCTTCACCACCTTCACCACCCTCATCTTCTGGCGATGGCATGTTTTCAAGCTCTAAATCTTCAGATTTTTCTTCCACTTTCTCTCTATTTATTTGTTCTATATCTGTAAGTGTTAATTCAAGCACATTTTTCATTATCCACTTTCTACTTATCATACCTTCCGGAGCAGATCCGGCAATTTCAAACTTTGATCGTAAAAGTTCAAGCTTTTGTTGTTGTGCGACAGACGAAGGGTTTGACAGGCTTAATTCAAAATCCAGTAAATCCTCATCTTCATATCCATGTGAATAAAGATGAATCATTGCTACTTTATTTAATTCTGAGATTATCGTCTTCTGAATTCGTTGTATTGTCCTGGAGAACCTAATATCTTCTTGGGCCAATGTTGCCTTAGATCCAATATCTTCATCATATCCCAAGTATGCTCTAGGGATCTTTAGCGCGGCAAATAATTTTTTCTGGATATATTCAACGTCCTCTATTGCCGCTGTATTTTGCCCTCCGGCCAAAGTGTCAATTCTAGTGCCTGAATCGCCACCTCGAACTGGCAAAAAATAATCTTCATCCACTGATAATGGGTTATATCGCAAATCAACTTTGCCCGAGGATCTATCAATCACTTGATTTCTCTTAAGGCTAGTCTTTGCTTGCTCTAAATAGTTTGCGACATCCTCCGGAGGAACATTACCAACGTCTATATAGAATACCCTTCTCTCCGGAGCCCTTATGACACGATATACTAACATTGCATCTTCTATTAAGATTAGCTGGCGCCAAATTCTTCTAGCTGACTCTAGAACAGATGAACCATATGGTAAGAATGCATCATTTCCCAGTAATCTAAAATGAGATATCTGCCAATTTTCTAAAGACTGGTTACCCTGTGTTATCCAACGAAATCGTACAGCCATAGGATCATCTGTATCAAATCCTTCTTCTCTCTCAATCTCAGCTATGTTTATTGGGAAAACATTAATGATGCCAAACTCAGGAGATACATCGTTAAATAAGAAAAAATCACCGTACTTACAAAGGTTTCTAACCCACATACTAAGATTAAATTCTACATTTATTACATCATAAAAAAGTTCACCTAATAACTCTTTTATTTTTCTATTTTCACTGTAAATATGTAGTATTTCCCCAGATGCGTCAGGTGATACACACTCTTCAGAGTATATATCTAATGCAGACGCTATTTCAGGTGTTGCTTCCATTTCAGAAAAATCAGCATATCTTGACATCCTATCAAACGCACCATATGCAGATATAGCGCTGCTGTATACGTCACTCGAAGAGTGCTTAAATATCTCAACAGCACTAGACGCACCAGCCGGCTTAAAGTTTTTAACTTTTCTTCTTATAATTGGGCCGGATCTAAATAGACCTGTCAGGCGCCTGAATAAACTTTTTTCTTTGTTTGCCATGATTGAAAACTAACTATCCTTTGAGAAATTTAAACTACAGAAGCCAAGAGAAATCAAAATCACTTGTCATACTACCAGAAACACCCTGATCTTGCTGAGGTGTACCCGTTATTGGTATATTATTTTTATAAATATTTTTTGACATATAATGCATATTGTCAGGCACCAACTTATAATCATCAGAGTTTACGCCAAACCCTTGCAACATTGCCTTGTTTAGATCAATGTTAGTAACGTGAGTAATATTTTCTGCATCATATAACCATATTCCTATTGCTAATGATATTACTAAATCATCATTCTTACCCTTCATTGCCTGGGCTTTTGAATGGTTCCATACGAATGTTTTAAATTCTTCGTATAATCTAGCAGAGTATACTCTTATATTCTTATTCCTTATAACCTGCTCAAGCTTTGTCAGTATTTTACTTCGAGACTGCCCACTGGTCGTAAATCCTATCTTATGAAGATCTAATGGAGTGGTACCATAAAGTGCATTGAATCTATCTTTCTCATTTTTAAAGTATAGGTTTTTATAGCCAAGCTCGCGTAGTTTCATTATTACAGCATAACCGTATGTATTGTTCTCCGGGCATAATAATGCATTATCATACCTACCCCCTACCTCACACAAAAGTATTGCAAACTGATCAGGCGGGATCTTTCCTTTAAACTCACACACAACCTCTGATTTTGTTGTATCTATAACGTGAAAAGCGCTATAATCTGCGGCATCACCTCTTGATACGTCAGCCGCAATTACATAGTCATTTCCAGTTAATGAATATTTCCAAACCCAAACATTCTGGCCCGGGCCCCATTTTTCTATAGGTGACGTCACACAAAAAGAAAGGTGTTCTATATCTTCAGAGGTTAAAAATGTCTCCGCACTACTAGAAAAATCACATAATAGCTCTTGTGCAATTTGTCTCTTCGTAAAATTCCTACACTCTTTTTCGAACCATTCATTATCATGTTCAGGATGCACATCCCAAGGAAGCCTTATTGGATTGAATTCATTTATGTTGTTTTCTGCTTGTAACCATAAATCATAATACTGGCCACCAACACCATTTGGTGTTGATAATACAATTGCACGACCACCGGTTGTAAGCGTTGGATATAATGATGTCCATAAGGTATCAAAATTTCTAACAAATGCAGCCTCATCAACAATCAATAATGATAATGCCTCAGATCGACCAGCGTCATCAGACGTTGGTATAGCCTTTATTTGTGATCCATTGCCAAACTCTATAGTCTGTTTATTGTTTCCGGTTATCTCAGGCATCAACAACCACTTTGGCATACTCCTTATAGCAACTTTTACTTTTTTTATAAAGTTTTGGGCGACGGCTAACTTTGTTGCAATAATAAGAACATTTTTATCTTTATGAAAAATAGTCAACCATATTGCATATGCCGCTGTAAGTGTTGATATACCTAACTGCCTAGATTTCAGTATTATATTAAAACGATGTGTGCTAAAATCATTTAAACATTCATCCTGAAATGGGTATGTTGCAAAAGGAATTAATCCGCGGGTTGGATGCTGTATCTTTAGGTATTTATTACAAAAATAAACAGGATCCTTGCCACATCTGACAATTTCCTTTATCTGTCTCTGTTTGCCAGTTACACTCATTCATCAATTCTTAATTCTGTATTGTGAAAACATGATTTCTTCTATAATAAGCCATCTTTCTAGGAGAATGAATTGACCCAGCAATTACTTCCAGATTGTCGGAATCACTCTCTTCTTTAAGTTTTAATGACTCGCCAGATCTCTCTTTAAACTGCTTTTTTAATAAATCAATTTTAAGTCTTATTTTTTCAACAGCCTCTTCCCTAAGTTTTACGGTCTGTAGTTGAAGGCTTTGACCTTCAGCAAAATGAACAATGGATTGGAATTTCATTGTTAATCTATTATCCAACATTGAATGTGTCACGGAGTTATCGCCCCGAGGCGATGATGATTTTCCAAATGTTGAATCAAGAATATCACCTATTGTATTAATATGTTCACTCTTCATTATAAACTCTCCATTTTCTTTTTTATTTTTAAACGATCCCCGTACATACAACAGTCAGTACATGCCTTATAGACCGTATAGTGATATGCATCATGATCATCACGCATAACATAATTACATATTGGGCATTCAAGTGGAATCTCAGGCTTACTTTCAATTTCAGTCACTAAAAAACATTCACCACTAGTAAATTCAAATAATTTATTTGACATAAACAAGAGAATCCTTACCTTTTTTCGTTATATCTATGACATCATCAACTACGTCTTTTACTGAATCTACATGAGAAATTATTATTATATTCTTAAACCATTGTTTAAGTGATTCAAGTAATCGACTACATACCTCTACATTTACATCGTCTAAAGCACCAAAACCTTCATCTATAATTAGCATATCAGATTTTGGAAGTGTTGTAATATTAATTAATGCAACACGAATAGCAAGAGAAGCCATCATTTTCTCCATCCCACTAGCCACCTCTATTACACGCCTAGAATCACCATAGTTTATATAAATCTCTATATCATTTGAACTTTGTGATGATTCTAGCTCAACAGTAAAACCGGCGGAAGTCTGTAGTATTTTTGAAATCTCCGTATTAATACTTGGCAACAATGAAGAGATTATTTGTAGAGGTATACCTTTTTTCGAAACAGCTCTCAAAAATAAATCAAAAACTTTCCACTGTGAGCTTATTTCATGATATTTTTTTTGATCATTTCTTGCTTTTGAAATCTCAACCTCTAATCTAGCTGCACTCTCAGCCAGGCTTATTCGGGATGCATCTAAATCCATAACTCCACGTTCTGTTACAAAGATCATGTCTTTTGCCCTAGATATCCGATCGGCCTCATCTCCTGTGCATACATTTATCTGAAGTTTTTCTAAATCCAAGATTAGTATATCAATGTTTTCGTTACTTGGCTGCAGCTTATTTTTTAGTGAAGCATTCTGAAGCTTTAGATCTGATAGTGCTTCTAATAAACTAGATTCTTTCTTTAGAATTAAGTTGTATTTTTCAATTTTTTCAGCTAAATTCTTCCTCCCTAAGGAAGATAACGTGCGTTTTGCTAACGAAACTTTTTTAATCAGATCATTTATTAATAACTCCTGATCTGGAATTTTCTGCTTATTTTCATATGAATTTTTAATAAATTTACATGTTGGAAATTTATCGCCACATGGTACATCACTTAATATAGTTAACGACTTCTTCTTTCGCCGAAGATCATCTCTTTCATTCACTAAAGTATTTTTTAGGTTATTAAGATTTTTTTCTAAGTCAAGCTGTGAGGAATATTTTTTTCTTAACTCTTCAATAGGAAAATCACTCTTTAATGATACTAACGAATTAACTTTTTCTTGCATGTCTGTTAACTGAGCTTCATTTTGATTTAATTCATCATTTAATCTCAGGTTGCAATCTTTTGCTTCTTCAATTTCTTTATTCTTTCTACTTATGTCGGATTCCGTTACTAAGTTAGAACTTGAGTCTGAGGCTAGTAATATTCTTAATTCACTTAGATCAGATCTCTTCTTTAGCAACATATTATCAGTTTCTTCTCGCTTAAGATGTACGTCTGTGAGTTTTTCAGATATTGTTGATATCATCAAATCCCAATCCTGGTCAGGTACATCTTTTAATAGTACCTTAAGCTCTAAAGAATCAGCTTTTGCCAGATCAAACATGTCATCAAATACACATAGATCTAAAAACTTCGTAAGTATTGCTTTTCTTTGGGTACCTCTAAACTTTATAAAGTTGCCCATATCACCCTGGCTAGCTAAAGATGTTAATAGAAAATCATCGGGTGTTCCCACCATCTTTCTTAAGGTTTTTTCAGTGTCTCTTCTTTGTTCACCATTCAAATCGCTTAGGATATTTCCTTCTTTATCTATCTCAAATAAATTTAATGATGTTATTGCCCTCTGTACGCCTGATCTAGAGACATATCTATTAGCATTTCTCTCTATAAGAAAAGATTTTCCATTTACACTAATGTTTGCCTTACTTAAACAATGACCTTTTCTAGCGTTTATAATATGTAAATTGGATAGTGATCCTCTATCAGATGTGTTAAAGAGATTAAACATTAATGTTCCAGGAATTGAAGATTTTCCAGCTCTATTTTGACCAAATATCCCAGTAATACCACGTAGATTATCAAAATTTATAAAATTTCCCTTACCATAGGCAAAAGTATTTTCAAACTCGATATTTCTTATTGACCACTTTACATTCCTAACTACATCTGATTTTGACGCCTGTGATAGGTATTTTGATAACATCAAATCTAAAGCTTCAAGTACTTCGTCACTTAAATCTTCGGCAGAGTAAAATTGTCGTAATATTTTTTTCTGTGTAGATATATCCCTTAAATTCTCTTTCTCAAATTCAGTTAAGCCAGCGCATAAGAGACTTGATCCCTCCATCTCTTCATGTTTTAGAACTACTTCATATGCATCGTGATAATCACGTAAAGCAGCATACAACTGTCTTATCTCTGCTTGTGATATCGGCCCCTTTATTTTAACCCTGTATCTGGCACCATTAACAGCATTATCAATCCGTGCAATTGTATTTTTGACAGTGCCATTCCACCTGATGGTAATATGTGGTCTAAGATTTTTTACCGGATGAAAATCTACAGTAAATTCATTAGAATTTTCTATATCCCAAAATAAGAAACCTTTCTCTGGTGATTCACCATAATTCTGTTGAATTGTTGAACCTGGATAAGCTATTGTATTTTCTTCATTGACAAACTGGTATTGGTGAATGTCACCTAAAAAACCAAACTCAAAATCACTAAAAAACTCAGCATCTACCTCACCATCAAGCTCCCAATTGGTATCAGTCTTTGATCCAACAACAGAACCATGATATACGGCAATATTTATTTCATCCTTAATAGGTAAAACGTTATCCCAGTTCTCAGTATCAAAACATGAAAAAACACACCAATTAAATCCAGGAATATCTCGTATAGGATATGTTCCTGAGTCTTTATATAAAATTAGGTTGTCTGAATTTATTGCATTTATTATTGGTGTTATAGCATCCTGTCTATGAGAATTCATGATTAAACCATCATGATTCCCTAAGATTATATGTGTAGGTGCAATTGCCGCTAGTGATCTAAACCACCATGTAAGATTGTCAATTAACTCAGGTGATATCCCCTGTGTCTTGTTGTGAACAATATCACCTCCAATGAATATAGCGTCAGGAGCCAACTCCTCAAGCTCCTCAAACATTTTACCAAATGAATATCGATATTCATCATGTCTTTTTAAACCTCTCCAGTGAATATCACTAATATGTGCGCATTTAAAACCCATATATTAAATCAGTGAACCCGTCTTTATCGAACGTATCTTTGATTGTAGATAGGTTATATCTGACCAGTCACCGGCCTTACTCCTTATCTCATCAAACTCCGATAATGACATGTCACCTACATCTCCCTTAATTATTTTTGCCATTCTAATATCAATTCCAAAACTATATAAATCTCTGGCAATCTTATGAGATTTTTCGTCGGCGTCCGGATCAAGTGCCAATAAAACTGGCGTCATATTTTTTACGATTTCAGTAAATAATGCACTTTTCTGAGAAAGATAAGAACCTAACAAACAGGTCGCATTTAGATTACACTTTAATAAATCAAATGGTCCCTCAACCAAAGTTAGTTCTTCTTTCCAATCAATATTAATTTCGTTTATTATAATATCGGTTTTTGGAACCTTTGAATTTAGATACTTTGGTATCCTACTATCGTCAATTGATCTCGCTGTAATATAATTTAACTCTCCATCAACATCAAAAGAAGGTATTATAACCCTTCGTCTATATTTTCCAGTCTTACATGTCCCCAGTCTATAATGCCACATATTAGAAATGCTAACGCCACGTGTTCGAACATATTGAAATGTTTCTCTAACATCCGGATCTCTACTATTTTGACATAGTGCCAATAACATAAACCCATTAGGTGCATTTACTATATTTTCTTTTTTTTCATTGTCGTAAGTACTTTTTGATCGTCTAATGCCGGCGGAGTCTGCCCATCTCTTAGCATCATTCACTAACCCTTGTTTATATCTCTCAAAAAGATTAACAATATTTTTTCCCTTAAGACCACAAACCCAACAATGATATCGGCCATCATCAATTCGAATAACTAATTTTTTCTTCCGGTTATCTTTTGCACACTTCGGGCATGATACAGCTATATTGATGCCGTCACTGGACAGTGATGTGCCCCCGAACGCCCGCTCTAACAGCCGGCGTCTATCGGATAAAGAATGCATTAATAAAAATTAACGTTATACGTCTAATTGTACAGGCAACCAGCTAACGAGATTACAAATGCATCAGCCATGTCAAAACACTCATCTGCATAGATGACTTGTCCGGCCCGGGGACCTCGGGTAATGGTTCTCATTGGCCACTGATACTTACTAGCCTCTGAATGGTTCTTTACAAACTCAAAGACCTGTTCCTTAGTACTTACACCGACTACTTTTGCACGCTTAATCTGGCAGCCTACTGATTTTCTTGCTTTTGTTACGTTTAGGAATACTGGAGATACTCCCACAATCGACTCACATAAGAATGAAACAACACCATTAAATCTAGCTAATGTTAATAAAGTCTTTGCTGATGAAAACCCAGGACGGAATGCCTGTAGATTCTCTTCAATGAAAACCTTATCTATCTTATATCTTTTATGAAGATCCTCTATATGTGTACGAACTAGTATGGCTTTATTGTATCGACTTTTCTCATTTGATAACTTTACGCTAGATAAAGAAATCAATCTCATACCTGAAGGTGTGTTATCAATTACGGAAAAGCCGGTACAACTAGTTGATATATCTAAACCGAGTATTTTCATTTACTAAAAATCTAACTTCAACCTAACTAAAAATTCTTCTTCATCCCTCTTTATAAAAGGTTGCGCTAAATTTGCTCTCGCAACTACATTCATATTTTGATCATGCAAATTTACCGTGGAAACATACACAAACTTATCTGCATTTTCTGAGGCTGCTGAACTCGGTGGCATCTTTTTCCATTCAGGGTTTGATGATGAATTAATCATTCCTGCGGGAACGGGAATGTTCACTTCTTTAACGAATATTCTTTTTATTCCGTTAAAATATACCTTGGTTTGATGCTTTCCAAAAAACTGAATGTTTGGGGATAGTATCGTCACGATCCCTTCATCATAGAATATGTTTCCAACTTTATTCCATGTTGCATGTTTTGTCTCAGCATCTGCACGGTACAATGAACCAATACCATTGTCACGAAGCTTCATTGATACCTTTCCACCCGACCCCGTAATACTCTCGTCTATTATCAAAAATGAATCAGGTTCAATCTTAGATCCATAATATAGATTTGATATATCATAAAAAACAATTTCATTTGAAGAAAAATCTCTAGTTCTATTTAGAATTGTTAGTGTAGATCCTTGGGCACGTCCAGGATCTTCAGGGTTTGCTCCTTGTAATTCTTCGGTCATAGATCCGGACATTCTTGCGCCGGCGTCAGAAGTACCATCACTTGTAAATGGGCCAGATCTCCCATCAATTGATGGTAATGATGCACTCGTCAGTAGTTGATGTAACCCTATTAAACTAAAATCTAAATTTCCAAATTCATCTATAAAACGATCATGATTGCTACCAGACGTAGGGTGATCAGTGACCGTACCGCTAGCTAATAATGAAAACGCCGGCTTAAATAGTCCATTATCACAAGGTTGTAATAAAAGACTGCCCGCATTCCACTCATGATTTCTAGCAAAAAACTCATTTGCAGGATAGGCCTTAGTAGAGCCCAAGATCTGACTGGCAGTCAAAGAAACTGGTAATGGATATACACCCTTAACAAAATCTCGGGTATAATTTTGAATATTTATTATTTTCCCACCTACACCAAATGACATAGCAGTATTAAATGGATCATCAGTTGTTGTTTTATGAACCTGAAATGGGGTTTGTAGCACATTTCTTTTTGGACTTTGTTTCTGAAAGAATGGAGGGACATAAAACATCAATTTTGAGTTATTCTTGCTTGCTAGGTTTGTTAAGCCACTAGTTGATCCAGACCTAACCTGATTTAATGTTCTATACTGGTTCCAGATTCTTAACTCATGAATTTCTGCATTTAAAGGATGATGGAAAAAAGATCCTTCGGGTTTAAAAGGTAGAACAGATCCTGGAAACTCACTACCAACACCATGGGCAGCATGGGATTTATCATTAAACCACTTTGCTAGCATAGTATTCCCAATATTTTTACCCTCAAAATAATTCCCTATAATTAGAGAATCCGGATCTGATGTTACACCGGCCTTAAATTTTGTTGGCATTATAGAGGATGATAATGGTATTACAAAAGATCCATCAATTTTTCCATCAATTATAATTGAACCAGAACCTGCATTAAATGATTTGTTTCCCCACCTCATCACGACATGATGCCAATGATTTAATTTCAAAGATGGAGTAGATACGAAAACAATATCATCTTTACCAACAGAATGTCTGCTAGCCGTTACGTTCTGTATACCCGTCTTTCCAAACTTCAGATGACTTGGGGGTATATCTGCTGAATGGGATAGTTGGAGAGCTATTCTAAATCTAGAAATCTGCCCTTTTTCATTTGCATTTGTACCCGTATGTAATGTTATCGCATAACAAGAGGACATGTGCATAATTGTTCCCGGCTTATATTTTCCCGAAGACTCGACAGTATATTTCGGATTAACCCAGAACTCAAACGTGAATGCATCTTTAGGCCTGTAAGGGTAAATACTTGTACCAACACTAGCAGAAGCTGGGTACATTAGGCAGTGCCTGGTAGGTGTTTGGCTTGACGTAAAGAAATTAAGGCAGTTGTAATTCGTAACATTCCATCCCAGATCAGGATAGGTTGTCCGATAATAATGGGATAAAGTTTCGCGGACTATGTTTTTTCTGAGCGTATTACTCGTAAACTTAAACGTAGGAGTAAAACGCATAATCTCAACCTGCTTATTTCTGGGTGCTGAGGCCGTATGTGCGTTTACAGCATCCATATACAGCTGTAATGAGGATCCAAAACTTGGAGGTTTACCCCGAATACCCCTTTTGTGTTTATCTACGTTTCTGTTTACGCGATCCGCTAGCTGCTTGCGGTACTCCTCAACACCACTCTCATCAAACTTAGTTTTTGGAAATGATCCAGGTGTTACTACGTCTTTTTCTATTGATGACCCATCAGGAAATACCTTGACATATCCCTGCGTTACGCCTGACGCCGAGGATGAAATAAATATCTGTCTTGGTCTTAGAATTAACTCGTACGATTCGACGTTAGCCGGACCTAATTTGATAATAGCGTTTTCGGACATTTCTTCCCATCTTTAAAAGTCTAGCCTGACCCTAAACGTAATATCACGCTCATCATTTTTTTCTACCGGTCGCGACAACTTAGCGACGGCTAGTAAGGTCAAATCATTATTGTAAAGACCAATTGTTGTCGGAAACGTAAATGATCTCTGGTTACCCTCTTGCCCTGTCTCTATACAGTTGATCCTGCCATTGGCGTCTGCGAAAGTTGGGTTTGCAGAAAAGTTAAAGCTGTCAGCGTCCGCGCGACAAAAAATTAATTGTGAATGTATTCTTGTCTCATTTTGAAATGTGAATGCCGTTGAGGTTGTACTGCCAAATCTATCACGAGCAAAATGATCTACGATATTATCTATAGAAGCAGACACAAAGAAGTCAGGTATAAATTTTGTCCTAGCTGCAGCACTGTTATAATATGTGTTTCCTATTATACTTTGCCCCGTCGTTATTACTCCTTTGGTCACATTGGCGACGGCATCGATTACACCTGAAACAAATTGTGATCCGCTTATTATCTTGGCAGCATCTAAGACGATGGTTCCATGATCATAAAATATCAGTCCCAAATTCTCAGTTGTATTGGCTGCATTAACCAATGACGCAACCTCACCACCAAAAACAACCTCAGTATTTGTCGCAGCGCCTATATCAGTTATTATAACTGGCCCCTGGCCTGAGCCTGTTACTAAGTGCCCTATATTTGATCCATTATTTGCAGAGTAAGGGAAAGGCTGGATAGATGCTGATCTATACATCCTCATTGCGAAGGTTTCTTTCTTGATCTTATCACGGGAAAATAAGCGTTTGAATGATATGAATATTGCCTCGTGCGTTTGATCTGCCGTCGTGGAGGACCCAACCGGAGTTGTAAAGATGGTATCAGATGAGCCTAATAAGGCTTTGGCGTATTGTCGATAATTATCAATCTTTTCACGCATCATTAAACTATTCGAGGGAAATAATCTTTTCCCAGCAGCATCGACATCCGTCTGTGATACAATCACGGCGGATGATCCTGTTGAAACGCCTAGGGTCAAATCAAATATAGAATTTGCTGTTGAAAGTGTATGATCAGTATCATAGACCGTCTGGAATAATGATGATGTTACACCCGGGCCTACACCTCCCGTAACAAAAACTTGGTATTTTCTTCTTGTAGCAGAACCTGATATATCTTCTTGAACGACATCAACTAATTGATTCAATATCGATCTACGTGTCTTTATATCAGTCTGTCCGCTTAAATCCTTATAACTCATAATCTAAAACCCCAAATAAACTAACTGCCTTAATCAGAAACAGTGTTATCTTTCTTAATCCGAATAGAAAACTGAAGTACAAACCCAGACATTTCACCTATTACCGCGCCGGTACCGCGAATTATATTTTTGTTTGTCTCAGATCCAAACTCATTAAACTCAGCTGCCGTTGGTGTTCGAATCAATTGCAGTTGAAAGTTTGATGAATTAGTGCTAGACGTCTTTGTATAGAACGACTGGCCAGTAGCTGGATCACGACCGTCTGGTGTTTGACCTGTAATTGTCACAAATTTTCCAGGAAGTACAACTGTATATAAAGCATCTTGAAGACCGGTAGGGATTGTTCGATTTTCTTCGACCATCTTCTGAATAAAATTTAATTGCTTTGTTACATCAGTACCTGCTGTAAATGTTAACGTTGAACCTACAACATCACCTCCGGAAAATGTTAGTATCGGAAGCCGAGTAATTGTTGCGGTTGCTATGCTGGTTGTCACAAGCTTATATTTTAAGCCAAGAAAACCATTGGTGGTAGCTTCAAAAACAGGTGTATTTTTGATTATTTTCTCTTTTCCGACCTGTCTTCCGAATTTTTTTATTAATGTATAGTCAACTTCATCATCTGCCAGGGCAAATTTTGTGGGTGTCAAAGTACCCTGTGTAGCCAAAAGTCTTCGGCCCTCGTCAGTTAAAACAGCATCGACTATAACATTATTTGTAGAATGATCTAAAAAACCCATACAAATTTCCTTAACGTATTAAAATAAACTAAATGCATATTAAACATAAAAATGCATCACAAACAGTAAAATATCATGGACTAAATATTTAGGTAATCAAATTTGTACCTAAAGAATCACCAGAATTAATTAATTAATTTAAGAATAAACTAAGCTCTTGTGCTATTACCTCCCGGACTGTCGTTCAGTTCAGTATCAAACGCGCGTCTAGCACTTAATATACGCCCTGAAACGCCTCCAAGGTTATTATCCTCATCAACACCTATTTTCATAGTAATGTTTTTTACTTTCTGTCTGTCAGTATTAATTATCTGGAATTTATAATTCCCAATATTTGTTGTTGCTGCTAGCTCAGATGTAGTACCCGGTGCAAATGCAATTAATTGTCGATCTCTTAATTGTCGACCGTCACCACTGTCTAGAAAAACATATTCAGGGTCAAAATATATTCTCATTGTATCGAATCCCGATATTTTCATAACATCTTCAGTTATCCTTGGTGAAGAAGCAACGCCGGCGTCCGTTGGATTAATATACAGATTAGGATACTGTTTGGGGCAAGGAATATTTGATATCGTCTTTCTAGAAAGCTTATTATTATCCCTGTCAAAACTAATCTCCGTCTGTGGACTATAATTGCTAGTAAACCCATGTGCATCTATTGAACAGACTGCATATATGTATTTATCATTACGAGTATAATCCTCATCCTTGAATAAAACCGTATGACGATCATGATATGAGATAAGATCATCCCTAACATATTCCATGGAGGGCGTCTTTATTATTGATTTATCAAAGTTTACTTCCCTAATTAACTCAAATGGTTCAAAGATAGTCTTTCTTCTGAATATTTGGTACTTTACAATATCTTCCTGGTTATTACGAGGTATTTGCCAGAACATTATCAATCCCCGTTCATTTGTATAGTCAAAACGAAATCTCATTACTGTTGGGGGAGGTGGCGGGGTAAACTCTTCACATGCTACAATCGCATCTTCTGATTCTCTAGACATAACGAGAAAACTCTTTAATGTGGTTTTTCCACTGGCTGCATCATTTATGTCAACATCTAAAATTCTAACACAATATAAATACCTAGATTGATATGAGTATTTATCACCGTACCTAACCTTCGTATCATTAAAAATTATCTCAGGTCGATTGGCAGCCTCATGAACATCATAATCATTCATAAATAATAAAGATTCTACAGGTACTTTCTTACCTCCGCTCTCTATTCTAAACTTCTCTACTACATGACCTACCAAGACAATTTGTGATAAATCATTTAGGTTAAAGTCTTCCGTTATATTTATGAGTGCACCACCACTGTTTTCATTATACGGTGGTTCATAGATTATTGCACTAGTCATCATCTGATCTGCTAGTGAACCAAACCTTGCAGCACTTAGAGGTGATAACGACGCTGCATCATTCTGTGCTTCTTTACAAGCTAAAAAATAATTATGATCATATGTAATTGGACTCAATGCACCAACACACTTAACAGATATGTTCATAATATCAAGCTGGTGTTTTTTATCTATATTCATACGCACTGGCCTATTATTCATATCACGAATAACTCTATTATCAACTACGCCTACAACCTTTGAATTTGAAGGGTTGTCAGAGATTTCTCTTGACATTCTTTGGGAGCTTGACTCCCTCTCTAGCTCTATTCCTCCAGAGTTAAAATCAGATAATATAGATTTTATTGTATATGAATCAATGTCCGTACCGGTATTATTAGATATAAAATCAGCCATATCAGACGATGATGAATATGAAGTCTCGTCATACTCACCGTCTAGCATATCCATATGCAAATCCTTAATTAAATCTTGTAATCTTAAGATTAATCGCCTATTATCTTTTGAGACAGAATTTGCTGACATTATTGGTGACAATATCTCACCTTCTGTTTTAATCTGGGGTTGGGATGCGGCGCCATATTTGTTCTTATTTAAAAGACCTTGAAATCTCACCGGATTTGAACGACCAGAATTAAGGGCGGTCTCTGGTAGTCGTATATCAAAATCTCGTAATATCTCCTTTGTTGTCATCATAGCACCGGTTTCGAAATTCATGAATATATTATTTCCTTGATTTCTTACTACTGCTTGATGTGGGCCGCGGCAGAACTTAAATCTAATACGAACAAACCTAGGTGGTAATGCCCCATCTGCGAATCGGTTCTCGTTATTTAATCCCCCATTGTCTACAATGAATGTACCAGGGCTAGCCATAGACTCTAATGATTTTTTCTCATCGGTAACGTAGTAGTTATACACGAATGTTATCTGTGGTGGTATTATAGGGTCTTCTACGTCGAATATTATCGTCTCATTTGACATATAAAATACTCCAATATATTCTCATGTTTTAATAATCATTACTGATCTCGAATTAATTTTACGCAATATCTAAGATCATTGCCATTAAACGTGTCACCAAAATTGATTGCTTCTGAATAATTCTGTTTCATCATTTCTTTCTCTAAAAGTGTTACCTTTATCATTGCTGGACCAGGGACTACAACATGAAATATTCTATCATACCTACAAGGTGCTAATGATACCTCTTCTCTTCCTAGCGTGTTTAGAAATATACTCCTAGATAATGCCATCATTATTTGAGCATGAACTTGTTTAATTTCCTGTATAAACGTTCGACCAACCACTTCACCGGTTTCAGCATTTACAATGTTTGCCGCTCTAAATTTGAGAGCAGCGGCTAGACCAGATATTTCATTTTCATTATTTGCCGGAGTCTTTATCTTTAATACCCCAGGATTGTTTTCAATTGGCTCTAATAAGTTATCGATAAAAAATATTAATTTTTCAGCGTCAGGAATTCCGGACGTTAGTTTTGTACGTGATAATAATCCCCTTAAAATACCCATCGCAAACCCATCAAAAACTGGGCCCATATAATCACGAGTTTCTTCGCCTTTTACTGTATGATCTATACATTCATACTCATATGAATCAAAATCTAGTCCTGCTATTAATGATATTAACCGGCCGATTGCGTAGCTTTTTAAAATAGGTACCATCGTTGTAAGGATATATTCAGAGTGCCCAGGTAGCAATTGTATACCTTCACTAGAAGGGAGTCCGGGGGCTGGGTTATCTTGGTCAGCCTGGCCTGCACCTCCAGCAATATGATTCACCCACTTCAAATCATCACCGAATGCATACTCCGGTTGCCCATTTCTATTTATTTCACAAAACTTTATTCTGTGTGCCCAATCACGTAAGCTACGGCCGCCATGACCATTATTACCAATATTTTCATCAGTCAAAACCTGATCATCTTCATTCTGCCAAAAGCCTGGAATTATACTTTCCGGATCTCCCTCGCTAGGCCTAACATCATAAAAGCTTAATGGCGTCACGAAAATATTGGTATTAAACTTATAGACAAACCTATTATCAATTGATGCAGACTCAAGACTGATCTCTTCATGATCACTACCATAATGTAAATGTTTTTGTATTTTTCTAATCTCAAGAATTTGTGACAGATCAGAGTTATAAGCATGAATTGTCTGCCAACGGTACCGGCTGTCATGGTAGCGCGCATTTTGGCCAGTAGAGGCGCTATCAGCAATTAGTCGCGATGGAAGATTGTCTTTCATAAACTCTGATCCAAGCTCTAAATAAAACTGTATATCGCTAGTACCAGATCCAGATCTATCACCTAACTGATTTTCTTCCATGGCACGTAGTGTACCCTTCTCGATCCCTATCGTAATAATTGTACTATCACCACCGCGTGGGAATAATTCATCGACTACAGATAATAAAAATAATTTTTCACTTTGTCCAATTACTGAATGTGTTTCAAGCCCGGATGAGGAATTTAAAGGAGAATCCCTGAGCAATTTCATCCTCGCAACACGAGCCTGTGAGTATGATAAATTCTTAAGTGCAATACGCCCAAGTGGTTTCTGTAATAATCTTCTCATTGCCAACGTAAATATTTCAGAGTGTTCACCAGTTGGATCACCACCGTGTGCAACGATATGAATATCTCTTTGTAATGATATTGCCGCCTCGGCCGACTCTATATATATTTCTATCACTGCTTTGAGCAATGCGGGGATGAAAATGGTCATCTGAGATTGCATCTGTAACTTAAGTGCTGTATCTGTAAACTCACCCGCCTTTACACCAAAAATGCCTATAGGCGTATCCTTATTCACACCTTGTACGGCAATATCATTCATACCATCCGGACCGAAAAGATCAACGCCTATATTTTCACTACGAAGACTAGATCTTATTGCGCGAATTAAATCCATCGACTTACGGCATGCGTCCGGATCAAAGTGCGCATTATCCACCATATTCTGTGAGACGCCATCATTTCCATCAAGAAAATTACGAAAAACTGTATCGGCCCCACCTGTCCAGTCGCTAACTGAGCTGGCGGCTGTTAAATTTCTCTGATCCAATATTGGCTGTGATGACATCCTAACATGTACACATGTGTCAATCAGACCGGCAATCACCGTCAATATGCATAAATGCATTTCCATATCACGCATATCACCAGCAAATGTCTTTCCGTCCATAGAAAAATATTGTGTGCCACCAGCAAGATCAAATGCCTTTCGTTGAAATTTTCTAACTAGACTAAATATTTTTTCAAATACTGTATTGTTTTCCTGTAGTGCTGACGTACTATACATAGAAATTAATTTCTTTATTACTGTTACCTTATCAAATTCTTTTTTAATAGGGTTAACATGATCACCTTCATCATCAGTATACATACCTTCTTGATAGAGTGGCATAGGCATTAGGCCGGCCAATACTAAAAATGATGACCACGCAACGTTACCGGATGCCTCAACACTAAAATCAGAACCAATATCACCAGGTTGTCGTGATAGAAAATATGCTGCGGCTTGAGCTTGCGTAGTGTATGGTGATGTAGGGCCGCCCTCAACAGCATTGGTAAGTCGATTACTCACTTCCTGTTCAACAATACTACTATTACCACCCATACCTAGGTCCGGATTGGCCCGGGCCGCGGCGGTTCTGGCATTGTCAACTGTCGCGCCACCCTCTAGTGAGAATCTATCAGCACCTTGTTGAACCTGGCCCACTAAACTAACTTTTTCCATAAAAGAATTAGACTTGTTTCTAAGATCCTGGCGAACGGCAGCAAGACTCGTGCCCTGTGCTACGATTAACTCATGACCGATCGGTGAGGGGACATAATCGGTAACATCTTCGCTTCCCGGTGATGGGGATGAATACCCTGAATAGTCTCTGCGGAATACTGAATCACCTTGTGCCACCCCTCCGGTGCCACCAATATATCTTCTCCTACTTCTTCCGGACTGCCTGGATAAAGACCTAGCTTGATCTCTTGTATTCTCGTCACCCTCAGCATTAACATATGTGAGTGAACCCTCACCCTGGACGGCACCAACATTGGCATTTCCGTATAGGTGACCACGGTTACCAGCAGCCAAGGTCTCATCCACTGATTCTAATGCCGTGGCGCCATATCCTTCAAATTCTACTGAAAAGCCCCCTAATAAAAGCGCTGCTAGCAACATATAGTCTAATGAAAACTGAGGAATATTACCCCCGGTAACTATCAATCCGGTGAAAATGGTACCATATCTTGAACTTGAATGTGTATCTCCGGACAAGGCGCCCGGCGGTAAGACACATGTATTTGCCAGACATAATAACGCTATCTCAAACATTATAGCAGTATTGCTGTTATTAGATGCTGTTGCCCGATTCACATCCCTAAGTTTCTTAACTCTAGTACTACTGTCTCGTAATGTGGCGAGTGTACTGGAGTTTTTGCCAATGCCTATACCACCCTCTCTCGCCATTGATCCCGCACAAAACTCGACAATCTCTAACACATCATCTAGCAATTCAACTGTGTCAATATTAGGAAGACCGGTCTTTTCTGCGAAATTAAATAATTGTTCAATATACTCGAAGGCCTGAGCATTTGTTTCTTTCATGTCTTCAAGCTCATTAAAGAAAATCTCGTGAATTTTTTTAGTTGAAGATGTATCATGACCACGATCATCTATCATGTCAAACAATCGCATTGGTGCCTCTATAAAGGCGGTTGTTGCAGTATAATCAGACCTGGCATCGGCGGAATCAAAGGTCGACCTGTTTATTGTTCCTGGCGTCTCAAACATGTGTACAATTGGTGGATTACCTTGCCCTTGACGGCCATGGTCACTGCTGCCGCCACCCATAACGGCGAACAACTGATCAAGAATGGTCTGTCTTCCAACCTGTAAATTAGTATCGCCGCGGCGGGAACTACCCGGGGTATGTGCACGATGGGCATTATATTTTTTCCTCATCTCTTTTCGTATCCACTTATTTTTGTGGTACTCAAATTGATTCATCAATCCCTTACCAAATACTTGCTTAAGAGGTTGGTTGGTCATGACACCATGCTTCATACCCACCGACGTCTGTGACAACCTTGCTGTTGCCGATGATAAATTAAGCGTTTGTGCAAATGCCGATAATAATATTTCACACCTTGCTAGAGGATGTCGAGGTTGATACTTGCGATACCTATAGCTATTCACGAAATCTCGTAATGGGCGCGCACGGAGTGAATCGCCAACAAATCCCGAACATACCGGCATCACATACCCTATATCTCCATTACTTCCTTCACCGGTAAAATTATGAACGATACGTCGAAAGTGCACGCCGACGCCGAGTGTATCATTTTTGCCACCACGAGTCGCGCCGTGGAGCTGACCAGGTAACCCGAGCCTTGCCCGGCCGGACATTATATCAGATGTAGAACCTGCCAATGATGGATAGTGTGAATATAATGTTGAGGCACACGCTATCATAATTTCGACAATTATCTT